GGGGGATTGTCGGGGTTAATAGTAAATGCGATATGCTCTAGTACTCCTAAACCTCTTCCAAGGATTCCGTTGCCATCTAACAAACTGATTGTAGAGGCTTTTTGTAGGTCAATATCAATTTCCTGCCACTCGTCACTTGCTGTGACAAGTGTTGACCCCTTTGGTGTAACATTTCCCGCATCGTCTGTAAGTATCTCATCTACATTTACCCATTCAATCGGACCAACAATTCCGCCGTTCTCCCCCGTCTCCAAGCCTGTTTGTGTTATCTCTCTGATCCCAAATCCCATATATACTGATCCGGTGTTAAGTTTAATCCTGAACCGTAGACGTTTAACCAAATCAATCACAGGATTGGGTTTAAGGGCAGTTTCTCTTGTTGATATACGCACCCATCTGGTTTCTTTGCTATCCTCAAACTCCCATTGGAGTCTGTATGCTTTTTCACTTTGGAATCCGCCTGGATTACTACTCACTTCAGCAGTATCAACTACATAGGATATATCAAGGCCGGGAGCACTACTCGTCCCGTATCCATAATATTCACGATAGTTTACTGGAGATGGAGACAATGCCTCAAACTTGAAAATAACATGCCTACCAGGATAATACGCATCACTGGCAATAAACGCTTCCATTAGGCTATGAACCTTAATCTGTATCTGATCACCATCACCAACAGCTGCGGGAGTTATAATCATGGATGCCAGATTCGATATCGTGGCTAGTGCATCATCACTAGCTTCAATAGAATCGGCATACTCTGATGGGTCTAAAACCGAAACTCTAACGCTGAAACTTCCAATTGAACCGTACCCAGTTAGGTTTAGGGTAGAGGTTGATATAGTATGCTCTGACGGGACATCAATAGAAAATCGCAGATAAGAATTTGATGACAGTCCACCAAAATGACCCACTTTGAGTGTATCTGGATTGCCAAGCCACCAAGAACCAGATATTTGTAGCATTCCTGTTATAGATTCAGATGGTGTCGTCAGAATAGTCTCTGTACACGTGCCAGAAAATCCAGGGTCAGAAAAGTTGGTGAGACGTACTAAGTCTACTCCAAATGTTGAAATCAGCAATCCAGGGGTGTCATGGTCGTATGCTGATGCTCTTATAGCATATAATATCGGCATACAGATAGAATCAAAAGTATGAGCCCCTGTCAGGCTAATACGCATACGAATTAAGCTGTTTGGTGATGCTGTACCATAAAACAGTCCAGGGTTGATATCCGTAGATGATGCAAGGTTATCTATGGTTTGCGATGAATCAACATAAGAAGGACTTATATTGATAAATAAAGGGTTACCTAATGAGGTTGCCACCCAACTCGTTGCCTCGCTAAAATATCTTATCTCGTTGAACTGGTCAATTATATAGAATAGGTCATCATCACGGTTGTATATAACCCGATTCATGTCAGTACCTAATATACTGCTAACTTGTGTCGTATATAGCACACGACCGGTTGCAGGGTCAACAGAATGTACATCCCCTACGCCTCCTGAGACATCGCCGCCAATGTACATTTTTTTACGTGTAGAGTCCAGGTTTATCAGTCTGTTGCTCAGACTGGAAGCTAAATCACTGGTCATGTCACGTATTGTATGGAATGTGTCAGTAGACCAGTTGTAAGCCTTTAAGGTTGTGGCGGCTGATGAGGTATAACATAATAATGTGCTACTTGCAAATGTGTAGTTATTAGCAACATTATCTCCGTTTTCTATATTGGTGTTAGCCGATGTACTTTGCTTCAGATTCAAGATTGTATCTGACGAGTAAGACGGTGCCTGGAACCCTACTACTAGACCATCATCGTAAGTATCAAAATCTATAATTTCTTTGATCCTACCATCACTATCGATGGTCGCATAGAATGTTGTGCCGTCTCCAAATGTCTTGGTGGAATCATTATTCCCCTGTGGTACAATGAAGTTATGATTATTGTATCTCTCTAATAGATACCTCTTAGGAAATACTAACTCCCGTATTCTGCCCTCGTGATTCAATTCAGGAAGTTGCTCAAAATTTAATTCTCCAAACTGCACTTGTTTGGCATGAATATTGTCGAATCTAAATTCGTCTAATACATTCTGGACTTCTTCTATACCCAATATTCTCATTTCAATAGTGGAGCTAGTATTGATTGCTTCCGAAAAAATTATTCTTCCAGTAACTTCATCTACCTCAAAGAAAACTCTAGGGAACCTTCCATCTACTTTTACTATATAAGTGCCACCTAGTATGTTTTCCCGAGTAAACCATATGCGACCATCAACTGTGAACCAGTCCGTAATGATTAGTTCAGCATTCAGGTCAATACGATCAGGATCGAGCGGTCTTAAGCCTTTATGCTTATGGTCTAATATGAAAGAGAATGTATATTCTGCTAAGGGGTCTGCCATATCTGCAATGTCACGACGACACGTTATATCTGGAATCCCAAATGCTCCAGAAGACAAAGTGATTTCGCCTATGCAGACTGAATTCGGCGGGGTTATATCCGAACTTTGCACTACTATATCAGCATCGTTGATTGTTTTGTCTACAATATAATGGAATACCGTACCATCAATAAGGGGTATATTCGCATCCATATAGGTGAACGTATCTTTGTCCACATGAGCGATAACCTCCCAACTATGCAGGTTGTCAATTGTTCGGTATATGGTATATGAATCAAACTCTTCTAGAAGTGCATCCCAAGTAATCTCGATATCATCACCGATTATAGTGACAGTGACGCCTGTTGGCTCCGTCAGGGCACCTTCTGCTCTGGGCACCGCAGTAGTGAAGTTAAGGTTGACTGCACCTTCCCCTAGATTGTCCGACTCTCTACCATAAATGTCGGTTGCCGTTATGAAATATGAATATGGCTGGTCGTTCTCAAGTCCATAGTCGGTAAATCTGGTAACTGATTCCTGTATAGTATCTAGTAAGGTCCAGTCCTCAGAATTGAATGTAACATCACCTTCCTTGCGATATAGATTGTAGTAATTCGTATAAGCTGTGTCGCTACGATCCCATGTAAGTAGAATCTGCTTGTCGCCCGCCTTGGACTCAATGTTATTCGGTGGGTCAGGCAATGGCAAATTACCCGATCCTAATGAAAGTTCAACACTAACAGACGGGTTACCCTCAACATCATCAGAGTTGATAGGTGTCAGGTATACCGTGTACTTTTTGTCTGTCTCAGCATCTTCATAGACGTATCGTTCTGACCGCCCTATATTTTCGTTAATCACTTCCACAGGAGCGTCATATGCATCTTCAGTGATCTCTTCCTCCACTATTCTTACATTGACATCATCGGTATCAGCCTGGTTGGTCCACGTCACAACCAAGTTGCTTGTGTCCAGATCAAAGTCTGTTTGCACATTTCCTAAAGAGAGAGGCAATGAGAATTGGGCGGTGACGAATCTAACGTATGTTCCAGCACTCTCAAAGCCGTTAACATCCAATGCAGTAATTCTGAAAGTTATTAGAGTGTTCTCTGGTATTGAAAAGTACTCAGAGCCATTGAAAGTATATAGCGAAATTTGCTCTTCGGTAAGACCTGGAGGGATATCAATAGACTGTGCTTCTTCCAGATCGCCTATACGTGGATATATTTTGTATCGGTAGCTTATGGCGGGATCATACGGTGTGTCACCGCTAGTCCACGACATATCAACTTTTACACCGAATTCTCCTACATCAAAAGTATATGCCACACCCTCGGGGTCTCGTGGAGCAGGTGAAGGTTGTGGTATTATGTTGCGTACCACACCCGTCGATTCTCTGCCCTGACTATCGACTGCTTGCAAAGTAACCTGATAAGTTTTACCGACCGTTAGATCGTCAATGCGGTTGTAATACAGAACTTTATTTACAATAAATGATAGGGAGGTTGAAGCAACAGGGGAGTAATCAGTATCTAATTCAATATAGGTTATTAACCAATGATCTATGATCGAAAAATCACCCGCAGGGTGACGCTTCCATAATACGTTGATAGCTGCCTCAGATTGGTACATTTCAACCTCTATTGGGTTGGGTGGTAAACTATCAGACAGCGGAACCGATATCATACCACCAGTATAACCTGAAGATTTGTTCCCACTCTGGTCTATGGCATAAACCCTGTAATTATATATTGCATTCTCATCAATCTCATCTTCGTAATAAGTTGAACTTATGGTATCCACAATTTCGTAATCGCCGCCATCCTTATTTCTCTGAATTTGGTAATGGCTGAAGTCAATATCACTAATCCCAGTCCACTGGAGAGGTATTGTAAATTTATACCTAGTACTCGATGGTATAGGCGATGCTATTGTAAGACCAGTTGGATTAGATGGAGGCCCAGAATCTATATATGTCACGGATGCAATGTCAGATTTTGGTCCTTCTGATCCAATGATACCAACTCTGCGTTGAGAATATAAATAGAAAATTCCATTATCAGATAGAGTGAATGCCTGGTCATCAAACGTGTTAACGTAATAACCATCAATCAGTCCACCACCGGCAGTTACAACTACATTAGGAAACGTCTGAGGTACGATTTCCCACCCGTCGATGATGCCATCGCCTATGATCTCCGACACCCGATACATTTGGTTATCGATGGTAGAAAATCTGCGACGGTCTGCCAATGATGAATAGGCATCTCCATCAAGTTAAAGGAATGCCTCTAACAAATAATGTTCAGTTTGTATAGGCATTCCTTAATCCTCCCTTCGTTCGCAATGTGGGCAAGCACGCCCTTGTTGAATGTTATTAGGTCTTGTACAAAAATACTTCAAAATTAAATCCTACGATGGCGGCGTTAGGTTGAGTTGCACGGTTTCGCCATTTTCCAATTCAAACTGTACAATGAAGTTGAATATTTGCGGCACGTTAAGATCGCAATACTCATCTACAACTGGGTGAGCCAAATTGTCGGATGGAACTATGGTCTCAGTCTCACCAGGCGGTGTCCAGTACAGAATCAAACCTTGATCAAACGACGAATCAAAGTAGTGTATTTCGATAGTATGCCATCCCATATTTAGTTGTATTGGGTCACCATAAAGCTTAGTCATCGGTTGTAAGTGATCGTTGTCAATCAAAATTTCATTGTCGATAAACAACTTCGATCCGTCGTCAGACTCAATTGCAAACGTGTACTCTCCCGTAACAGGACAATAGATAGAACCTTGGAATCTGGCGGCAAAATTATCCCAACAATCGTTCATAGTACCTAACGATGGGTCACCGCTACGCCAGCCGCCGTTGTGTGCTGGAAAATTAATAACAGGCTCCGTCCCAATATGTGATGGGGTGAAGCTGGAGAATATGGGCATCTCTTCTAGTGGACCCGGTAAGCCGCAGAAGTAACGAGCAGTCAGTCCTGCTATATAATCAACGTTGCAAGCAGCACAGATGAAAGAGGTATTATCCAATATCGACTCATAATATGCACCCACGTCGGTTGATATGGCCTCAACTGTAATATACCACTTCTGATTTTGGCTAATGCCCATAGGCACGAATTCTATAGACCTGGTAGAGCCGGATGTAATAAGTAACCCATCAGATGGGAAAACATCGTCCGCTCCCCCACTATATGACCACCCCGACTGGTCATTTCCAGAAAAGAACGTATGTCCCAACTGAGTTCTAAATAGATCATTATAGAATCGAACTCTGAAATCATAGTTTTTATCTGTAGGACCAATATTCTCATAGTCGAATTCAATCGTACAGATAAACGATGAGGCATCATACGGGTCACCAGGGTTGTTAGTCGGCTGTAGCTGCGGTAATCCAGGTGATAGCAATTTAGCACCGATTCGCAAGTCGCTTCCAAACTGCCCCTGAGTTGTTGTAAATAGTCTATTATCCTCAATAATCTGGTAGTCACCAAAGTCTACGCTGTCTTTGGTATTTACACCGAATACAATATCAGATGATACTGGTATATACGTATTTGCAGTCAAAACCCCTTTAATTGGTCTGCTAGGCAAGACAAAATTAGTTGTAAAGAAGTGACTAGCTTGTGAAGTAATGCTTCTTATCGTTACAGAGGTTAGAGTGGGTGACAAATCCCTGACCTGGCTCGTAAGTATTGTTCTAAACTGTAAATATTGATCAGTAATATGTTCAAGAGAAGCTGTCCCGTCTGACCCTAAAACAACGTTAGCACTCCAATCTGCATCTTCCACATTATCTTCAGTAACTCCAGTCCTTATTTGCACATTTATACTTGTTCCAGTAGGTTCATCCGAATCCCACTCAATTGATTTCCACGAGACAAAATCGTTAAAGCCATTCAATATCTCTGAGGTATAAATCCCCACCTCCTGGTCGATCTGATCTGCCGAGTAGAAAACTCGATTGTTTGGTGATTCGTAAGCGTAGTCAATGTTGCCCGTGCTATCCACATCTACGATGCGACCTTCATTCACGAAATCCGCCAAATCCTCAATCTTGATCGAGTACGCAGAGCAGCATGTTACAGGTGGGTTAGCATCCAGGTCTGGGCAAATAATCGCTTGACCCTGTTCGTCAAACAAGACAGGTGGGGCACTGATATTGCCAGCATTGTCGCGTAATCTGAGGTAAACAGTCTTCTCAGTGAATGCTGCTGTCCATTTTGTAACCTTAGTATTAGATACTATCCATATACCTTCGACTCCATTCGTCTGGTACTGCGTGAAATCGTTAATATCCTCATCGTGCTTATAGAAGAATTCCCAAGCTGGAACAACATGCCTAAATAGTGAATCACCGATGGCTGCTATTGTCGAACTTCCAGCCACAGGCTGGGACTGATCTGATTCAAATACTATACTTTCTGGGCTGCCAATTAGATTAATGTCTTTGCCGAAGGAGCTATAGCTCTTCACAAAGTCCAGCGAGTCTAAGTTAGTTCGATATATCGTTGTGGAATTACTAGAGCCTGCGTATAGTAATGCTTTATCCTGCGACGCAACGATCTTTGAATCTTTGATATGAATATTGTTGATGTCAGTATCTGATGAGTCGAATATAATCAGGTTGTCATTGGTCTCTAGATTAATTGAGTATATACGACCTTCATGACCAGTTCCAACTATCATCGTATTCACAAACACGTCCAAATCGTTTACCTCATCGCCTATGTTGTGATACAGGATTGACAGGTTGTTATTATTATACTGGTAAATAGTCCCGTTGCTCGACCCGAAGTAAACTGTCTGATCTGAGCCCGATGTAATTCCTCTTGCGTATTGAGCGCTGGGAGTACCTCCTAATTTGGTGAAAGGTTGCTCTGCAATGCCGTCAGAACATCTCCAAATATTACCCTCCGCCCCGGTGGCAGGTGACCCAGTGGTGAGATATACTATATTGTCAAGAGTTTTCATGCCAGTGACGATTCGATCAGCATCTGAAGTTTCTAGTACTTGTATACCCGTCCACTCATCCGTAGTAGGATCGTACCTAAAGACAACGGCAGGAGCGCTTGTGGCCATAAACAGGTACGTTACACTGTTTCGTTCGTCAAACCACGGAGCCAAGGCAGCACCAGTACCGACATCATACGTGGTTGGTCCAATAGTCACCGTACTCGGTATGGATAAACTGTCGAAAACATTGTTGATACCTTCGCCAATATCATGCTCATATATAGATTGTGCAGGCTGGAAATCTAATGGCGTTTCACCATCAGAGGTGAAGTTAGGATAGTTGGACAACATAAACCCATTCACTCCTGACAGATCATCAGTAGCAAAAATGCGGAATCGTATCTTTGTCCTGCTAAGTGTTTCAAGTTGCTCTATGCATCCTTCAGGTGGTCGGGTATCTAGGGTGATTGTGGTAAACGGCAAACTGGTTTCACCCGAATATAACAAGACGGAATTTTTATCACCACCGGATAAGAATATGAACTGATCCTGGCTTGTCTTATTGACTTTAGTGATGATAGACCTTTTCGAGCCAAGGACTTCCTCTTCGATAGACTTCTGGTTGAAATTATGAAACTCGACAAAACGCTCTGAAACCTCGACCTCTACTTGGTCACTAACCAGTAAATCCGTCAAGAAGAAAATAGATGACTCAGATACTACATAACCGAAATCTATTGGGTTGCGGTTAATGAAAACCGCAGCAGATTCAGAGGTGAGGTTTTCTGCCTCAATCACATCGGGATCGATAATGTAATATATGTTTTTATCGTACAGTTCCTTAGTTGATATTTCGGAATTATCGTAATGGACGGTTTCATTATCGATAATCTCATGTGCCTCATCTCTGAATACAATCTCATGCAAAGTATACAATGCCCCAACCCACAAGCTGTTGGTGCTGGCATCCCAAAGAACAGTATTAACGTTATTATTGACCAAGTTGTGAGTATCGACATTCAAGTTGCTAAATGTAAGTCCGTTCATTCTTTCAACACCATTGGCTGTAGATAAGTATCTCAGGTGCTTGTTAACAATGGTGATATCGTTTACGTCAGCAGATTTCATTCCGCTGCTTCGGTCGAACTTGATTTTGTTTCTGGCATTCTCTACTCGCCACAATCCTTTGTCTGATCCAGCCCATACAATGTAATTTTCGTCCACTTCTATCGTTTTAATCACTTCATCCATAGCAATTTCAATAGTAGTCGTATTGGGCATCGATATGTAGATGTAGCCAGATGTTGCACTTTCTTCATGTGCGGCAATATAAGCCTTACCATCTTTATCCACTGCGATGTCATTAACAATCTTTGAACCTATGGTAGAATCACCAAGGGCTACTGCGTCTAGGGTAGACCATTCTTTGCCTGCGTTCTGTGACACAATCACACCGTTAGTGGTGCCGACATACCAAATACCGTTTCCGCCCCATTTGACTGTTGTGGTCAATATGCCTCGTGTCTCACCAGAATCAGCATCAACATCCATGAGCAAGCAAGAAGATGAACTACAGGTACCAGTATACTCACTGGTATGCCCTTCAATCTGTAGTAATTGACCAGTCCCTTTGTTATAGTATACAAGTCCACCAAAAGTGGCAGCCACCACATTTCCGAAAGTATCAACAAACAAGTCGTTAATTCTCGGGTCAGGCCAGTTTTGGACGGTATCACCGTTGTACATAACAATACTCTGCGGTCGAGCATCGTATCCAAAGTACATCTTGATGTCCTGCCAGTGTGCCACCATGCCAACGTTTTCAGCAAAGTCACCAAAAGCGAATTCCTTAGTATCTACTTTGCTAACAGCATCGGTCCCTATTGTGGTCGTGACGTATGTATATTCGTATACAGTCGGGCCAGGAGCACCAACATCTGTCTGAATTACCGTATGGTCTATAGTAGCATCGCCAATCAACTGATATTCTGGGAACTCCTTGCTTGCTAATGTACCATCATTTCGAGTTAAACTGTAGTCGTACAGCATAACGAACGCTGAAGATGAAGATAATTTTGGTAAGGCAGGGTTGGACACTGATCTAGTCCCGGTATCTATAATCGTATCTGTACCACCACTATATGACGAATCAAACTCGTTTGATAGCGGGTTATATGAGCAGGTATAAATATTATTGTCTCGCTCAAAAGCAACAACACCTTGTGTGGCAACAAATCCGACAGAAGGGTTAGTACAATCAGTTCCATAGCTAGTTAAAGGTTGTACCTCTGCACGGGGCAGCCCATTATAGTAATAGGATACACCGTAAATATGAGTTACTGGTTCGGTTCTATCTTCCCAAGCAATGACATATTGCTTAGAGGTTGGTGTTGTGGCAATAGAAGGGTTCCAGGCGTTGCGTGTTGGATCACTAACTCGTTGTGGTTGTCCAATGCCACTAAAGTCGCCATCATCTGTGATAATCGATCCAGAGGTGTTCCAGAACTTGTCTACCAGATCACGGAATCCCCTGTATATCGCAGATGTCTGGCTCTCTTGGTAATGGCCCTCACATACCAGATAGATATACGGATAGATGAGCCCCAGTTTAGGATTCTTGAATTCGACTGCCTCATCAACTTGGTACTCATCCGTTGAGTTAAACTGCATAATGGCATCATCGTCGCCAGCCTGCCCAGAAGATTCCCAAGCTTTGCGGGCGTTATTCCATTGTGCCCAGAATATTTTGTAATGACCATCTCGGTCATCTTCCCAAACCAAATGAACATTATCCTCTGTATCCACCTGGATGTCAGGTCGTCCTTTATTGCTCCTGGCGTTAGTTATTCGGGTCTTTGGATTCCACCCACCAGAATCTTTGACACTCACAGATATTTCACTCTGTCCCCACGAAGTATCCTCATAGGCAATCCAGATGCGGTCCAGGCTATCAATAGTAATTGCTGGGTTCTTCATACTGAATTGTAAGGATTCCGTAATAGTTTCTGGGTTACTCCACGATTGACCATCGAACGAGCTATGAAGAATCTGGGATCGACCATTGCCATCATCGTGCCACACTGCGTGATACATGCCACTACTATCGACTGCGACAGCAGGCTTGCGACTATTACCCGAAATAGATGCAGATGTTGTGAATAGACCTGAAGCATTCACGATCAAACTGTAACTAGATGATTTATTGCTCTGTAATTTCTGGTAAATTAGTAGGTTATTACCCTTTCCTGAAATAACATAATCACGAGCATTGGCTGTTGAAATAGGTACGTACACATTAGCATAGAACAGTCGTATTCTATCCTCATAGAAGTAAAGAACTTCTTGTCTAGTGCCGTCATTAATATACACTCCGAATCCTGTTTTATCCAAGTTTTGATCTTCGTAATCGTCTGCCTCTAAGGACTCCAGATCAAATCCAAAAGATACTTGCCAACCCTTCTCGTTGTCAACATTGTCATACCAAGAGTGTCCATGTGTTCTTTGAGAGTAGTAATGAATTGCATGGCTAGATAATGCAAACTTATAAGGATCATATGGGTCTCCACTAAAGAACCCTGATTGAGTTTCAATAGCACCCAAACTTCTATATGTTGTATCAATGGTAAACCAACCCTGCCTATAGTTTGGTTCTACGGCAGCTATTTTGTCTGAGGTAACAGTACTCATTCTGTCAAAATCTTCAGGAGATATTTCTATTTCGAGCGAATCTGTTAGAAACTCATAGTCGGGATCATGTTTTTCACCAGTGATCTGGGTTACACCATTCGCTGTACCTATAAACTTATTCCGAGACTCGTCAATGTATATAGCAGTAATAGGTGAGAAGTTTCGACTTACAGTCGCAAGACGGGTAACCTCGTTGTTTTCATCGAACTTGATTAGCTTACTGGATTCAGTAGCATCTGTTGGAGTCCAAGATAGGAAATCTCCAAACACAAACTCAATACTACCACCCTCTAGTTTCCCTATACGTGAAAAGTAGTAGGTGTCGGTATCTGTCAGACTATCATCCAGCCTGTAAGCGCCACTTGTCGTGTATCTGAATGACTTGAATAGACATATATTCTCGTTTTTCCCATCTATGTCACCATATTCGATCATCTTCAGCAGTGATGGGTTAGTTAAAGTGCCGGAACCCTCAATAATAAGTTCATTGTTCATAAAGATGCGAATATCATTCCCTTGAGCAGCAATTCTAAATGTCTTGCCACTAGATGCTGAAGTAATCTGGGTGCTGCTAAGTCGTTGCCCAAAAGTATAGGTCACCGCCGAGTCTGATAGGAATGTGACTTCTCTGAGACCAACTGTTATGGCGCAGAATCTCGAACCATCATGTATATAAACTCCAAAATTCGGAGTGTAATCAAGTGTATCTATATCTTGTTGACTCATGGGAGTACCATCAGCCTTATCTAGAGCCAGACCTGCCTTGAACTCTATGGTCCATCCAGTGGCGTTATCGACGGTTTCGGCCCAACTAGAGCCAGCCATGCGAATTTCTTTGGTTACAAACGATGAATCAGGTATAGGTGATATATCACTTGCCCCAATATGCACGTAGTATCTTTGCCCTCTCGACAAAATTCCGTCCGAAATGGCATGCGAATCTTTCACATACTCAGTAATTCCAGTGTCGTATAGTGGGCCATCCAAAGACGGAGTTTTTGTAATGAGAAGACGGAAGTATGTAGGTACATCACTAGCATCTGCTGTGGATTTATGGGCTGTCCAGGCGATAATGGGATCAAGGTTGGTTAAATTCTCTGTATCAACCAGACCGCTAATTGTCAGGTCATCTATGTGCCAAACCGAATCCTCTATAACCAGCGCATCACTCGTGCGCTGTGAAATAACCGAAGTTCCGTCTAGTAATTTGACTATTGCATAGACTGAATCACCTACACTTAACTGTGGTCGTATGTGTTCATCACCTGTAGTGTATAAGGTATCGTTGATATACCACTCCACTTGCACGCTTCCTGTGAAAGTAAAGTACTCATCATCCTGCACGGTGTAGACAACTTTAAGAATATCATCTACGTTGGCATCCGGTGGAAGTATTTGTGCCGATGTAATATTTGAATCTACGGCTCCAACTGTGACGGTTGAAGTTTCCACCATTGTGCCAAATTCAATACCGTCTGATGGGATTATCTTAGCGTTCCAATAGTCACTAGGATTGGTGGCACTAGACGGTAGGGTACATAGATTGTCGTAGGCTGTCATAGGCAGGTTGTTTCTGAACCATCGTATCAACGTGCCAGCTTGATTATGCCCGTCCGCATCCTGAAAAGTGTAAATCAGGTCGATATGATCCGCCGACGAAGGGTTGTCTGGAGACAAGGAATACCCAGTAATAAAAGGTAGACGATTAATAGTAAAGGAGAATGTGGTCCAAACTATTGCGTCCTCATCAATATCGGTTGCACTGATCTGGCCGTAATACGTTGTACCTCTTGATAGCTGGAATCCCTCATACTTGTATGAGTTTTCACTGCCGTCCACATTGATAGATAAAGCCGTGCCATTGAATAGGCTGTTGCCCCAGTTATCAGTTTCGGAACCAATGCGAATTGAGTACGTAGCTTGGGCTGGTGCTCCGGCGTCTCCTTCAAAAGTCCATGTAATGTATGGTTGAGGGGCGACTACTGGAACAGATGTCTCAGCATCTAGTCCGTTTACCTTAATGTTTCCTATTTGAACCATTTTATATCCTTACTGTGGTCCCAGTAAGCTGGAGCCCTGCCGATGATCGACTTGCCTTGGTTGCGTCTCGTATGGCTATGTGTTTAATACTTCCTTCAGTCGTGTAGTTGAACGAATTATCCCAAATAGGGCTTTCGCCACGCATGATCTCACCGTTAGATCGGGCAACATATATACTTCCGCCCTCCGAGTAGATTTGGTTAGTTGTGATCGTGGAAGGCTGTTCATAACCAACTCCGAAGTAATCATACTTGTAAGCGGATTCATCGGTATTAAGCAGTGCTTCCCAGCCAAACTTAAAAACCAAAGCAGCTTCATTCGAGTCTTTACCCAATGAAGCATCCCCTCGAATAACCAACTCCGAAATATATGCACCGTCTTGAGTTACCTTGTGATCGGTAGGCCCATGATAAAGTGAATTCAGTCGAACTGGAGAACTTGTAGGAGTATTAATATTCTGAGACGGCCCAACAAACTCCTTCTCCATTTTTCCATCAATGAACATTCTTACTACTGATACGCTAGATTCCGTGTGGTGGCTAATAAATACATGCCTAAGACCTGGATTGTACGCTGATGACTCAAATCTATGGCTCGGACCAACATTATCCTTACAAATCTCATATCGAATGGCGTTTTGAGTATCAGAAGCAGCAACTTCAGAAATTAAAATCTCACCCACACTGACATACTCTCTGTCAAGGTTGTCACCACTGATGGAAGATGTCCCAATGCCGACAATAGGAGCAACCCTCGACGTGTTGTTTCTAGTTCTAGCGTTTCGCACATAACCTACTGCGCCAGGCGAATACCACCAAAAAGAAATAACAAATGAGAACTGTCCCCCAGAGGACAACTGCACAAGCCCCGACTGTGATGAGGTAAAGGTAATACCATCACGGAAAACAAGACCATACGTTGTGGCAGTGGTATTGGAAGGCAGATCAAACTTTTGGAAAGACTGATATTCAGCAGTGCCTGCCGACACAACGAAATCATTGTTCTGGACTTCATCAGCCAAAGCCCTATCAAACAACCATAAGCCTCTTGATGAACTTAACAGTGCCATTTATGAAGATTCCTCCGTGTATCTAACATATATCACTGCGCCCGTGTTGTTTTCCGAAGCATTGTTACCTGCTAGAGTGCGTTTGATCCATAGATAAAATGCGTCGTATGGCCTATATAGGTTGCCACCATCACGGTCTACGCTATTAGGTCTATTCGGCCCGCCATCTCCGAAAAATCCCAGAAATCTGTTAGAATTGGAGATAGGAATAGTCGCATCATTTGAAAACCGCTGACACGGAGCAGGCAAAATCCTTACAAGAGTGCCTGAAGGTTTCGTAAAAGCCCTGTCTGATATAAAAGTTCCCTGAGTCTGCCCGTCGTTGACATCGTAACTCAATATTTGAACCAACTCAGAAGTGCCATCATAATCAATGAGTGCATACCCTCCTACATATAGGTCTGAGCCTGCTTCTAATAAATCAGTCCCAGTACGTGGGTATATCAAAGATTCCCCAGACATCGCAAATACATTTGAAGACGCAACGGCTGCATCAAGTTCATCTTCCCTGATATCGTATAATGGAATTTCAATTCCTACATCCACTTGTACATTAGCATCAGCAGACTGCCTCAAATTCACAGTCACATTAGACATTGAGGTATTTTCCACAACAAAAGCCACACACCTATATTGAGTCAACTCTTCTGTGGGTCTAGTATCAAAGAGTTTGTCTATCTCTAGAAACCTAACTTTCTCTCTCTCTGGAACTATACTCGACGGGAATGCTGCCGGTGACACACCCCTAGTTAACCCCAGTAGTTGGTCAGTGCTTTCGTTAGTGCTGGCGAATCTGGCAATTTCTGGTCCGACTTGAACCAAGCCAGCACTTTCTGCTATAGTGGTATCACTTGATAGTTGGATATACGTCTGAGTAGAATCAAGAAATTCATCGATCTTGCCTGCTGTGTACACTTCGTTAGGAGCGACATACCCACCAGTACTGTTACTGGGAGTCCCCTGGCTCGTTGTTGGGTCTGCTGTAGTATATCTCATTGCAAAGGATGAAAAGTCAGTCTCATTCAAAGATTCTTGCCAAGTGATAATAAACCTTGGGGGCGCGGCAATTTCATCTGCGTCTGCTTCTCTCCAATATTCACCCTCATCTTCAAGAGTGGACAGATTGCCGAGTTCTGCTGTTCCTCCACCGGAACCTTGGCTTCCTTTAATGCCTACTCCAAACCACGACCCTGCTGACATCTTGGTGTTAAACCACATACACGCCGCCGATGTTGACCCGTTACCGAGTGTGACTATTTCTTTCGTTTTGGCAGTGCTACGTAGCTGCTGGGTTTTCCATACATCGTTAGCAGTTATTTCTGAATAAACAATACTACCTGCTGTAATGCTGGGCTGTGAAGTAAGTTCAACAAACTCAAAAGATGTTATAGGGGTATCAACGTCTATTTTGTTATGCCAAAATTCCAATTTTACTTTGGTTATATCGTATATATTGCTTGTTGATCGGAAAAATCTAATATACTCTGTGGAACTCAAGTCTGCCTCAAATACAGCGTAATCCGATGATGCACTATCCAAAAGCTCGATAGGAAAAGTGATGACCTTAGCAGGCTGGACACCTGCCGCATACGTTGCTGGTATAGCTATAGTTCTAGTTACAATTTCGGACATTAGTCTACACTCAATTCTATGTAATCCGTTCCATTATACAGCACCAGATTGTTGCTATTCTGGAAGCCAACGTATAAGTAGTTTTTATCACCGAAAAGTGTTTGTATTGGCTCATCGAAAGATTTATTCAAGCTGAAGGCAAATCCATTGTACTTCCACAGATTGCCATTTTGCAGCCCGATGTATAGAGAGTCGCCATATTCTGCCATCCCAGTCGCCAAGCCAAGCCCAGCGTCAAATTCCTTCATAAGCGTAGGCTCGCTACCATCATGGCGATAAACAGCACCTTTATCTGTAGATGAGTTGTATGCAAACAGATACAGTGAATCACTGAACTCAAATAATTTGACTATGTTAGGGTGATCGGATATTGTATATAACAGTCGTGCATAAGGTTCTAAGACCCATAATTCGCCTGCCGATGTACCTACGTATGCTACTTCATAAACTGCTGTTTCTCTCTTAATGGTGGTGCTGCCATCAAGAGAGAACTGCTCTCGCTGCTCTATGACGATGGCAAAATCGTTGATTGCAACTGCATCGTTGTAAATAGGCAAGAAAACTTTTGTTCTTTCCTGTAACGATGTATTTCCACCCATATCTGTTAACAGGGCTTCGATTTTTTTGACCGCACTTACTGGATTACCATCTGTATCAAGCTCATCAAATACCCATTGCATCTTAGAAAGATTACCAATCGGCGAATCTGTAATCAGCGTCTCAAAATTTCTTGTATCCATCAGGTCTACTGGCGCTGGACATTGCTCATCTGATACAGTTCCTTCTCCTGGTAGTCCGACATCTTCTTTACTACCTGACAAATCCTTGACAGAGTTGGCATCCAATTCACCAAGTAGCAAAGAGTTTCCCACATCACATTCTCTTAATTGGATTTGTCGAATATCAGTAGTAGCATCTTCAGCAAAGATGCTTAAAACCTGATTAAGCTGGTTGGTAACCTGACCAGTATCTCCTATCTCCAATACTGCTTGAGGCGGTATAGTATCCACTATGAACATCCCTGATTGTTGGATTCTTATATTGTGTACAAAAGCTCTATCTATCTGGTCGGGGTTGCTCTCAGTATCATTGCAGGAAGTTGACACGTTCTGAACAGTTAAACGCAAAGTATAATCATCCGACGACTGCACATCATCCAAGTTCCATCGTATGATATTTTGGCCTGGCGGAATATCCTTAACAATCATATTCCAACCTGTCTCTTGTTTCAAAGATGAGTATTCAAGCGTGTATCTAACCTTTTGATGGAAGGTATTTTGGGTCTGGCTCTCATCTAGGATTATCATCAAGAAATCAGAATACAAAATATCAGACATCGGGCTTACAATAGCGGGAGCCACAAGCCTGAAAACATTGATCGAGAATAGTTGACTTACAGACCAAGGTGAAGTTTCCTCGGTAGTCATGTATTTGGTGCGCATTCTGAGACGCACCTTATCACTCTTAATCATTTTGCCAACTGCCCAAGTCAGTGATGTATCAGAGGCAGGGATGCGACGTTTTATGGTGGACCAGACAGTGTTTTCGTCTTTCCAGTCATCTGTATATTCCAGTTCATATGTCAGGAAATAACTATCAAGCGGCTCAGCCTGACTTTCAAGCTCAACTATAATATCATGTGTGGGCAACCCATTGGCATATATCTTATACCTCTTCCCGGTTTCGCTTACTATGGTGAACTCAAAATTGTCATTATAAACTGAAGAGATCTGAGTTACTGAGAAATCACCCAAATCTTCCCTAAAATCTGTCGGGGTCACTATTGGTACAGATATCGACTTTGATGCTGGATCAGTGAATAATTCCTGTATGTATTCCTTACCACCATAAGCGCTATCTTCGGCAGCATCCTCCAGCATTGCTTGGATTTCTACCCACCGGGAGTCGTCCACATCAACATTGTAGTCTAGTCTAAACTGTTCAGCCCCACCATAGTCAGTAAAATCTATAGCGGCAGCGGCCTCCCAGGTGATCGAAACCGAACCCAGATTAAACTGTGCGTTTTCAACAGGTGTGGTAATTTGAGGTGCTATTAGCATTACTTATCCTCATCAGGCATTATGCCGGGCTGTTCAGCCCCTTCATCTTTCTTGAAATAATAGTCGGGATCACCAAAGACCAAGAATGGATCATCAGTAGGTCGCACAACAACGTTCACGCCTAAACGACCTGTAATGGAATCTCGATGACCTTCAAACACATCTTCTTCAGTCTGCTTAACACTCTGAGATGATTCGTCAGTCATCGCATTGAAGACATCCCTAGCAAAAGTACCTGTAGAAATCACTGTTTCTTGTACCTCTTCACAGGTACCCGGAAGTTTCGCTCTAATGCGAGCCATGCCGTCGATGTTGACTATATTATCTTCCTTGTAAACCCGAAATTCTCCTTGATAAATCTGCTTTTCCGCATTCCAAGTGGCGGGTTGGTTGAGCACATCACCAACACCCTGCTGAATAACATCGAAACTGATAGTTGTTGCAGGAATGACCTCACCAGGAATGATCTCAATATAAACAGTTTTATACAACTCTCCAGTCGTGCCAACAGTTCCATTGCTGCCAGTGATAGAAGCAACATAGAAGCCATCGTACTGTAAAAGCGGCTCAGTGTACTCATCATCACTGTATAGTTTGATCTCAAAAATTATTTTCTTATAGTCTGCATATACAGGCACACAGAATTCTGTAGTAATTCCGTCATAAGTCATCGCCTGAATGCAAATCTCTTTTTCGCCTGACCCTTTGGTTAGCGTATAAGGTAATTCGGTCATGTAGTCACCAACGCTTGGATTCCAAGAACACCAATCAGAAACTGTGCCAGAAGAATTTTTGGTACGCACGGCAATTACTTCTGGAGTTCCTATAACTTCGATACCGATTTCACATGTATTAACTACCGCAGTAGGCACTCCTTGAGTATTATAGGTAAAGTATTGCACAAAATCCTCTTTTACCCTGACTTGCTTGATAACCTGGCTTGCAAGGAAGGGATCGCTGGAGATAATGTTATCTTCAAGTTGTTCTATGTCACATCTGTCAGCAGTTACACCTGGTCCTGATCCAGCAGAACCTCTATTATCCGTAATCCTATAATCGTAACTCGACAATAATACTTGGTTCGTTGGTATCTGACTATTGAGGGTAGATTCTTCAACGTGACGCTCAAAAGCAATCTCGATCAGTTGGTTAAAATCCAGATCGGTTGATACGTTTTTGCCGATCAGATCAGGGTCAAAGTCATACCAGTTTCTAGCCCCAGAACCAAAAGACTCTCCTGAAGAAGCAGTGAATGAAGTAGCCTTGATTGTCGCATCATTCCCAGAATGATCCTCGAAAGTGATGATCGCACTATCGGTATTGCGTACCACGATGTCTGGCCTCAGAGTGTCGCCGGGAGTGTCCGTTAACCGAGTGTCTGCAAACCCATGACCACTAGACTTCCATTTTCCAATCTCTGATAATGGGAGAAGTCTATTATCACCGAAGATCGTGCTTGAACATTCGCAGAAGTATGTCGGTTTGACTCCTGATACGACCTTTTCAGGATCAGATAGATAAACTCTGGCAGGGTCTATTGGGGCAAAGATTGCTGCCTGCTGGTTGAAATCAGCCAAGGATTTCCTAACATCTCGTGGGTTTCCGCTCGTCCACTGAACGTCATCGTCTATCACAGTGATGTCCCATCTATTTTGATCGATATCAATCTCTCTAGCAAATTTTAAGTTATAAGGACTGGAGTAGTTACTGTATGCCACTGCCGGTCTGCCTTTAATTATCTTCAGATCAGCATATTCACCGACTCCATTTTCGGTTCCATCAAGAGTACCATTGGGTGACCAGCTATCTCCGCCGTCGCTAGATATAGCCCATCTAAGGAAGCCACGAGTTCCATTGTAATTCTCTCTGTATGTTATAAACGGCGCTTCATTGTAATTAACCAAGCTGACAAACCTAGTGGTATGGCCGTTTACTGTGATGGCTTTTCCAGTCCAAGAGGTATCTGATCTAGTGTAGTAATACCAGTTATCATCAAAGGCAAACGTTAGTCGGGGCTTGCCACCGATGATAGCGTGTCCTATTTCACTTACTTTGGAGAATATTGTCGAAGTAACTTCGACAACCTCAGATGTCCATGAGAATCCAGTATCACTATATGCGTAATATATCGTGTGTGATCCTGTCAAGGACCAATACGATACAGACAGGCCATCCCCATTAGGAATTAAACTCGGTGCTCGCAACTGTGCAACGCCCTGGGTATCTATAACAGCCAAATCCCACTCTTTTGTCAGGTGATCTTTAATTGCTATGCGTAGGCTTCCATTATATATATACGATATGGCAGGCTGACCATCAAATTCAGCCAAAGATAGACCATAAGCATTGCACACATCAACTGATTCGATATTCCACGATGATCCGTTATATACCCCATACTTAAGATATCCACTTGAATCTCGGAATGCTATAGCCAGCTCGTCGCCAACCTGCATAATGTCGGTTGACTGGTCGTCATTACTCAGATTTCCCTCAAAAGTGGATTGATCCCATTCGGCATCGCTGAAGGTCACACCGAATTCTTCATCACTGCAAATACCTGTGTCTGAAGTACAACTTAGAACACGCATGTAGTAATTGATACCACACAAGAATCCAGCAGTTGGGTCCAATGCTGGATATACCTGAACAAACTTGACATCATTCGGCTGCAATAATAATCCTCTGCCGCTAGTCCATAGCGGTGCAGCCTCCTGATTGTCAACTTCGCAGTAAGCTAGATCATCATGACCAGGCAACAACTCGAATCGCCTAACTATTGATTTCCTATCTTCATCAGCATAGAAATCAACTTTGAAGTTGAAATACTTGGCGTCGAAACTGTTATTAGTAACGATAAACGAATAAGAGCATCCACCAGAGTCAAAACTGTTGTCACTTGTAGCTGAACATTTTCCACATGAGAATGTGACCATCTGAGTTGATGTAACCTCTCGGGTATTGCCTAAAGAATCAATACTAAACGCTTTCGGGAAGTACGCTTTATTCTTTTCAAAACCATAAGGGTAAGCCAGATTGATATATCCTGGCCTATAATGAGCTGCCTCGAAGAACATATACCCTGTTTCACCAGCATCTAGGCGGATACCTCTGGCACTGGATTCGTATTCATCAGATATATATTCACTCTGGAACGTTCGGTCGTTAATAAATGCTTCGGAGTTTTCTCTACTATCGATTACAATAGAAGGCTCACCCTCTAGGTTTTTGTTGTCGTAAAACTCTATTAGCACATTGAAGTATTCCTCGTCAGCTACATTTGCATATTTGCCTGTAAACTGATATCCTAATCCGTCCACAGATGACAGCAGCAAAACAGAATCGCTGGTCATTAAATCGTCCGGGTCTGTAATGGTGGCTATTTTAGTTACTGTTCCAGAGTATTTTTCAATAGTATACAGTACTAAATAATCATCTGTTACATATATAGTATCAGCATAATCGGCAGTGAAATCTGACACAAATGTTCCGTCCAATGAGCTACCAACATCTTCATTCACATTGTTAAAATCGAAGACCGCCGAGGTTGCACCGAGGATTGGAAATTCTGCTGATGAGTAGATCACCTTATTATTTCGATAGGTTATCATATGGAAATCACCGCCTGACGTGCAAGCAATAGAGCCTCGTAGTTCGTCAATATTGATATATACAGTGGACTCACGGATGATATTAGCGGTAAGTGGGTCAACTTCCATAACAAGTATGTTCGATAATCCGGCATCATCCACACCTGCCAGCATCACCCACAGATGGAAACTTTGCGTATCTACAGATGCGTCTGTCACAATATAGTTTTCTAGTGGCAGGTTAATGTCCCCAACCTCGGTTATGAGCGAAGTATCAATGTATATGTATGGATCGTTAGTTTGTGAAGTTATATGGACCAAAGTTCCAGAGGTTGTGACGCCATAGAAATCACCCAAAGTTGAGCCTGCAATAGCAGCAAAATTGTAATTCCCAAGATCACCTCCGCCATGAGTCCAATCTCTAGTCCCATCCACATCTTCCCCAATCATGGCCGTTTCTTCATCTATGTCGAACAAGAAGTTAGATGGATGCAGACAATCGTACTCCTTTTTGTGCTTGTCAGCATCATTTGTAATATAAGAGGTATCGTAACTCACATCGCTGATATCATCCCCATTACTATTCGTGACTCCCAGCGATATACCGCCACTTGGGTCCAAAACATCAGCAACAGAAAAGCTGATCTCCTCTGTTGGCAAAGCGGCTAAAGTCAATTCTATGTTAGCCACCATTCCCCAGTTAGGAGTTATGAGCGACTGATCGGGAGCAGATGACCCACCCAAGTTTGTAATAACTCCAGTGGTTATATTTATGGCCGGTGGATGCGGGCTGTTATACCATCTGCCATAACTTGATTCAGTGTCACCTCGGATCACTGGGTTGGTGAAGTACGAAGAATTGTACTGGAAATCGATAGCGATAGGACCAAAACCGTTTGGGTTGATAGTCGTCGCCCAAATTTCAATATACACTTTGTTACCGATGGCGGGCAGATCAGATGTCTCATCAATCTGATGGCCACTAAACGGGTTAGTAATGGTTTGCCCCCCAGTACGTAATGTCTTACGAGCGACAATGTCGAAACGTGCCCCCTTGCATTTCGCTCGGGTTCCCCATAATTGACCAGGGACAGGAGCTAGCTCTTGTGGGTTCTCAACCAAGACAGGTAGTATATTCGTGTAGTGTTCATACCCAGATCGCATTCCGCCAAGATACGCATCCTGTTCCAATAGTGGAAGAACTCTATTCTCATTCTTGTACGACATCATTACTTCAAATGGTCCATACCTGTTGTCGTGGTAGACAACAAAGATGTTACCACTGTCATCAATGTCTATTGCGGGGTGCCCTGATCTACTCTCTGCCGATGTTACTCTAACAGGCTCAAACAAATTCTTGCCGTTAGCGTAATAAATTTCCCAGTAGTTATCCCGGTTTGATTGCCAGACCACATGCAAAACGTTGCTGTTGTCAACGACCAGATCACAAAGTTGGTTGATTCCTTCGCCTGGCAATGTTATCATATGCTCATAAGCAAAATCTCTAGCTTCAAAGAATCGAGTTAATCTAGTTCCTTTCGGACCCGTAATCGAATCTTGGGCAAAATCACCGGTACCTTTGATGACGATTTGGTTTGTACCATACTCCAAACTCTCATATGCTATAAACAATTCATTCCTTTTATTGACAACTACTTTAGAGTTGACCCCATTCGTTGCCAATTGCATCGCATTAGACCTTGATATTCCTGGCACGCCGATATTCGGCCAGTCCAATTGCAAGCTGCCCGGTTCAGCAAAATGCACCCAGTTTTCCCAATGACCATTCAAGTGTACAGGATCAATTCCGTAAATTGATCCTGCCAGTTCGAACGGTATGTTGACCAGACTTTTGGTTATACCAGTGGTTGCAGGAGCGTTATCAACGAAAGACAAAAGATGCTTGTCCTGAGTCCAGTAATCCGTCAGGTCACCAGTATAGGTTACAAGCATTTCTGCTACCTTCAAAAAGGTGGGATCAAACCCAGTCTTGTCACGCTCTATTATAGTGGATTGTAATATGTCTGTGGTAATCTTATTAAAGATGCTCTGGAATGCAATATTGTATGGACCTTTAACATTAAAGTATTCATCGCTGTCCCAGTCCGAAGCTTCAGACATTGGTACATAGCCGGTGCCATCTTTACAACCACTAGAATCATCTTCATCGCATATAGATAAAATAACTGATGCGTTAGTTCCAGCAGCATCGTTGCTCACGATACTAATCGCATCTCCTTGGGTATTCGCATATGTGGAACAGACGGCATTATTTTCATGATCGTTAGCGTCGGTAATCAACATAATATACCGTGCTGCTGAAGATCGCCACTCAAATCGTGGGTCAAGGGATGCAAACTGTACTGCCGAATATCCAGGTGCCTGTGCTCCTTCATCATTAAACCAGTGGTTTAGAGCAGCAGACAATGCTGAAACATCATTAGTGAATCCGCCTGTCGCAAAGCCAGATAGACCGTCAAACATGGCTTGATTGGCAATAGATGTAGCATCTGAGCAAATCACAGCGTTAGCAGGCTGTGGTGGTATAACTAACGGGTTTTCGTTACTATCAGCCCGACCATATATAGTCAGACCGAATCTAACATCAATACCAGCGTTTGCCAGGTCTTGAGCAAATGGTGTAATTGCACTACGTACTGCGTTAATCCTTGGAAGCATACTTGAAGAGTAGTCTATTACAAACATAAAGTCTACTGTTCCACTAATACCTGCACCCGATACAACGGTTTCAGAAGCAATAGACAATATGTTAATAGCAAGATTATACTTTACTCTAGTAATAATATCGTCACCGTTACGTAGCAGCCACATATCTTCTGGTTTATAAGTAACTCCCAAATATGGAGACGGACATAGAGGATCATCAATCAAGCTGGTTTGTACGCAGTTGGACTCCAAATAACACCACTCATCCACACCAGGATATAAGGAAGATATAGACACGCATCCGGCCCCCTCATCACCTAAATCATCAGGTGTTGGTGGGAAAGTTCCTTGGAATACCGAACCTATTGACCATTTGCTAAATCCAGACCCACAAGTGTTAATGTCGTACAGAGCCTCTACAAATACCTCCGTTTGCGGGAACGATGTTGAACCACCATAAGTACATGTTGTAGACCACTCACCAGACGCACTATCATCACAGTTGAATATGGCTCTGCCGTCTGGTAAACTCACCTTAAACATGGCACATAGGCTGTTCGATGGAGGTTCAGTAATCGTATTGTCCACTACGGTATACTTAACTTGTGTAAAATCTGAACCTTCAAGTTCAGATAAAGTGAATGTCGGTCTCTCTAGTATATTGAATGGTGACTGGTAATTCGGGTCAGATGCCCCGGCATCGTTTAGTACTGTTCGTACTTGACGCAAATAAACATTCCACTGGTTATCTTCAAATGCTTGGTAAGATACAAACTGATGCTGTGATCCATCAATCATCAAATGATTTTTAGCCACTGCTACAGATGGTTTAGAAGCAGGTACAACATCGCCTTTGTAAGTGTGATTTGGCAATACCAAGGCTTCTTCGCTCGTTAGGCTGATGACTGGACATTCGACGGCAGACGACCCGCTGCAAAATGTCCCATCTCCCTGATATTCACTCTCTATGAGAGAGGCTTCGCATTCTGTCCTGGTTCCTACAAAACAAGTACCATCTATAAGGCAGCATGCTCCAACATCTGTTTTGACTTCACACTCAGCGCCTTCGCATGTAGTGTTGTCACCAAGATAAGTTCCACTGTTGGTCTCGCAATCATCCTGGGTAAAGTTTTCTTCACAATATCCATTCGGGAAGCAGCAGGCTCCTCTTTCTTCTGTACAGGAGAATCCTACACACGAACCACCATCCTGCACATAAACTCCGCCCTGATTCTCGCAATCTAATTGGGTGGTAAATATGCAGGAATTATCTATGAGGCAGCAAATTCCCCTGTTAGGGCATAATCCTTCAGTACAAGTGGTGAACTCCCCTTGCCACACTCCGTCATCTTCGTGTAATGTAGTGCAATCAATTTCGGACAATAACTCGCATTGTGCGTTTCCATAGCAGCAGGCTCCCAATCCTGCAATAGCGCAATCTATTTGTGAACATCTAGTTCCTAGACCAGCCCAATTAACTTTGTAAGTCCCGAATGAATCACATGTTGCTTGGTCAACATCTATACAGCCGTGAGGCTCAATAGATGTTTGGACGCAACATGCCCCTGTTAAATAGGATTCACATTCTGTATCAGACAGAATGAGTTGGTCGCATTGACTCCCAGGCCACCTCCAAATACCTTCCTGGTTCTCACAATCGGCATAAGACAGATTAGAACATGTAGATGCGTCAAGACAGCACGCACCTAGTAAACAACTTGATGGGCCGCAAGTAGTTCCATCTCCTTTATATGTAGAGTTAGTTAGTCCAATTCCAAATGCACCCGCAGCGTGACACTGCTCTTCACTCAGAACCTCACAAACAGGATTCTGATAAACCGATCCACGAGTTGGAGCGTGACAACAAGCGCCTGTTGGAACAACAACACAGGAGAATCCAGAACCACAGTCCTCTCCGTCATGCCATACTGCACCAACACCCTCACACTGCGCTTGGGTTAGATTCTGGCAAGCTGATGACGGGAAGCAACAGGCTGCAACATTAGATGCGGGTATATCTGAGTTAGCAAACTCTATCTCCACCATAGTATGCTGAGTGTTATAGGAGAAGTAAGTATCTATATCTGCTCCATATGGCGGCTCGGCTGAGCTGGTATATCCACGACCCAATTGACAATAAGGGGAGTACAAGAAAGTATCAGAGTTGGTTTTTCCTATCTCTATAGGAATGTTGCCCCAAGCAATAGTTGCAAGCCAATAGACTCCGCTTGCCCACTCAACTGTGAAATCCATGTCTGTATCAGAGGCGTAAACCCAACCTTCGTATCCGTCTCCTAAAGGTATTGATATTGTATGTGGACCTGATTCCCATACATTTCTAAAGGCATTTCCTGAACGCTTACGCATTATGTAGAAGAATATTTCTGGATTAACATAACCGGCAGGGACTTTCACCCAAGCCCTCAAGTTTTTGATAAGACCAGGCTCAGGAGGGAAGAACCGCGTATTCGAGTTGGAATGATAGAACATCTCGCCATGACCTTGCCTTGCAGCCCCACCATCATAAGAGTCTTTGCTTCCAGTTCCTATCCACTCTCTATCTTCACCAAAAACGGGGGTCTCCAACGATGAGCTATCGTCATTGCCTATGGTCACTTTTTGTAAGAAAATTCGCTTATTATCTCCGAATGATTTTGTGAAGATAAGGTTAGGCATTGCAATCATCTTCGCTTTTACATCGTAGTACTTATATCCAAAGAATGTGCGCTGCTGGCTGCTGGGCATTCCGGTGTAATAGAACTCTTGCTGGTTCCATCCCACTGTATCATGGTCTCTTGCAGCAACACCTAAAAGGTAGTCTTCATTTAACTCCATCTCTAAATTAATATCACCTGATGAGTACCATTTGGCTTCATCCGAATCTGCTATGACGGTTTTTGTCCAAATGGGAGCAACGTAATTGCCAGTTGCCACTTCGGGAGACGTAGAGTAAATTGCAAAGTATAACTTTTGACCAACATTGGCTTTGATATATTGTTCGTATTTTTTGACGTATCTACTCTCACTGGTTGATCCACCAGTATAATATTGCGCTCTGACCGCATAATCATTACCGTAGAAGAAGAAATCATTATCTTCCTTTGATGCTGATTCGACATCACCCAACACAAAAGTACCAGTTTCAAACGATCCATCGGGTGGGCCTGGGACATCTACGCCAATATACGTATCATCCCAACATAGTTGCTGCCAGTATCTAGCTGTGTCTGTTCCAAGTGGATTCCAATACTGACCATTTGGGCTAGGAGAATAGAATGGCGGCATAGCAACATAAGCGATCTGGCTCTTGTGCACCCAACCAGGCATAGTGCCCGAATGGTATGAGGTCGTTGCAGTCTCTCTGCGAAATACCACTTTAGGATGTTTCACCACAACACCAATAATGTAAAATTTGTTCGCCGTCATTGACTGCTTAATCTCACCCGAAGAATGGGTGGTCATTGTGGTGTCAGTTATACTTGTAACCTTCTGCATAACGGGCATATGATAGTATGAACTTCCGGTATGCTCCCAAACATACCAAAAAGCTAATGCAGGTTCATCAACCTGGAACTGCATTCTTATCTCTGTAAGAACTTTATCAATGTCCGGCTCAATATGGTTGCCTACAAATCTATGATAGGTAACTTCATCTACTTCTGTACCACCCAGATCAGTACAAGGGAATTCCATCAGGCTGATTGCGGGGGTCTCGGCCTGTCTAAACTCGGTAGGCACAGATGCAGAAAAAACAGTGGGTTCGTTAGCTGCGAATGGAGTAAGAAGTTCATCAAACAGATACCATTCTACGTCACAAACATTATTTGAGTCCTCGAAACTCAATTCACTTGACGCGGCTGAAACATTCAGAGTTTGTTTCGGTTTACCATTAGGTTGGAAACCACGCTCAATGGAATTAATATGAAATACCATGCCCGACAATGGCCCAGACAAAAATCCAACACCTGCGTTAATTACTGAAGGTGGTACGACTAAATCATCATAGATTTCAAAATTCACGCTGGCGAACTCGTCTTCATTTTGATTTAACAGACAGCCTCTACTTAACTCTCGATAGTAGATTATCAAATTTGATTGTGAAGTCGGACCTTGATATAGCCTGACCCGACTTGCACCATCCTCATCTTTGTATGTGTATGCTGTTATTGAGTCGCCTGACGGACGAACTACTATTTGCGGATCATCCTGACTTTCACATTCTTCAAGTAAGGGGGCACCAATAATGCCACCCCCAGTAGTTCCGGTACCACCAAACGTGCTAGCTCGGGACTCGGCTGAGAAGCCGGTCTCGTTATAATTGTCAGACATGTCTCTGGCTTGGACTTTGAATGTGTACTCTGTAGCCGCAGTCAAACCTGAAGCAGAGAAAGACCGACTGGTCTGCCAACCACTGCTTTTAGTTCCATCTGTTGTACAATCAAATCTGTATTGTACACCGTTAGAGTCAAAACATTGCTCTGCGATCATCCGAATTGAAGTCCTGCCTGTTGCGTATGGCATACTGGACCAGCCGGGAGGATCAGGAGATGGCGGATCGTTGTCCTCTACTTCTTCTGCTATAGCCTCCTTAATATTAGTCCATCCACCCTCGTTAGGAGGTGATGCCCCATCTCTGGTTTTTGCGCGGTATGAGTATGTTTGACCGGTTTCTAATCTCGTATCCTCATAGACACTGCTGCTGCGCCAACCACTATCATGTCCTCCACTGACACTCTCGAAATAGTATTCCACACCGCTAGGGTCCGATGCCACTTTAGCCTGCATCCGTATAGATGTTGGAGAAGTAGCAATTGGTTCCAGCATCCATTGAGCAGGGTTGGGAGTCGGCGGGGCTGTATCTACAATCGGCTCATCCGGGGTAGTTACCTGCTTAGTTAAAGAAGCAACTGTAACATTGCCCGACGCATCCCTGGCTTTAACGTGATAAGCATAAACCGACCCACCAGAAACCGATGTGTCAAAATATTCATTAGATGTCTGCCACCCACTGTTAGAGCCGCCGCCGGATGTATTTTCAAAGTTATATTCCACGGGCGACGTGTCACTTGCAACAGTAGCAGACATATATACTTCATTCGGGCCAATTGCCAAAGGAGATTGTAGCCAAGTTGATGGGTTAGGTTCTGGGGCAATCGTATCTACAATAGGTATAGTTGCAGATGATCGGCTCTCGGACCACCCCGTTTCGTTGTTATGCTGATCTCTTGCTTTGACTTTGTAAATATATGTTCCTGATGGAAGCAGTTGGTCAGACCAGGACTGGTTTGTTGTCCAGTTGCTATCATGCGAACCATCAGATATTGTTTCGTTCTTGAAGTAGTAAGTTACAGAGTCTCCTTCTGGGTCTGTCGCCAGTGAAGCAGACATCGATATGGAATCCGTAGATAAGCCGAAAGGCTCTGTATCCCAAGTCATTGGATTAGGAGTAGGAGGATTTGTATCATCACTCCCACCGCATAGCCCACCGCTTTGTATAGTGGAACAGTCTGACCCCAAGTAGAATGTTGCTGTCATTGAAATCCCTGGCACACATAAGTCGGCAGTTGTACCATCCTGACATGCATATGTGTATGGAGCGGACACGAGTTGTCTACAACAAGCTCCAGTGGATGCCCCCGGACAAGTGGACGAATCAGGACAAGATTGCCCTACAAAGAACTGTCCTATCGAACCATATGTACTTGTGCAATATGATGTGCACAACTCACTAGATGATGGTGAAATACATATCTTTGTAGAACCCAGACTACAGCAACAAGCTCCTGAACCTACAGAAGCAAATGCCTTAACCTCTGATCCAAATGTCCCCGTCTCTGCATCAAAATTCTCAACACTGAAGATATCCGGCTCACATTCACCACAATCGTATTCACCAGAGTTTAGGGCTGAAGTACCCACAACTTTGAAGAGATGTCCATCAAATTCAAACGATGTGGTGCAAGTATCACCAGAATCTAGAGGCTCTTTGTCAGTGATATAGGCTTTACCAAAGCAGAATTTACTCACGCCAAATGACGTACCATCAATTCCATTCTCGAATGATGTAATGAGTACTTCGCATGCAGTAGGAATGATTGTATATACTCGACCTTTTTGAGATGGACATTCATACCATCTGGTCACAGACTTTTCGCCAAATTCCTCATAAAGAAGCTCTGCGTCAGTTGTGGGTGGTTTATTGATACCTAGTGAGGTGGTGACTGCAACTTGCCGGGTCTCAAATGGATTGATGAACATATTGCTACCATCCTCATTCTTAAAATGAGGTGTTTCAATTTGATATGGCCCTAAGCAAACGTTCATCTTGTATATACCGGTAGATTAGAATTCTCGTTAATAAACCAATGAGAGGGATCAAAAGATGTTCCTGTTGGACATCTGAAGAATCTCAGTTGTACTGGTATTTTCTGTGGAAGATCAGCAAAATCCAGGTTATTGGATATGGGCACTTTATACAGGATATTGGGGCGATGAGCCAGTTTTACTAATTCATAGCACCCCAACTTGTGCCCATTATATTCTTTGTACATCATCCAAATGATTTCCTTTGGAACAATTATGTGATTGCAATATTTGTTTACAGGAAAAACGAAATCAGAAGCACTGGATATCTTGGATGCATCCCCAACTGCTGCAAAAATATCTACCCCACTATCTACTACGGCAACCCGCAAATCCCCCACCACTGACAGATTTACTCGCCACTCAGGTTTATAGAATATTTTAACCCCATCAGGCGATTCAATACTCTTTACAGTCTTTATTTCAGGCACGGTGTGTGACATCGAATCCACAGATGGGACACTCAGCATTACAACCTCTTGCTCTCCATTGTGTCGTCCATTAATTATACACTCGATATTCCTGATATTATGAACATGATCCAAAACGACCTCTAAATACCTTACGCCCTTGGACATAATCAAAATATCATCCTGTATAAACCCGTCACTAGCAGACAATATTTCTATAGGCTCCATATTGTCATAGAAACTAATCTCACTTGCAGACTTGATAGACAGATTAACCTTTATCTGCCATGAATCATCAACTTTCATTAAGGTCGCTTTATTCATTCTCTCGTAACCTGTAGTTAGGGTCACCAAATATAAAGTAAGGGTCTTCACTAGGTCTAATTACTATCTTGCTTTCTATCTTGCCAGCATTGTCACGGTCGCTAGCCCATACATCGGTTTGCTCAGTATTAAAAGTCGCATTACCTGGAGCCAACGCATTAAACTCATCTTTCGTGTAGGCTGCTAACTTCTCAGTGACCGATCCCGCAGAAACCGACGTTGGATCAGAGCAGTCGTTCTTAAAGTGAACCACGATGTATGCCAGACCGTCCCTAAAAGCCCCTTCATCTTCCTTGTTGATCGATATCCATCCTCGGAAGGATCGAGAAGCGAGATTGAATATCGTTGGCAGGTTAAACCCATCTTGACCACCCTGATGGATGAAGTCAAAGGTTGGAGTAATATTCTTTTCTTCAATCTCCTCTTGTGTAAACTGGTCGAAATAGCTTTCTTCAGGGATTATTTCGATGAATATGTAATCCGATTCTCGAACTACCAACTCTTTCACGTTATCTTCTGAGGTTTCTGTCTCTGGTGCTCTAACTGATGCAATCGGTATGTTATCCATAACGTTGAGCTTGTTGTCTTCGACCCAAATACCCGATTCTTCCAAATGAGATGTTTCAATTGGATCAGGTGGACAAGGAGTGCCTGTGGAACAATCCCCTAGAGGTTTGTAAAAGTTTACTTGGTGTACAATCGGTTTGAAGTCTGCTACGACCTCCATCGTCGCCGTAGGAGCTAAACCGGCTGGTGTAGCCACCTGGAATTGCACGGTTTTTATACCACTGCCTCTGGTCAAATCGTGGTCTAGTTTGATTGCTTCCGACCCAATATCAGGATCGAATGGAAGCCAATCGCTCCAATCTCCAGAACTGCCATTACGAATACGAATCGCCACACTTTCAGGCGTGCCGATAATATCAAATCCAATACTACACTAATTCACCACTGGTAATGAGTTTTTCACTCGGCTAACGTGGTATTTCACAAACTCTTCTCGAACTCGTATCATTCGGATGAGTTTATTGAATGTTGGACTACTGATCGAGTAAATTTCCTTGGTAATGTCCTCTTGCTCGCAAACTCGCTCTACGTCATCCTGCTTCACTTCTTCAAAACTGAAGTCGTCCAGCCCACACCGATGGACAAGTATATACTGCATCGTATCTGGCGAGAATCTGTTACAATCTTCCTGCGATCCATCCATTAAGAATGTATTAAACGGCATTGATGCTACCATAAATAGGTTACCGTACTGGTCAAACTTAAATTCTCCTCCCAAACCTGCGATGTGATCACCATCTGAGTTCTTCACAGTAATATCAGATTTGTGAATTGGCTCTGACCACGGAGAGATTATAGACTCAGCAGAAGAAGCATACATCTTATGCGATGGTTGATAGGCAAAGGAAGATACATATAAATTCCAACTGTCGTCACGGTTGCTTTCATACATTACTAATCCAGCAAAATCAGGACGTATCTGGATATGAGGGCTGAAGTTGTCGGACTTAGTTTCAGTCAACCGAATATCAGCTAATCCCTCACCACTACTTCTCCAACGTGTCATCGTTGTTAAGTCTTGTTGCTGCTCTTCAAACCTGCCCGACCACCTTTCGGACCCACAAGAACAAACCCACTCACCTGTGGAATTGGTCGTATCAGGCACCGTTCCGCCATCACTGTTAATGTTGATTTCGTAGAAGTATTTAAGTCCGCATACAAGTCCACTGTTAGGGCCTAACGTGGGCCATGCCAGCATTCGGAGTACACCTCCAGGCGCAATAACAAACTCTCCATTCTCCTGAAAATCACTGGCTGGTTGTAAATCGTCCATAGTGAATCTGTCTATATCACCCCATGCAAAAGTAGACAACTGGCCCGCCAGACTATTTCGTTCTTCATCAGCATATAGGAGTACAGCAATATTTACGTTCATTGGTAGTACGTTAGTATTACTTATCTCTACCGTTAGTGAACATGTCTCGAAGTCCCAACTGGTTTCGACCGAATGAGCACTACAAGATTCACAAGAGATGCTCTTCTTTTGGTCCATTATTACCTTATCGTTGTTGTCTGTGGTTGCTTCAATTGCAGTAAAGTAAGTCCAGTTAGGATGATAATCAATAGGTAGTGGGCTTTCCACAGTCTTATTGCCTTGAGAATCTAGCCGGATATTAGGAGTCAAATCCAATGACCCCGTAGATGACTCGCCCGAACCCAAACATAGTCTCGCTGTTGCTAAGGAGTTTAGTTCTATTGTGAAATCGAAGTTGTTACGCCAAGATACAAGCAATTCAGCTGCATCTAATCCTGCGGCAGTTTCGTATGATACTATCCTCTTTAGATTTGTGCTTGCATTATCCTCGATCACGAATCCAATAGCATATGATGCTGTGGAATTATAGCCATCCATATTCACATATGACTGCACCAGTGTAGCCAACTCTGGAGTGGATACTTCTTCATCTATCACCCATGCATCAAGAGCAGGAGTTGACGTATTATCCCAAGCTATTCCACTCACAGTGCTTCGGGTTGGCCCAGTATAATGAATAATCAACTGAGCGGGATCAGAGCCAGACTCATATGCATAAAACTCTCTGACATCACTACTACTATTGTCTTCAATTGCTAACCCTATATAACCAGAGCCAGAGTATCCACTGGATGCCAAGAATTCTTCCACAATAGTTGAAATGTCAACAGATTGCTGATCTACAGATGCAGACCAATCCTGAATATTAGACCAGTCAACACTCGACCCACTAGGCGGTAGTGCTCCCCCAGTCGTCCATGCGATATCCAGTTGTGCTCCACTATATCCCGCTGCGTCGTAAGCGAAGAATGACTTCAATGGATTACCGACTGTATGATTTTCGATCACCAGTCCCATATATGATCCAGACATCGAGTAGCTCGGTAAATCTATATACTCGGTTACTAAGGCTGTGATGTCTGCTGTTTTCTCAATACCATCCCATGATGAGGCCGTCCACGGTATACCAGGATGCTCTGTGGCAGAGTCAATCATATATCGGTTACGCGGTCCATCCTCAGTTTTGTCTATCTCTAATATGGCAGCAGCAAAAGGTGTGTCTTTCGAGATAAACTCCCTCAAAACACTGCTGCTGACTTCTTCTATAACAAAACCAATATATTGCCCAGTAAAATCTGGGTTTACTGTAGTATGCTCTTCGTCCAGATAATACCCTATGCCAGACGTTCCGTATCCATACTGGTCCCAGTGATATCGCCAGGAATCTGATGTGAATACCGTATCAATTAGAGTTAACAAGTCAGGTGAAGTGACTTCCACTGCGTCACCACTGCCAACAGTATCCCAATCAGTTGCATCAACCCAGCTTATGCCACTGCCATCCGTCGTCCTAGTACCTTCCGGTGAGTACTCGATATGTAGCTTGATGTCAGTTCCGCCCTCGGACGACTTGACTGATTTAAGAATATCAGTCGCAGTCGATATCCTGAATCCAATATACTTAGTCCCGTAGAATGAAAAGTAGCTATCAAACCACGGCTTCACAATACCCCGCAGATCAGGAGTGGTCACAGTCTCCAAATCAGCCCAAGTTCCAGTAGACCAACTGACTTGCTTATCCGGCAAGTATGGAGTTACGTTAATGTACGGTGAATACTCGATATACAATTGCGACGGCTCACCATATCCCGAACCTTCGTAAGCAGCAAACGTCTTCAGCACCGATCCAGAAACGTGCTGTATTCCGAATCCCATTGCTGCGCTCGATACCCCTGGGTCACATCGGTCAACATAATCCTGTATCAACAGTCGTATATCAGGCGATGTTACTATATCTGAATCGGTCCAGATATTCGGGCTCCAATTAACGGTTGTTGATCTATAATCAATATTAGGTAGTTCATTCCATACCACGTCAATGTATGCTCGCTTGGTACTATTCCCTTCAACTGATACTAGCTCTTTCAGTGAGTCAACACTTGAATTTGCATCTCGAAGTATGATGCCCATATACCCGCTAGAAACCTTGTTGTTAACCCAGTAGTCTACTAGATCAGTTATATCAACTCCAATAGGATTGGAGCCGGTCCATTCGCCAGCCTGGATGGACCATATAACCTCTGGCGCTGATAAATCCAAATCCCGCTGCGGATACGTGTATGCATAGTAGAAATCAGGAGCATTAAATGCACTTCTCAAATCGTCTAGATCAGCAGTCTCCCATTTGAACCCAATGTATCTACTGCTCATTCCTGATCTGTTGTTAATATAATTTTGTACCGTTTCCTCTGCACCAGTTATATCTACTGTAACTGCTGTCCAGTCACCGGGGTCAGGAGTAAACTCGGTTATGGGTGTTTCAAATAATGCTGGTAGAGACCAGGCAAACATCTCATACTGAGACCATGCAGAGGATATTGACGATATATTAAACATCTTAATATTGGCATCGTTGTCATTGTCTGCTCCATCCTGTAGCTGTGGTGTGACCGTAAACTTAGCTTCTGTTATAATAGCATCAGAGTAAGGTGCTTCATAGTCGTTAGCTGAGTTTCTGCCTTCAATGTAATGTCGCGCAAGAGCACTATAAATGAAGTCTTGCTCCCAGTAAACCACAGGAGCACTATCCCAGCCATACGTAGGAGATGATTCAGGCTGCAAGAACAATATTGCAGGCTTATCCCTAACGTTAGCAATAGCGATAGTCTCGGCTTCATCGGTGCCGATATTGCTCAAAGCGGTTTCTTCTACCCATGTCCCTGATGCGGGCAGATTATTCAGACTGTCTGATTGGCGACGTACTTGCACATCCCATGTACTTGTGTTTTCCTCAAAAACAACGTTTGTCCATACAGCATCTTGCTCATAAGTAACAACTGCCCTGATATTAATAGGGTCAAGTGTGACTCCGGTTACAACTCTTTCACCAGACCAAGTAGTTCCACGATCAGTTGATCTGGCCCAAAGTATTCGATCATTAATTGCAACAGAATAATGCATAAATAAAACGGGCACAGGTGTTGTACTTGTCTGTAAATCGTCGTAACTGATTAAATCAAAACCATTACCAACCTTGTTTTGTAAGTTTGCAGTAGCACCATCGTACACTCGACCAACATCATTCCAAGAACCATCGTAGTATGCGAAGTAGACCTCAATCTCAGTTGATGTTGTATTGTACCTCGAATAAGCCATATGGATTTCACTGTTCACTGGGGTAATTCTCAAGCAGTCGAGCTTGACATCCTGGGTACCACCATAAGTTGTTATCCCGGTATTAATATTGACGAAAGTGGCTCCGCCATCCGTCGATGAAGCTACGAAGATGCTGTTGGTGGAATCCACACCGGTAGTCCCAATAACATATGCAATCTTAGGCTGTAACGAATCGTCCTCTATGCAGTGTGGTGACCCGATTGTGGAACCAGAAGCACCAGCAACCACTGTAACCGTGGAGTGTGTGGGCCAACTTCCACCAGCGCCAAACTTGCGTGCGAAGCATAACTGCATGGTCCCCGAGTTGTCACGTAGATAACTTATGCATGGGTCGTTATCGACAGTGAGCATTGTGACATCGCCATATACATCACTATCAACCTCTGTAGAATCTTTCCACTCCCAATCACTTCCATTCTTAACCAGCTTACTAACCATCAACTTGTAATTGGGAGCATCTGGGGTGGTGTCGTTATCTACCCACGCAACGTACAGACCTTCCGTAGTCCAAGTTAAATCTCCGATGCGGTGTACGGTTCCACCACTGACGGCACCATATGATCTTGTATCAGTGTAGGTAGTTGGAGTCTCGAATGGATATACGGGGTCTTCCCCCCCTGCTGAACCATCACCTACAACGTATTCAGTCCAAACATTATAGTCACCATATATGGCGAATCCAGAAGCCAGAACCTCTTCGTCTGGCTCGTCATAATCCAGGCTGGGGTCTAATGTTGACTGAGCCTGATAGGTATACGCAATATCCGCTATACCTAAATCTCCCGTAGTATTCGCAGAAGTAGACTTGGACTCGGCACCCTTAAATGCTGCGGCTGAATTTTCATCTATTAAAGTGATTGCTATATCAGATGCATTCAATTCCGCAGCGTAAGGGTATGAGAATAATGTGGCTGATACGATAGTCGAACCTTCCGGTATGCCGTAAACTCTGATCCTCAAGTATCCATCATAGTAATCTGCACCATCCGTACCAAATCTAACAAAGTTTGCTTTGTTAAACCACGTCGTATCATTTTGCACGTAGGCATCAGGACTCAATCCATCCGAAACATATGTTTCGTTGTCCATCATGAACGTTCCGCTATCAGACTCTACAAACTCATCCACTGAACAATCATTAATCAACTGGATTTGGGCATTTGCTCCAATTGAAGTATTATTTACAGCAATAACGCTGAGATACGATTCTGATATGTAGTCGTATCTTTCTAGGCGTACAGAAGAATCTTTGTCTTCTGGGATAAACCTGAGTATAGCGTCATATGTGTTAGAACCATCATTACCAAACTGTACCGTTCCTTCGTTGATAGTCCAATCCGCATCATCAGCTAAAAATGCGTCACTTGCAGCGCTAGGTATTTCGGCAGTTATGCTTGTGTAATGCGGGAATCCGTCTCCACCACTTCTTTCTACATTGCGGTTAATGCCGTGGATAATGGTGGTACTGGTAGAAGTTGGTCCTTCAGATTGCATCTCTATATGAGCACGATTGATCTTTGGCCTACCTAGACCTTGATCTGCAATGCCAGCCGTAAAGGTGTCAAACCGGACATAACCATCCCAAACGTGGTCTCCATCCGATGCGTGCTCAGTTCCCCACCAAATATATCCCTCACTATTTTCCCATCGCTTCGGTAGGTTATCGATAACCTCTGCCATAGCATCATCATCACTGGATGAAGCATATATATCAGTAGTCAGCATTGTTGGGAATTCGGTATGGTCGGCACTTGGCCAATCATCATTGCGGTTCAATAACTTGATCATCGTTGAGGATGTACCCGAACTATCAGCAGCAGGTGTAATTCGTAGTCGTGCTGCAATATACTTCAAATCTGGATCGATATCAACATTGAAACGCATGTAAGCGTTATAGTCGTCGATATCCACGCCGAATCGCACAGAACTTAGGTCGTTACGCCATTCCTCAATCTCTGTATTAAAATCAGCATCATCAGCACCCGCTGCTATCTGGAACTGTAACACAGTCGTATCTGGGAACGACTCTATGTTGCCATAATCCAAAAGCTTGATTGCGACATCAGAATCTCCAACAACAGTGGATTCCGATTGTAACGTGATGGAAGCAGACGAGATCAACGCATAAGTCGGGATTCCGGTTATGTAGAAACGTAGGTATGCCTCATATGTCTCACCTGCTGATTCGCCAAATCGTATAGTATCGGCGCTATTTTCCCATCGCTCATCACTGATACGATAATCAGCGTCACCGCTTTGACTATCTATAGCAACAGAATAAATATGCGTATCTGCGAATTCCGAACTTCCGTCTACGAGTGCTATTGTTGCATGGGCGTCACCAGTATCAGTTGCCGCAGGTGTGAACTCCACGTAGGACTCAATGACCCGAGAATTCACAGGTATATTTAGTAGGAATCTCAAGTATGCGTAGTAGTCCGATCCGCCATCGCTACCAAACTTAATGGTATTACTCCCTATGCTCCATAGGTCGGGTATCTCTAATTCTGCATCGTCTGCTGCTGCGGCTATTGGTATTTGCACAGTGGTGTTATCTTCAAATTCTCTCGTATCCACCTCATCTAACAAACGAATGACTGACTTGGCAGCACCGCTTGCCACTCTAGCCTTCATCTCCATATGAGAGCTAATGATCGTGGTATCTACAGGTACGTCAAAGTTATCAAACCGGAAGTATGCATCAAACTTCTCTAAGCCTGCCACATCAAATTCTTCGATGTATACAATGTTGCTGGTATCAACAAGCGGCATGATGGCTGCATGTTCTGCTACCGTCTCTCCGCCCGGAGGTTCACCTGTCCAAGTGGTGCTAGGAACCCAGTGATTCGGGGCAGATGTATCAGCGACAATGCTTGCGTCAATAACGTTGATGTCCCACGTATTGAGAGGCAAACTGGTCAACTCTGCATACTTAAGGTCAAACTCGGCCGATCCTGATGCCTCATAGTATGCGATAGTTGGAATGCTGTTAACCAGCATTGGCTTGTAATGCCCAATTTCTGCTGCACCGTCAATAATCTGGTCACCAGTCCAAGTCACTCCATCGTATCTGGACCATCGCATGCCGATCCCTGAGCTATCTCCGAAGAAGAATAACGGATGTGTATTGTACTGCATTATTGTACATCTTGTTGCTGATATGGGAGTTGTTACCGACATCGTAACCGGGACTCCCCACGAACCGGCTCTGGTGTTGTATACCCTGTTACCAGTGGTGGTATCCAAATATGTAACAGCGGGCACGCCAGAAATCATTACCGCGGATATTTCCCCAGTATCGTCCACGTTAGTTGCTACTGACTCAGCAGGTTGCCATGATTGACCTTGGCTTGTACTTGCATAAAAGTTGATGGAGGAAGCTCCACCACCATCAAAGTGTACAATAATTCCTGGTTGGTCGTTGTTGTCAAATAGTGAAACTTGACTCCATACAAACGTCGGCAAACCTGTGACCACAGTATAGCTGTTCCATGATCCACCAAACCTTGTGGCATATGCTACGTCGTAAGTGCCGCTTGTAGTACTATAGATAATATATGCTATGGCTGGTATACCAAATATGTTCTCAATCGATATCTCAATAATGGATATATTCGGGGTGCTTGCTAAGACTACCTCTTCGTTAATGAATGAAGACGTAGAAGGATCAAACTCGGCGAATTTAATACTATTTCCACCGGCAGCCCAAGACATATACATCGTGCCGCTAATGTCTATCAGATCAGATGACTTCGCAGTAGTAGTATTAGTACTTGTGGTTATCTCTCCCCAAGTGGCAGACGATGCTGTAGAATCATGGCCAAGACGCACTTCAGCAGCATCGTTGGTCCATGTTAATTCGCTTTCTACGTGAGCATCACTTTCTCCATCAATTACAGAGAATGTGTCTGTAAACACATCACAATCCCATTTCAAACGTATTTGTTTGTATCGACCTGCAACAGTCTCCGTAACACCGAGCGTTTCTAGATCGATCAATTCTCCTTCACGACCAGATAGTGAATATTCAGCACTCCACTGAGTATCTGCATCAGGGTCATCCGTTAAATTACTGGCTCTTAATTCAATAGTACCAAACGAGCAACCACCTGTAGTATTTAACTCTGGTATCAATATGGTCTTGATTGTAGAGTCCTCAAGGAAAGTATCAATCTCGTTGCTAACTGCAACAAAATTCTGAGTTATTATAGTCGGACCAGAATATGTATAGTCGTATGTCGTTACCCACTGTGTATCAATATCACTCAGATCAGCTGTGGTTACATCTGACTCGGACCCTGGTAAAGTAAAGGCAAACGGATAATCACTTGAGGATACCGTGAATGCCAGATGTTCTAGATTTCTATCCTCATAGAAGTTTACATCAAATTTTGAGTAGCATATCGGCCCATCACTATCGTTCACTACGTTCAGTGGTAGAACATCTGTTGTATGCGACCATCCGTCATGAAAGTTACGCAAAGAAGCCAGATATGGGTCTTGCTGGTAAAGCGGAATTACCCTGACTCCTGGGTGATACGCCATCATAATCTCGTAGTTGCCATATCTATTGTCGTGCCAAGTAATGAACAGATTTCCAGACGGGTTGGAAGTAATTGATGGTTTAAGTGATCTGCCCTCGTGCTTAGTGATTCGCTTGTACGCAAAGTTATTGGTAGAGTTCGCGTAGTAAATCTCCCACACCTTGTCTCTGTTGGACTGCCAAGCCAAGTGTAGTACATTATTCAAGTCGATGTACAGGTCAGGTAACTGGTTTGAGCCTTCACCAGACGATGTTATATCAACGGAGTATACGAAATCATCCTTGTCAAAGAAGTAATTCAGAGAGTCATCTGGGTTAAATACCTGACTTACACCCGTAGGCAACTCATCCTCAACCTCTTTAGTCCCAACCAATCGTATATTCTGTATCCCGGTATCAGTGTGCTCATATACGATGAATACGTGATTATTGTAATCTACTTGGATTCTTGGGTTAGTACAGTGGCCTGTTTCATTTGTAGAAATTAGTATAGGCCCACTGATATCCAGTCCCTTAAATTGTGACAGGACGTCAAAAGGTTCAGACTCTATGACGGACCAGTTGTTAGTATCTGTGTGAAAATCGTCATACCAATCCGCTCCAACACTGCTAGAACTGATCATTGTACTGCCTTGCTCAATCGGAGGATCAAATTGTCCTACCGATATTCCATCATCACTCTCTCGCTGCAAGTAATCAAAAAGTTGTTGACCGGAAACAGCAGTGAGAGGTACGAAATATTCCTGTCCTGTAGCCCAATTTGGGAATATGTCATCAAACTGGAACTGATCGGGACATCTATCCCCTACAGCAGACTGTACAAACTTCACAAACACCTTGCCATCTGGGAAGCTTTCTGCTTTTACGCCTGGACATAGAGAGCCATGATTACCGCCATCGGGGTCGGGATTTAGAACTTCACGACCATCAGGTAGTAAGACCTCCATAACTACAGTACGTTGCATCAAGAACTCGTTTCCACCGATATCCCTACAGTTGTCACTGACACAAGTAATGCGATATACCACTCCAGCCAAACCAAGTCCTGGCTCTACTAGATCATCTACCGGGTTGGCTATTGGTATTATATTGTCACTTCCAGTAGCAGCATCAATAAGCTTATCTCTACTATATTCTGACAGTCTTATTTGCTTCAGATATACATTCCATTTTCCATCTTCTAGCGCCTGATAAGTCAGATAAGCATATTGTGAATTCTCGTATGGACGGGCATAGTTTTTGCTTATGTCTATCTTGGGATTAGCAATCGGGACTCGTTCACCGTTGTAAATGTGATCTGTGATTCGGTCACCAAGAAGAATATTATCCACATCTTTTGAACTTCCGAATAGATATTCAGGGAATGGATAGTCTTGAGCACTTGCACCTGCACCACCCACCAAGTTCTTGTAATCAGTGTTGATGCCCCCACCTGCATCTCTGAGGGCAGTTTGGTAGTCATATATATACCATCTAGACTGATAGTAGTCATCTGAGCTAAAGAATGGTGAAGTTAACTCAGTATCACCTTGTACTAAAAACTTCACATACCATGCTACTTTTTCATCGTCAACACCCGCAGGGTCTAAGTGGTATACTGGGAAGCATGCTCCAGCCAATGGGCCAGAAGCAAAAACGATGACATCTTTCCAGGTATCTGAATCTGCTGGGTCATCAGTACCCTGAATAATGTCAACGGGCAACTCATCGTAACTCCACATGGTTGCTATTGACACCTGAGTTAGACCGGGAGCATCTTCCCATCTCAGGCTATTTTGTAGTCTACCATATCCAAAAGTTCTATTTGCTAATAACTTGAAATCTACGCTTGTGTGGAACTGTTGTAATTTTATGGTCGAAATATTATCTACCATCGTTTCATATGCAATCAGTCCCACACCATTATTGAGAATGGCTATGGATGGTTTTCCTACACTACTACACCCTTTGTATATTTCATCACATTGGTCTTGTACCCTATTAACACCGACAACAGGTTCACCGACAATACATTGATCATCATAATTGCATTCGGATGTGATGCAGTCAAACTCAACTGCACCTGGGCCACCACAAGGATTGGGAGTACATGGCGTACCATAGCCCATCCATACTCCGTCACATTCCGATTCACTAGATACCGTGGTGCAGTTTATTCCTATGCAGCAAGCTCCACCTTCGCCACCACAATTAGCATATATAGTCGCTACTTCATCAAACAGCCCCGACTTTTCCTTGAAATATTCAATAGGAGTAACCCCATCATCTTCGCATTCACCTGTAGGGAATAACAGGCAGTCGTCCCCACACGACCCTGTTGCTTTAGCAAGGCAGTTGTTCCAGACAAACTGCTGTGCCTCGCCGACACTACTGTGAATTGGAGTTGGGAATGGTATTGCAAGCCAATCACATAACTCATCACATTCTGCTCCACAGCACTGATAATCTGGGCATTCTCCTCCACCACCAGGGCAAGTACATCCGAACCCATCCAAAGTTCCACAACATGTCATGTTGGTTTCGGTCGGAGTAATAGTAATTGTTGTGCCACATACGTTGACTCCAAATGGTATGTCACATATTCCATCGCAATCTTCTGCTGTATCAGGTGAAACGCATTTAGGAATCGGAAATTCATAACATTCTGATGGAAGTTCACCAGGAGTATTGGGAAGGCACTGACTAACATCATCACAGGCACATTGAGGGAAGTAGTTGTCTGGGTCTGATGGGTCGCCAACCGCTCGAATAATCGGTAATGGAGTAAAATCTACGCAAGCACAAGATGATGGGAAGATACCCGCAGCAGATGAGGCATCGAGGAATATTTGATCCCAATCAGCATCAGTCAGGTCATAATATAAACCACCAGTCTGTATGGCTATTTGCTCGGCACCAGTTGCTGGACCCACGAAGAAAATCTTATAATTTTCGGAATTCGCAAAGTCGATGAGTTGCTCACGAGTTGTATCACTGCGAGCCGAGTTATCACACACGGTAATCATTATGTTGCCAAATGCTCCTGGCATGTTATAATGCAAACCCTGCATAGAGCCGTCATATATATTTTCAGGGCCGTCACCACCACCACTCGCAGTTAAAGAACCTACAAGTGCTTCAAACTCAGTAGCATCGGTTGTGAAATCTACTGGTCCAGGCCGTGGCTTTTCATCTCCACCACGCCCTACCTGGCTATTAGTATTGTAAGTTCCATCATCGTTAAACCCATAGACCCACACATCATCTTTGAAAGTTACCAAGGCAAGACGGGAAAGAATTCCTCGGTTAATTCCGTTTTGGACAAAACCAATAATGCCGTTTTTAACATCTTTGATTTCACTACCCATACTGCCCGTGTCATCAATAACAAAGATCACATCAAATCCCGCTGGTGATCCGCAGCATTCTGGCCCAGGCTCTATAGTAAAATCATAAGCGCAATCGTTATCTTGTCCACCCGGTGTAACTATTGATCTACAGTATGCATGCTTTCCACTGCAAGACATGCAATGTAATGAGCAAACTCCGTCACCGTCGTACCTAGCACAATCACAACTGCAAGGTGTTGGAGGATCAAGAAACCAAGGAGTTGGTAACTCACCACAGCAAACTTTGGGTAATGCCGGGTTAGGAGGGTTAATACACCCGTCTGGGCCAGACGAGTTGATTATCATCTCACAAACTTCGGTACATTGGCTACAGTTTGAATTAAAAACTTGTTCTATACCATCGGCATCAGGACCAGGCCCGGTGCCATCTCGGTTACAGGATATGATGATCTGCTTGTGGCATTGCAATGCTGTTGCCGAAACAATATCTACACTTGAACAGCAACAGCAGGCTTCGCCACCATTTTCAGGATCACCACATGCCGCTGGATCGCATGGTGGACAAGGAGGATATTCACAGTCTCCTGGGATATCGACACTACAATTAACTGCGTCACATAACAAACCTTCATGCCATATACCTCGTAATGTAGTGCAAGTTGCTTTATCAACCTCTGTACAAATATTACCTTCCTGACAACATGCCCACCTATCATCAGCAAACGTTGTTACAGTTGCATTCTCCACTGGAACCGTGAAAGTCTCTGGGGCAGCAAACACAGAAACTCTGTCAATATATGGTGTTTCTATAGTTAAAGATGGTGAATCAAACAGTAGCTTCAGATATGTTAGTATAGAGTGCTGTCTATTCCATTCAGAATCCTCTCTTTTGACTTTGAAATACTCACTGTATACGTTAAGCAATTCCGCTTTTTTGGACGAGATTATCTCACGTAAATCAAAATCTTCGTTAAGAGCAATGGAATACCGAGATGCCAACTCTATAAATTGCGTTGCCAGCCAATCTTTTCCATCGGTGAAGGACGATAGAAACAAAAATGCGTTGCCAGGATTTGCAGTGAGAAGCAAATCAATTAATTTTTCAGCGATATTCACACCAAAGGGATGACGCATTTTCAATAGTTGTACTTCGTCTAGTGCTGCTCGCTGATCTGGATTAATAATTCGATCTGGGTACTCGCCAAGTTTAGCAGCAAATCCAATGACATGAGTAATGTCCCATTCATCCGGTTGCTTAAAACACAATAACTCATTTGTCTCTGGGGCCGGGTCTGCATTATGCCCCATCTCTATAAACAGTGCATCAACATTGAATACCGCTATGTCGTTGTCGAATACGTTAAAGTTCTGACGCAATTGACATTCAACCACATAGGGGGAGGAAACGAACGAGTACAAGTCGTTAAAATGCTCTATCTCTCTATTAATGGTTATTTTCTTGGACAAAGATTGGTAGAAATCATCTACCGAGTTACTATGTTCGTATGATAACACTACTTCGACCAACCTGCCATCTGCCGGATATTGATCCAACTGTATGGCGCGGGCCAAGTCTCCATATAAGTATGGAATAAACCCGCTTGCTCTTGCTGCATGGTCAATCGTGTGAAGCATGTTAATTGTTATTTTAGACAGCTTAGGCATTCTTCGTCCTAGAACATCCACATCCGCCAGATTTTGGCCCAGACATAGTTTTAACTGGATGATTGGTCGGTGCGTACTTGACGTATGCTTTATCAGTACGTGGCATAGCCAACTTACGAGTATATGCCTTCTTATATGCGTTAATCAGAAGTCGCTGTCGAGGATCAGGTTGTGGTATTGATCGCATCGCTGCCATCTGCTTCTTCCTCTCTGCCAGACGCTCCGAATCACTAGAAGACATTGCTTCGATTTTCTCTACTTCTTTTCGTTCGAGCGATTGGGTTTCATGCAAAAACCTGATACGATTAACATTCGTTTCACTGGCTGTGCGGCTTTGATTGGCAATCTCTCCCAAAGATGTGAAGTCTTGAAAAGTTGGCACAAAATACCTGTGACTCAAAACAAAATCAGGTGTTAAATCTTTTCCTGTTGGCCCTAGTCGCTGTTGTGGTCTCGGGCTCATCAACACATCGTTAAATGTGATAGTAGATTCAGCAATCGGTACATACTTTCTATTGACGTACTTCATGTGATCTATGCCTTCAAACTTTACCCAGTATAACTGACACTTGCCACCAATATTCTTGTGTATTCCAAGTTCATGCCACAATATTTCAGAAGGCAGAATCACTTGGTTTCTTCCCTTCTTGGTTACAACTTCAAAAGTGCATATCTCCCCTGCCGTTGATTTCACTGCCAGTTCATATTTTTCCTCAGCGTCACACACAATCTGCATACTGAGCGGTATGTTATTTTTGATGTCGATCTCGTGGTTATCGAGAATCAAATCGAACGGGATAATATGGGAATCCAATGACTGGCTTTCATTATAGAAAGGCAGCACAGCTTCCTCTGTGGTCGTTTTGCCATCCAACTCAATTTGGACGACGCATTTGAGATCAACTTTAACCAAATTGGTTAATCTAGAGTTCATCTTATCTTTGTTAAATAGGTTGACGTATCCTTCGACAAAGTTAGCCCTCTTAACTATGGCAGTTCTTTCTTCAGAAATGACCCCCTTTGAAACAGATAATAACTCTAGTCGAGTGTTAATTGTCTCATTAAATATTTCTATTTGCATTCGATCTGCTTTATCCACTTTGACCATAAATCGGATGTCTAAGCAAGACTCGGCGTGCCCACTTGGCGGATCGACTTTGAATTCAATCATTGTATAGCCTCGATGAGTTTCGGACCCACTACCTCGTAAGAAAAGTTATCGTGTACGTACTGATAAGCAGCCTTGGCTTTATTAGCAGGGTAATTTTCCCAGACTCGGCGCATTGCATCACGAACGTCACCTATTTTTACAACAGGCCAAATGCTCTTTCTAAATTGTGGTAGTCCGTCCATATCCATATAAGTTTTGTAGCTCTTTGGCTCGATATAGGTACATAGTTCAGGTTTAGCATATTCTAATGCTCCACCAAATCTGACAGTAATCACAGGCATCCCCAGAGCCATCGCATGCAACCCTGGCAGCCCGAAACCTTCTCCCAAACTAGTGCTAATGAATATGTCTCCCTTTTTCATCAACTTAGGTATATCCTCAAATTCACAATGAGTTTCCTCAGCGTAAATAGGAGCAGTATGTTTTGTTCTCCATTCGCAAGTACGCTTTACTCTAGATACTAGCGACTTTAATTCCCTAGGCTTGTCCGTCTTGATTAGCAGACAAACCTTATCCTTGTTTTCAAAAGCATCATAAAACGCTTTGATTAAAGTCTCCCAGTTTTTGCGTTTCTTCCATGTCCCCATACTAAAGAACGTTGTCTTTGCATATCTCCCATCAGGCTTTACAGCAGAGTTAAACAACTCTGTATCAAAACAGTGAGGAATCACTGTGATGGGTCGGTTTACACCGCCCTTCTCGAAGATATTTTTGTTGAATTCAGATGCAGCGAATATGCCATCCATACTGTTCATATAGTTGGCCCATTCGGGAGGTAGCGTGATGGTTTCAAAAACAGCAAGTCCAATGTGCTTCTTCGATTTCAGAGGCCGCTGGAATAACTTCGGTATACTATGGAACAGATTGGTCTGCTCTGGAACATTCTTTTTCTTTTGTAATCCCATAAATAACTGAAGCCTGTTTTTACTTACGCACAGGCCATCCGGTTTATTCAGGAAGTGTACCCGTACCGGAAAACCTGGGTCTGTTTTTAGGATGGAAAGAATGTAATCTTGAGCACTTATACTATATCCAGAATAATTAAGATATAAACTGTAGTTCAGTTGCATGATTTATCCTCAAATTATTTCATATTATACACTTCCTGATGACTACGATGCACATTATGTTGAGACAACAACTGACCCATCAATTTGAACATTTATGTCGTTAATCAGACTATATAAACCCTCCCCAAAACTGAAAGTAATGTTCCCAGAAGCGTCAAGCTTAATAACTCGGCCTGATTTTGTGAAGCTGCTTTCTGCTACCACATACGACCCTGACATTGGGTCTATATCAACATCAGTGACCACCACACCTTCAGCACTTCTGTATTCAAAAGAGGTTGCCCCTGATCTTGTATCATATACAATTACTGCACCAACGTAAGGAGTCCCGGCCCGAGTGAAAAACATTTCATTCAGAACATCTCGTTGTGCTTTACGAGTTTCAGATGGCCCTCCAACGCTGCGAAAATCAAAATCTCCTGTAGGATTGCCAATACTACCTCCTGGCTTTAGTCCACCAATTAGTAATGTATGTTCATCCATCTTTTGGGCACGTCCAGGTATGAATGGTGAAAACTCCATCACGCTATCTAACCCGTATACGATCTGGTTATTTTCATTCACCTCGATAATACTAGATACGTTAGTACTAAGGTTTATGCTCTCTGTACTACCAGGGAATGCCTCACTAGGGAACTCCCATTCTTTGACCGCAATCTTTCCGTTACAGATTATATAAGTATTTGTGTCTGTCTTCTCTACCCAAGTAGGAGAGAATATACCATCAATGTAAGCGAAGTTGCCTACAAACATCGGTATTCCGATGGCAGTTGCTATTTTCGAGTAGAAGACGGAATCATTTTGAATACCTGATGATAGAACATTGTCACTCGCAAGCATAAAAGCAGCGTTATTTGTAGGTAGTTGTTGAGCCAAGCCTGCATTTTGCGTAGACAGATAGATGGGCATAATTTGCCCCTCAGCATTTACCTGATCTAATTCATCCGTCGTCAGACCTAGAATCTTATCAAAGTTCTTTATCAACTGTATCTGACTTGTGGCTGTTTGTAAGGTAATTTGGCTTACGTCAACCGTTTTGAATGATATTTTCTTACTCCAAACGACATACAAAATTCCAGTTCTAACATCGTAACTTGCAGAGATAGGGAATACCTTATTTGAATGCTCGTAGTTGATTGACCCAAACCCTGCCAGTAAGGTTCCGTCTTCACTATACTCTAGAATACGGTCATTGTATGTATCGGCCACTACAAACACCCGACCACTTTCTCTTCGTGCTGATCGTGGCTCGAAAAATCGCGCCGATGCGGAATCACCGGTATTATCTTCGACAGCAGCAAAAATAGTATTAGGTGCAATAGGTGAACTCGCTCCAAATAATGCTACGTTATCTGACTCGGTAAACGACGTATCAAAATTAGTGGTATTTTCGTGGACTTGATTAACAGTGTTAGCTAAAGCGAAATAGTAGCTATCCACATATATAGGTGTATCAAGCGTGATATTGCTGTCCACCTCTATATTTTGTTTTTCACCTCTGTTAAACTCCTCATCTGTATCGATTCGGAAACCATCAATCTCGGCCTCGGTCACCACCAGTATGCGCAACAACTGCATAACAGGGGAACTGATTCTGTCTGTATCTGGGAAAAACTCAACTTCGATTTCGATGTCCGTGCCTTCTAGATTTATTAAATCACCACTACTCAAAAACGGAGTATATTCTGCTCTATTAAGTAGTGTAGTGCCATCTGCTGCTCGTGCTCGTACAGTGATCTCTGTGCCAGATGGTTCGATTGTATCCCACTGAATGTTCGAGAATATAACTTTGGCACCACTTGCGTAACGCAATTTCATGGTGCCGCTCTCAGGTAGCAAGATTGCCCTCTGAATGTTTATATAGTCTACAAAGAAGCTGAAGGAATTCTCGATATCGTCGGTATAGATGACGATCTTCTTTATGTTGTCACGGAAAGGTATTGTAGATAGATCAACCACCCTAGCTTCAAAGTCATTTGCAGATGAATCCGGGTTGGTTGTAATCTGTGGACTTGATGCCGAGCTTTCCGTCAGCAGGGTGTAATCTATGCTACGGTCATCACTGCTATTACCCTCAAAGTACATCTTGACTGGTCCGTGGACAACATCAAGGCTTTTGATATATAGTACGAATGAGTCATATGTAGACCAGTCTTGGGTAGTGGAAAATTCTTTGACATACTGTACCCTGAATGCCTGCTGATAAGTAAATTTACCTGAGTAGAATCCTTCCACCACGTTAGTCGCACTATCATGTGCTTCTATCATAGCATTGTCGGAGATGATGACGGTTTCTTTTTTGAAGAGGGTTTGGTCACCACCACTTAAATCTTCTCCAGGTGCTGTGGCCGATTCAAAACCTTCAATAGTTATAATGTTAGATTCGTCATCTTCGTTGAATGCCAAAGTTACTGTATCATTAGCAATAACTAGGTTGTTAAGCGAGTAGGCTGAATTCCAAGCAAGATTGGTATCATACGTGACATAAAATGATGTGCCAGTTGTAGGTGGAACTCCGCTGATAACATGCTGTTCCAAATCAACATCGGCAGTAGTATTATCGAAGTCGATATAAGTATCTGGTGTAATACCAGGAATAACTGCAAACTCGTTGATGAAGTATTGATCTACCCATCTGTCACTAATATGGAAAGCAGATTGGCTATCATCGTATAAAAGTTTCATTGCTAGAATCAACTGCAACAGGTTCGATGTACTGATCTCTCCGAAAATCTCTTTGTTGCTGGATTCCAGTGTTTTCACGAAGCTGTCAAGTTGTGGGTGAGTTAGTAGGCCGACATTCTCTAGATTTTGGTGGTCTATGAGTGGCATCCTAGAAAGATCAAACGTGCCGCTGGTGACCTTCTCTGCATCAAAGTCAGCTATTCGGAATGAGGGCAATTGCCCCTTCACCTCAGATGACAAATCTATTTTGGACGGATTCAGTGAACCGCCTCTGTGTTTGTGTAGTTTGATTGCTGCTTTGATTAGCTCGATGAAACCTATGTTTTGTCGTATGTCATTGTTAATGCTCTCAATGGCTGTTGAGCCTACAACAACTTCGGCTAATAATAAGAAATTAGGATCACCTAAATCTGACGTAGGCCATACAATGAAATCAACATCTTCTGCAAACCGGGTGCGTTCCACCTTTTTGGCATAGATATAGCTGATCGAGTTGGGAACCAACTCGGTGATCGTGGCAGGAAACTCCGTCCTTGCGGCCACGAAGTTAATGTTTCCAACGCCGGGACTGATGTTGACCGTGAATAATTCATCTACTTCTACAGTCCAACCACTCAGCACGCCATTACCAAACACACTCATCAAGCCATATAGCTGCTTGTCGATAAAGACAAAGCGATCAATTTCTACCTGACCTGCAAAGTCTGTTCCGAGCGGGTCACCGAAATCAAAGAATCCTAGACCATAATAACGAGTGCTCGATGAAATGTTTATACCCTCTTTCCTGCAAATTGACCGAGGTTATTGCGTTCCCTGTGTTTCCAATTCTGTCGAACGACATATTCGTAAGATTCTTTCATACGTTTGTATTTCCTTGATAAATGCAGATTAGAATTATCATACATAAGTTCAAAAAAACTTCTCTTTTCGTATGATCGAATGTACAGCAGATGCATTTTATTTTTGTTAGTGGAAATTTTCCCAAAACCCATTAACTTTTGTAAATCTTCAAGAAAACCCATAGAACTGCTACAAATGTAAATTACAAAATGGTTATCCTTAGACTTACATACTGATCCATCACCATCAAAAACCCCTCTAATGAAGCTGCCAGCAAACTCATCCGACATTGGGTTCAGTAACCTAATAGTCTTACTTTTATTTGGTCCAATGCCGTAATGCAGCAAAGTGTCTTTTAGATGCCTGTTGGTGATATATAAAACAGCACTTTCACTCCGTATATATCCGTTTTGAACCTCTCTGCGAATAGGCCCAGTGTACTCAAGCCAATTCTTTATATCTTCCAGTAGGCGTTTGTCTTTCCAGCTGAGCCGGATGGTGATAGTATTGCTGTTCCGAGATACATTTCCATCAGCAGCGATAAATCCCAGTAAATAAAATAACTCGTCTGATTTTGTATGTAACTTGTCAATATTCATATTGTATCTGTTCGCACTTTTGGGTGATTTTCTATCCAAATTGACCCCATAGAGACGCCTCAGCTTACCTGAAACGCCATGCTTTGTTCTGCCTAATTTGCCAGCTATCTCTTGAATAGTCATCAATTGTAGGTTTTTCTTCAAAAAACTAAGTTCATTTTGAGTCCATCTTTTCTTCATCATAGTATCCTCCAGCAACACATTGTGCCAGGAGATTGCTAATTCCTGCCTATTCCGAAATATTTTTGAGGTAGTTGTCATTTCCTATAAACTCTTAATAATTTCTAATATTTCAGGAACTTTATCTCCATCGAAATGTCCTTGACCATACTCGACATGGGTTATAGCATCAACTTTATTCCGAAGAATATTCTTCTGTTCTAGAGAAACAAACGGATCATCATCAGAAAATATAGCATATATGTCTTTGCACTTTCTTATTTGATCCCAAGCAATCGGGCCATGGAAAAAGATTTGACTGTTTTGCTTATTTTCGTTCTCAATATAAGGAGCGACAAAGATCAGTGCTTTCGGAATTTCGTCAATAGCTTCCAAATATCTAATAACAGCGATGCATCCTTATTCCACTGTGTGTGGAGGTGACCCATTTCGTAAACCGGTTTCAGCGTCAGATATGCGTTTCATTACCTGATAGTAGTCTGGATTAAACGTTCTCTGAAAAGTTTCTGCGTTCGCAATGCGAACTGCCTGCGATTTTGTAACCGGCCTACGTTTGGCAGGATTGTGAATCGATCTCCTGCGTTTCTTTCTACCATACATAATAACTCCTTACCTCTTATGGTTCCTCTGTTTCCTTTGTGGCTTGATCTGCTGGACCGTCTCTCTCTTCAAGAAAACCTAAGTCTCCTAAAAATGGCTTTAGCCATTCGCCTGTGATGTTCATCCACCATCTGTTTGTGGATGGATCAAGATCGTGATTGATCTCCGTGATATAGAATAGATTATCATCCAGTGTAATAATGTCTAATGCTTTCAAACCTGGTATGCCATAGGTACTAAATTGCACCGTAGCAATGGGGTATTTCATTTTGGCATAATGCTGCAAACCTCTGCGTACTCCCTGTATCCCGCCAAATACACCATTCGACTGATAGAAAGGCTTGCGGAAACCTAAGAACCCTTCTTCTTCAGGGTTCCAAATCTGGTCAAAAAACGTATATCCTTCAACAATAAACCCGCCATCCACTCTTTCGCCCGAAGGCAAAAGTATGTCGTTGCTGGCTGTAAAAACGACGATCTGGTTGATGCAATCTTCTACACTTCTATTATACTGTACAACGTCGTAAACCAGATGCGATCCGTGCTTACAAGGGTCAAATTGGAATTTACGTGTTGACACTGACCCATCGCCTGGGTCACGAGCTTTCACAGGGAATGGTGAGGTGACAAAATCGAATACAGATTCAAACTTATCCACGTCATCACCTTTGGCAAAGAATGCTGCCTCAATGGCTGGAACGCTCTCTAATCTGAGTACCCCCCACCTATCGAAATATATCACCTTGGTCGATAACTGGGCAATTTTAGTAAAGGCATCTTCATACGTCTCACCGTTTTGGAACCTAACAGCCGGTTGTTGTAAGGTGGCGTATGATCCTGGCAAGTCATATGTCGGACTGCGTACCGTCTCGCCGTTGTAGACAAACTTACCATCAGCATTTCTTCTGTTAAACTTTATGACGTGTTGCAAGAAACCAAGTGGTTGCCTATTGATTCTGCTAGATGTTTTGTCTTCGTCATCAAATCCTGCTAATCTGGCTAACTCATATACTGCTTCTGCGTCAGCCACTCCGTCAAAGAATGGTGAGTTGAAAATAAATTGTTTCTCAAGAACTGACATGTAATCTTTAACATCAAAATCAAAGAATATTTTGTTGACAGACCTACTTAACGTACCACCATAGGCTATGCCAGTCATCTGTATCAGGAGATCATTTTCATCTGGATTTTTTCTCTTGATCTTATTTGCGATAGCATCACGCTCACCTATTCCATCAGCCCACCAGTACGATATGGTTACGTAGAAGGCTTTGTTATGTAAATCTTTGACTCTCTTACCAAGTCTATACAATTCCTTGTTATCGCCAATAGCCGTATCAAGTGGTATATAGCATTGTACCTTAGCTTCGTGACGTATAGTGTGCCATCCTTCACTGGTCCAACCATCAGTAATTTTAGTTGTCAGTGGTGCGATGTCAAACGGTTTTATTTTGGGAGTGCCGCTACTTTTACGGGTAGGTTTTTCACCACCCAATACAATCAAACGCCAGCTAGTAGCGATAGGAGTAACAGAATCTACCATCAAATACTGTTTTGCCCTGTCGTCTATTATAATGGACGGGTCTTCAGCGGAATCAAATGCACCACTCGTAGCCTTGGATTCAGCAACAGGTAACAATACCGTACCCGCATTGAATTTAATTTGGACATCCCATTTCGATGCATATTCCTTGTATGGATAGTTTGCATTAGACTGTCCTCGTAATCCGAATTGAAATTCCTGTCCAGGTTGTTTGGCATTGTCTATTCTAAGCGAATGAGGTGTGCCACCATTAAAACCAGATTTGAGTCCTTTCTCAGATATGAGCCCAGTATCAGGGTCTCGCTTTGGCTCGCCATCCGCGTCCCTATCAACATCCAAGACCCATCCCTTGCCCCACTCAGTATACTGTCGCCTAAATATTCTGTACAGATTGACATCTTCTTTCTTATTGCGATGGATTTCCCCAGCAATATAAGCATCTATGTCGTAGCTGAACTTACCTTGCTTGTTGTTGAGACGGGGATCGCTGAATATGCGTTTGACTCTCGCTGGATTTTGGTACAGTTGACTACCACCCATATGAGAAAATGTCATCCATAGATCATTATTACCTGCCTTAGAGGTGTCTGCTTGTCTATCTCTGAAGTATACAGTTTCGGTCTTGGTATACTGCAATGGACTATAATTTACAACACATGATAGGTTTCCCCCGTGTATGCGAAGCTTGGACGAAGGAACCACCATAGGAATAAGTGTTTTTCTAAAATCAAACTGATGAGGTTCGTTATCTCGTCTCTGTATAACCCAAGGCGATCCCTCATATCCCTCGAATGTGATAATTAATCTTCCTATATGGTTTCTAACTGACAACCTGAAACTGTCCTGCTTGAACAGTTCGTTGCAAGATACTGAGCCGAATTCTCCTAGCATTCTGCATTGTTTCATAAAATGCCAGTTCAGTTCATCTTCTTTAGGTTCGATTTCACCGCCAATACGACGCTTCGGATTATCCCATATGTACCCAAGGTGTAGCAGCCTGGGATTACGGCCTTTGACTAGCTCAATGAAATAGTTGTGGTCGGGATGCCCCGTTCCAATCTCAATCAAGATGTACGATTTGTATTTCCACCAGTATTGTTTACGGGCAGCATCTTTGGCTTTATCGACTGATTCTGTCGTTACCGTACCATCTGCCTCTTTGTCCGCAGCAACAAAAAATGCCGAGTTGCTAATCCCATTAATCCATTCAGCAGGCTGGACCGTATTGTCGTACATCAGATATTTGTAATCTTCAACACAACTACCTATAAACTCATTTTCGAGCAAAACATCTGGAGATTCGTCGGTCTCCTTCTTGGTCTCGATGGTTACGAAAAAATCCTGACCCTGATAAACAGGTGTGAATTTTTCAAGCGTCCAGTGTACTGGGACACCCCTGCCAGGGGCTTGTTTGGTTATTTGGTATGGCCAAACTGTGTCAGTCCCCTCTTCTGTATGTTTAACGTAGTCCCATTTCACAGCACCATGTATTTCTTCATCTGTGAAACCTTCACAGAAAGGTGTTGCAAGTGATATAGATTCCTCTGCTGCTGCTGCTATGGCGACATCAACACTTCTAGTTGCTATGATTTCATCTAGGGGTTTGGCATATTCCGAGGGATGCAGAGCAACGCCCCTCTTAAATATGCTGCCTACATGCATCCATACCTGATGAGGAAAAACGTCTTTGCCAGAATTGGGAACGAAACGCAGGTCGGTCAATCCGGCAACAGAAGCAGCGAAATCACCTATACCAGTAGCTAGCCTAGTATATTGTGTTTCGTATACTATGCCACCCGGCAATCTTGGACCTGCGATCTTTCCTGTCATAGAATCTAGAGACCCCACGAAATCCAGATTACGAGCCTTGCCTTTGAAGGTGAATTCATCAGCAGTAGGATTAACAAATTCTTTTTCAATGTTAGGATTATAAGAACATATGAACATGTCTTGGGGTTGGTATATAGGCTTCAAAAAAGCACTGTTCATCAACCATTCCAATCCAGGTGTATCATCAGGCAGTTGTTCTGGAACTAAGTTGCTGAAAGGGAAGGTGGTTGTTTGATGCGGCCTGGCATAGAAAGGATCATTCTCCCATATTTCAACCTTCGCGCATAATGTTCCTATATTACCAGCTACAGAACTAGCCGCTTCTTGTTTTGGTCCAACTTCACAATCTCCGCAAGTATTCCTTGCCATCATAAATCCCTTATTCTAACCTGTCGCACTGCCAGTATCACCGCTGTCACTGGAGCTTCCTGCTGTGCCACTTGGGCCTCCTGCACTACCTTTGAATTTTTCATCCCCAAAACCACCTATAACACCATCAGCATCGTCCCAGGATTCAAAATCAAATGCCTCTAATTCTGAAGCATCCCTCATCAAATCCTCTGGCATCCAAATTCTGCCATCCCATAGTGCTGCCTTAAGTTCTTTATCATCGTTCTTATAGAAAACCCTTATATTTCCATTACGTAATGCGTAAGCACACACTCTTTGATCTGGTACACGGCGATTGTCATCAAAGGTTTCTATAGTTTGAGGATATGGAAAGATAATATTGCCTTCGAGCAGTCTTTCGTTAGTTTCCTTATTATAGAATAAGTGTACCTCTTCTTTGATACTGTTTAACTCCCCATCAACAAAATTGGCCCTGAGCCTTTTTTCAAGAGATTTTTTAAGACCATCCATAGGGGTCTCAGATACATCACCACCGGTTGCATCCCTGTTAGAAGCGGCTTGGTCAAAGACATGGTCAGCAAATCGCTTGCAGAGCAGACAGCCCTCATATATATAAAACAAGAAAACAGTATCGGTATCGTTGTGATAGAAGGCGTAAGGGGCTGAAATAGGAAGCACCTCTGAATCAGATTCGACGTTTAAGTCTTCCTCACCTCCTATTTTATGCTTTTTTAGCCTCGACCAATGTAGGTTGATGCCAAATTCAGCATCCTGCCCGCTTTCAATAGGGTCAGTGCCAGAAGTTGATCCTCTGCCTGCTCCTGCGGTGGTATTAATAAATTGCGTTTTTCTGTCCCGGTCAAATCTTAGCCGATCATATCCAAATTCAATATATTCCCACAAGTCATACCAATTGATTCCATCATCGCCACTGAATCGAGATTGTAGCATTAAGTCGCCACCAGGCTTTGTTGGAGCTATAAAGAACAATTTCATCTCACCATTGAGTTTGCGATAGGCAGAGAAATAGATATCTTCGATGTCCTTGTTGGTGAATGCCGTACTACTCCCTATAGCAATAGGTGATTTGTAATTGACCACAACTGTTTCACTGCCATCGTCTGCCTGCTTCAATCTGTTTTCTTGTGATTCATACGATTCGCCATCTCTGCCTGTTAAATTTAGAAACTCTGCATCGGTCAAATCACCAGCAGCAATATGAGACACAGTCTTTCTTCGCATTTGCTGACCATTCTCAGTGTACAAACTGGGCAATTCAACCAGCGCCGTTCCTCCTTCTCCCAAACCCAAAACTGCTTTGGCGGCTGCTTGATTCTCTGCTGCCTGCAAAACATCTTCGGTCTTTTCAATCAGGTTGGCATCTTGAGTATCAAATAGATCATAATCGATCTGCTTGCACATTATTTTTCCGCCCATAAACTGGAAGAATACCCAACATTTATTGCGGTAAAAACTATGGACTACAAACGGATTCAACGCCGTGTATCCAAATATCTGCTCTATGATACCGTAATGGAAATACCATGAAATACCGAAGTCATCACTCTCAAGACATGATATTCCGTTTTCCTTGTCGTTGAAGAATACAAATAACCTACTATGACCATCTTCGCCGATGCTCATGATGTCTGTTTCTATAAGCACACTGCGATCTGCCAACCTATCTGTTAGTGATCCTGCCGCATCAGTGACAGTAGAAGAAGTATCATTCCTAAGCAAATCATCTGCATAAGATTCAGCCAATTGATTTACAGTGACCCTAATTAACTCGAAGTTGTCTTCTGGCACTTCAACTATCTCAAGTTTACTCCCCTGCATCCATCGATGATCTATCCTGAGAATGTGATTGCCTCGTACTATATCAATTTCGTCAACAATCCCACTTAGACTTTCTCCGTTCTTAAGTCTCATCAAAACATCTATATTAGAATCACCTTTGTATATGTACTCTATTTCAGTTATTCCGTAGAATCCAGGCCCACCCAAATCGATATCAATGACCCCATCTTCGTGTTTAACTATCAGGTCTCCGATATCTCCTTCGTCAACATCTAGTATTCGAGCCAATTTATCCTTGGCAGTACTTTTGTAAAGGAATGCATTTTTAGGAGCGTATTGTGAAAGGCTGAGGTATCTTCCTGGTTTGTAACCATACTGATCACCCAGCATACCTGAGAATCCTACAAACCTATCGTACTCACTAGGTACAGGATTTAGGTTATCTGCCGTTAAAGGGTTCGGCTGGTCTGGCCTGTATGTTAAAACCCTCATGCCATCCTCAATATATTCATTATGAAAGTTGTTGATTTGTAGAAATCCTTCATTAGAATGTACTGTATAAGCAAAGTGATCAGACGGATCACCTATACAAGATAAAGCATCGACTTCACCCGCTGCTCCTTCAATAGCCACAACAGCAGGATCAACCTGTCCAGTTGTGAAGTTCCTCTCCACAAGTACTCTAGTCTCCTTGGCAAACTTTTCGGTAATGATCGGACTTTCTATCTGGAAAAAAGTTACCACATCACCGTTAGGTGAGGGTCCGCCCGATGGAAATAAGACTGTTCCACCCACCGACCCGCATTGCATCTCACCAAAGAATGCACTGCTGATAGGCTGAATAGGCTCAAACCTGGTATTGGATGCGTCTAAGAAATTAATCGCGTCTGTTGTCAGATCATTGACAGATTCATCATCCAAGAATGGAAAAAAGCTCTGTTTGCCTGCTCCCACATCTGTCTCAACAGCCTGAGCCAATGATCGTTCAATGGCAAACTTATCTACGTCACGCTTTTTGAGTGCCTTTGGATGTACATTGTAGAAATCATGACGAGTAATGTCGGTGTATCGGTTCAGCTTAGAAACTACGCCACTTAGATACCAGTTGGACTTCTTGTACTCATCATCTGCGGGTATGAGATACTTGGCTCCATCCACATCATCTTCGTTGAATATCAAATTGTAAGAAGGAAACGTTCCTCTATTGTCGATGAATCCATTTAATTCACTATCGGTGACATCCGTTGGAAGATATGTCATCTTGGTTAGTCCACTTGCAGGCCCGTACCCAAATTCCGCTATGTTGGCGTCGTTAAAAGGAGGGACAAGGGCAGCGAGGTTGACCGGCATATTGAATGACTCAACTGCACGCCACCCTCCCACAATTATTGGTAGTCCCTGCGGATCGTCGTTAGCAACTTCCCATTCATAAAACCTATAGTTTGCTGCCTTTACTTTCACACTCAGAGGATAGCATTGAGGTGGCAGGGATTGACCTAAGAAAGACCAAGAGACATTAACAACTTGCCGAATATAATGCTCTTTGATAGCTATATAAGTAAGATAGACTATAGTTCCTGGTGCCAGTGAGACATCTAAACGGCCTTCGTCGGTCTTGGAGGCGGTAATGTTTACTCCAATCTTACGACTAGAACCATCACGATAAGTAGGAGAGTTTAAGTCTCCTAATCCGGGTAAGTCGAATATGGTTGTCGATTTTGGGCCACCATTATCAAGTCGATATTCAATTCCTGTCTTATTGCGTATTATACCTTCAAGGCGTTGCTGTTCATCTGGTATGTCTCTGATAGCCTCGATCAGCTTGCGAAAATTTCTATCCTCTTTCTCTTCTTTCTGTCCATAGTCGTCTGTTAAAACATCTCCTTCGCCTTCAGCCTTGTTAGTTTCATCCTGTATGCCTTGCCAAAGTTCGTCTATAGATTCTTTGTAGGTCGGGTCTACAGCAGCGACAGCCTCAAAGATGTACTCACCCAAGTCCAACTCTATTTCACCGGTATTGGGGTCGGCGGATTCAACTTCAGACCTAGTAAGGACGTGAGGTATGTTGATGCGATACTCGGTTCGGGCAAAGACTACGGTGACTTGTGTCTTGGGTCTCCAGGTGTAAATCTGTATATCCGTACCGAATATACCTAATCCAGCAAAAGCATCTACGATCCCCAATCCGCTGATTGAGCCACCACCACCGGTCCCGCCTAAGGCCGTGCCTGCGGGGGGATAGTCGTACCCTCCACCCGCAGAGGCATGCCAGATGGTACGTCTTGAGGGAAGTAATTCTGAAGGATATGTACCGTACTTGACACGACCTGGGAAGTTACTTGCCCATACCAGCTTGCAAGGTCGGCCTGATGTTCCACAAATACCAGCAAATGTAGCCATTATTTACCTTTATTGCCTACCTGGGGATAGTGGTGATGCCTTCTCGGCCAGATCGGTTATCTCCAACCTGAGCATCGTCGTCCTCTGACTCATCAACCATAGAAGCTAGTTCAGACAACTTGCCCCACAAGGCATTAACGCCTTCCCTAACGAGTTGAGTTGCTCTTCCCCCACCCGTGCCCCCACCAATTGAGTCTTTTTTGCCACGAGGTCTTCGAGACTTTGATTGTGATTCCGCTGCTGACGCAGCAGCTACGGTCTGTAGTGTAGGTTCAGCAATAGGTTTGGGTAATGCGGATTGAGCCCTCCTCAGATTCTCTTTGATCTGCTGGTCCGACCCGTATTCACGATGAAACTCCCTTAATGCCTTCTGCGCTTTATCATATTTTGCGTTTGCACGAAGAGCAAGTACGTGTTCTCCACCCTCTCTCCTCTGCGCATGGGATAATTCCTTCTCCGCAGCCAAGGCGTCTTGATATTTCTTGAGCGTTTCGTCGTCAGAATATCCAAACGCAAGTTTGACAGTTTCTTTTGGTTTATCTATAATCTGCTCAGATAACTTCAATGTATGAGCAGAAAGTTCACCATATTTTGCATTGGCAGCAATCTGGGATTGTTTAGTGCTTTCTACGGTTTTCTTCAAAGCTGCCAACTTTTCGGATTGAGCGGAAGCGGCTGTAAGGTCTACACCAACTTTGGCAATTTGACTATACGATTGAGCTTTTTTCGACAATTGACTCGGAGCATTGATCGCTTTATGCCCGATTGTTTTTCCAAAGGTTATCAACTCCGGCAGCATATTAACAACTGCCTGTGGTATGCCCTATCCAGAAGGTGCACCAGAGTATCCGGCTGCTTGTGGTGTGCCTGCTCCAGTAGATGCACCAGGGCCAGGGCCAGAGCCACGTCCACCCGCTGGAGTTGCATTTCTCACGTTTGCATTACCGTAATTGGGTCGGGCAGTTGGATGCCTTCCGCCCGTCGTTTCTGGCCCACGATTTGTAGGAGTTACAGCAGCAGGAACTTTACCTGATCGTAAGGCTTCACCAAAGACCACAGAGCTACTGGCATTCTGATCCATAGTAGCACCAAAACGTTTCATCGAATCAATAGACTTGTTGACTACGGCATCAAATGCATCCACAGATTTATCTACTTGACCAAGTGAGGAATCGAGTTGGTCCATAGATTCAAAAGTAATTTGAGTAGCAGCAGCAGCAGCAGCCTTACTGATTGCACCAGGTATGTTTTTTATAAGCTCTTTTTGCCACTTCTTGGTATCATCGTCAGTCATCATGCCGCCGCCAAGTTTTTCTAGTCCGTAGCCACCAGAGCTAAATCTGGCTATAGGTACATCACTTAGCTTGGCAGCCTCACCAACAGTACCCAAAAGGAAGTTGGCCTTTACCATACCTTTATCCAAACCAGCTCTCAGGTTTTTCTCCTGAGCTATGATGATCTTCTCAAACTTACCCGCCCCAAATGCCTGTGCTTGTACGGCAGACAGATAACCGTCACGTAGCTCCTTGAGCATGTTAACTTGATCAGCAGTTACACTGAGTATCTTATTACGCAGTGTTAATTCTTTTTCTTGAGTGACAATAGTGTGATCGCCATCAGCTATCTTCTTGAGGATTTCTCTATGTGCGGCCTTGAGGTATTCTTTCTCTTTCTGCAAACCTTCGACAACATTCATTTGAGCCTTGACCGATAGACCTGCGGCTCCATATATTCCCTGAGCGATCTGAAGCGTGGTCTTAGAAGCCTGCACTCTGAGGTCTTCAACTTCGGCACTCTTTTCATTTGCTTTGGTCGTCAACTCAGTCGAGATTCGTATCATCTCTGCAACCTTGGCTTGTTTTGCCATCTCTGCGGAGAGTCGTTTTTTAGCAGCTTCGCGAGCCATACCCGTTTCGGCCGCCGCCACTTCAGCCTTGGCAGCAGCCACTTGTATATCAGCTAACTTCTTCCACTGCGGAACCATCGACGTAATATAAGCTGCCTGCTCAGATGCGGCTTGTCGCATCTGCGGACTCGGCCCCATAGTCTCTATTAAACTACTAAGGTGTTGGGCTGAACTTTCTGCTCCCTCCATATCAGGTAGCATGGATTTCCACTTGTCACCAGCAATGGCAAGTGTTGCCACTGCCTGCGACAAATCGTCTTTGTCTGCCATCGACAGGGCTTTTGCCCAAGCCCGGTTGAATTCATCCATACTTGCAGTAGCAGAAGTACCAAATTTTACCCCAATATCAATGCCTTTACTTCCCTGAATCTTCTTCTGAGATTCTTCAGCACGCTTATTTTGTTCATCAGCAGCCTTGGTAGCAGCATTTGTGATTTCTTCTTGTGTCTTCTTCTCTGCCGCAATTCTATCTTTGTTTCTTTTAATGTTGCGAGCATCACTGTCCTGTAATATCTTCTGGCGCTTCTTATAGAACTCTTCAAAAGTTTGCTCGTCAGGAGCTAATGTACCCATATCTTTTTTGCGCTTAAAGATTTCTTTCTCCGCATCTACGTTACTAACTTCTTTGTTACCAAATCCTAACCACGACCGTTCATACTTAATGTGCTTTTTATTAATCTTATCGAGTTTATCGTCATAATCAGACCACCAGTCCATAAGCTTCTCGCCCCAAGTGGAGTCAGGGCCTTTACTGTACCAAGTTTTAAACTGATCGAAGGCTAGATATGCTGCACCTATGGCGATTCCCAGAGGCCCAAGAATGGTTGTAGCAACCTTAGAGGCAACGCCAAATACTTTCATTGCAGTAGTTGCGAACGGCAACGACTTTGCAACACTAGCGAATGAAGAGGTGATTGGCCCTAACAAAATGCTAGATAACCCTAATAGATGCTTACCTAGAGAGATCGCTCCTCCAGCAATAGATAGCAATGCAGGAGCAAATCCAGGTAATAGCGCTGACCCGGCTCCTAAACCAATTATAACCTTCATGGTCGTACCAAGATTAGAGAACCATTCAATTGATGCCGAGATAGCATTGATTACTTCGTTGAATATATCAACCAATTCATCTGTATGTGACGATAGCCAGTCAATAGCCTTGCCAACTCCCGTAATGATTGCAGGGTAATGACTTTCTATATTTGCAAATAAACGTGGCAGTTTTTCACCAACAGATGCAAATAACTTTGTTCCAAATTGCTCAAACATCGTGGTAAGTCGTGACCAAAATGCCTTCCAATCTGCCACAGACTTAGATAGAGGCTCATTCATTCCTGCAAAAGCGTTAGATATCTCGTTGGCCCATCTTGCTAATGCGACGTTGGCTGGATCAATGTTCCCAACAAACTGTACGAGTTCTGCCCCGGACTTTTTTGTCCCTTTGGAAAGAATAGATAGTGCTTTTTCAACCTGGAAACCTGCCAAACCAAAACCTTGTAACTCGCTGAGGAGAGCTTGAGCGGTATCTTGACCAGTCTTCTGTGATAGAGTTTCAAATACGCTCGCAAACTTTTTCTTGAAGTCTGGAATCGACTCTAAGGCTGTTGCAACGTCGATACTCTGTCCTTTGAATGTACTTAATGCTTCTGCGGCATCTCGATATGAAGTTGCTGCCTGATCAAAACTTCCCCGTGATTTGTCCACCGTGGCCTGTAGTCGTGCGACTACATTTGATGTATTCATTGAAACCAAAGTCAGGTCCATGAACGCTTGGTTATTCTTGACCAAGCTATCCCATAACTTAGATAGAATACCTGTAGAAGCTACAAAGGCAGCCCCAACTCGCCGTGTAGCCTGAGTCAGTAACTTGGCTGATCCTACCATGTGCATCCAGGCTTTTGCGGCCTTATTACCCTCGTTAGCAGCCTTTTCGACGGTCTTAATGTATTTGTCTAGACCAGCGCTGGCTTTCTTGGCGGCATCTCCAACAGCACGTAGCTCACCCGCAGCCTTTAGCGCTCCGGCCAAATGTTCTTCAATATTAAGAATTAACTTACGTTCGATGGGGTCTAGATCAGCCATGACTTAGATTATCTCATTTTACCGTATAGACTTCTGAGTTCTGGAGTGAGTTTGGCCAATTCGAACCAGTTGAGTTTGCGACCACCTCTACCCCGCTTCAGTCGCTCAGCATTTTGTCTATGCCAGTCAACATTTGTTTCGTGTGGGTTATCCCAGACACTTCGAGTGAATGTGGTGAAGTCCCGCCATTTGTTTTTCAGAGTCTTCCGTGCCTCGGCTTCTTCTTTAGCAAGTTGCTCTGGAGTTTTAGGCTTAGGATTAAACTCTCTGGTTTCCTCTTCTGGCAGAAATTGTGCACGTTTATCATCCATAATGTAATATACCCATGCTACAACCCGGATACCTTGTTTTAGATCGTTACTTTATCCAATACTCCAGCTATCGCTGCTCTTGCGATATTTGGATGTAATGAATTTATTTTTACCTGGCGCATATCGGTAGTTGTATCACCCTGGGTTACAGACAGAAGCAGCGTCCTAATGATCGCATCTTGGAAAGCCATCATATCTGGACTTCCAGTCATATCACCAGTTATACTAGCACTACGCAAGATACCGTTAGTATCTTGGTATGTGGGTCTTCTAAATACACACTTGATTATCTGAGCATCTAGTCCTGCGGGTACATCTGCTTCATCGATGCTGGCAGCAATGTCCTTGGTTTCTGGGTTGTCCCAGGCGTAAACGCTGACGTTTACGGTATCCGATTCTCTTACAAAAATATCCATGATTCACTCCTAAACAAAGTCACCCTTAAGTGGGTCAAACCTTTTGTTGACGGTACTACCTCCACCTGGCTTTCCGCCAGCCAGGTTTACTCTGAACTCGTTCTCTATCCGTTCCCTTACAAGACATACTCTTAGATGCACCTGGAAATCGTAATTGCTCATTGACCGTATTTCGGACAACGACCAACCGTAGTGATGGGCCAGTAGATGTTCATACAAGTATTGCGGTATCATCCCTTGGATATGCTGTCCTTTGAAGAAGGCATATGATACCGATTCTAATTGTTTCAAATCATCTTCTGATGGATCAAAGTGTCTCTCAAAAGAATTTAATAAATCACCTGCCAATTTAGAAGGCAAATTATCAATCACATCATCATCGAGATCAACATGTTCATCACCAACTATTAGCTTCTTAAGACAGGTTTTTAATTTCCCATCTCTATATGAGATGCCATCAAGCTTATCTCCTTGAATACTTCTACTGTACACTCTGTTGTGTTCTGACCATGATAGTTCTTTCCAGTATCCAATAACATCGTATGATTCTTTGGTTGTAGTGTCAGTATATTCCAGTGGTATACTAATTAGTTGAGTTGGATTCAGGATAATCATCTAAGTATCAAGTTCTATTTTAAGTCATCCTCACTAGGCTCAGTAACCTTTTCAAAGGCTGACAATAATTCTTGAGCGACCACAGGGTTAAGGTTGTCAATGAGACCGTCAGATACTTCTAATACTTGTCCATCTTCACTCTTCTCATTCCACTTCTTGAGACAAGTCTTGAGCTTTTGGTCCCTATAGGCGATGGTATCTATCTCTGCTGAAAAAGAACCATCTGGCCTCTGGACTTGTCTCACAGACTTGGTAAAAACTGTATTCTGATCTCGCCAGGATAATGGCTTCCAATGCGTCTGCAAGATGTTGATTATTTTGTCTGCTGGGACGGTAGGTTTCCCATTTTCGTCTTTCGGGACGTTGCTCTCAAGAATATATTCCTTGTCCTGCCAATATTCCAATTCATCCTTACTTTTGATGAAGTGAAAGATTGAGTTTCCGTGAATCTTTTTCTTCTGGATATAATACGAGTCGATAGCAATCAACTGTTTGTTCGGGTCTAGAATAATAGACATAGTACATTCCTCATTGCAAATTCGGTGTCATATTATACACTTGTGGGATGTAAATGTGAACGTATATAGAAAAACAAGAGAGGGTGGGATTATTCCCGCCCTCTCTTGGTATTCATTACGACCATGCTGGGAAAGACGGACTGGTTTGAGGCGTAAATGCCTCGTAGCCGGACTGATCATCTGCCATGGCGTGCCAGGCAACCGTTGTTTCAAATAATTCATTGGTCATGCTCATCTCTTCGATCTGGAACACGACACCTTGAATTCTCTTAGACCAAATGGCTCCCAAGCTAGATGCATCGTCCGTATCTTCGGTCCAATCACGAGGAGTGAACCCTGCATCACCGGCGAAGCGGTCATTACCCAGATAGAAAGCCAAACGTATTTCGTTCTTTTCTGTGAAACGCTCAGGGTTGGTCTCAGCCAGGTCACGCAATCTGTCTTGCAAACCCATTAGGGTCAGCGAGCCAGTAATCTCCCGCTTTCCTACGTTAACATCAACTGGGAAGAGTGATCCACATAGGGTGTAGAATCGGTCAGCATTGTTGTTGATCGACATGCTGAATTCTCTGACCTGATTTGAGAAGAACAAGTTCTGCCCATTCAGACGGCAACCACGAATACCGTTAACGGTTACGTCGTTCCACGTCAGGACACGAGCAGGAGCCAAGAAATCTGTAATGATCGGCTCTTCGGCATACTGAATATTTCCAGTTGTTGTTTGCGACTGCTCACGACCACGACCAATGACATTAATGTCAGTTGTTACCATATCAGACTGAGCTACGTTCAAATCGTATGTATTGATAACACAGCTATCAAAAGAGAAACCTGCATGGTTCGCATAACGAATAAGCAACTTCGCATCGTCATACAGAAGGCGACCCTGACTACCACGAGCAGTTGCCCAGCACCAAACATTGTTCAGTACCGAAGCGGCAAGACCTGTAAGGTCTTCAATCTCTGGACAATCACGACCTGTCCAGTTTTCGGGGTCTTGCGTATCTGCGATCAAAGGCATATTAAGAGTACCTTCAACAATCTTTGGCCCCAACTGGTAGACAGACGGATCAATACGTCCATCAATAACATCCGGCTTGGTTACCTCTTGAGCCAGATTAACATCTGCTCCGGTAACACGTAGAATGTTGTTGGCTCCCAGCTTGTTGCTTTGAAACCAGACATAGCCGACCCAACCCATATTTGCAAAATGACCGGTGGGGTCTGGGGCAATTAAGTTAGCGCGACCAGTATTGGTCTCTTGCGTGCTGGTGCAAATAGTGTCTGCTACAACTGGCATTTATCGTCCTCCTCCAAATCGAATTACGCGATATTCAACGGATCAATTGTAAACCCGGCCTGGCCGGACAGGCTTGCAAAATCACTTTCTACCTGGAACGCAGTGTTTACATCACCGGATCGTCCGACGCCGGGTGCGGTCAAGTAGGTGTTAGTGCCGTCAGCATCGATCCACGCGTTGATATTTGTGAAAGCCACTTCCAATGTGGTACGTGCCCTATTCAGGACGTGACGTTGTAACGATCCAACTGCGTTAATAATCGCCGTCGGAGGCGTAACGAAAGCTGATTGAGCAGCAATGTACGCATTGTAAAACGGCTCCAGCAAGTCCAGCTCCGGCTCAAAGTCGTTGAGTAACAGAATCTCGACTGCCGCATTATAGTAGTAATCTGCAAGTCCAACCGTCTGCGTCTGTGCCACGGCGTAGAATGCAGTTATATTTTGGTAATTTTCCACCAGTATTGCTGCCATTATCTTCTCCTAAACTGTTTCTAAACAGACAACGTGATCTGATTCCTCCACGCTATCAATCATTTGCGACAGCTTCTTGAGGAATCCTTCACGGTTATATCCCTTTGTAAATTCCTCAAAATTCGGCTTCCTTCCTGCAACCTTTTTATACGTTTTGGATGCAGCCAAAATCTTTTCAGACATCTGGCACGGATCGCAAACGTACAAGTACGAGCTAGCCGCAGACATTAGCTTCACACAGGGAACTAGAAAGTCCTCTGCTGTATATCCTTCCGAACATTCTGCTAGAATACCTGCTAAATTACTATTAGAACCACAATCGCTTAGAAGAGGCAAGCATCCACAAGAGATAGCATCGAAGGAAGCCATCGAAGTCGCAGATACCAAAGGTACAGAAATATACAAATCCGCCCTTCGCATTTCATTAGCCAACTCCTGATCGGTGACTCCTTCATACAGGGACACAAATTTATCTGGGAACCTAATAAACTCATCCTGTGGGTCAAAACGGCTCTTAATAAGCTCTAGATCGTAGTCTCCACGGTCGTGCAAGTTGGTATAGACGTATAATTCGATGTCAGGATTCTTTTGTCTTGCCTGAGCAACTGCTTCCATCACTATCGGCAGATTATCAACCTGATGGCACTTGCCACTAGCCATAACTCTGAACTTGTCGTCATTTTCTTTACCTTCGTCCATTAAATGGAATGTTTTGCGGTTACAACCCAGATAAGTTATATCTATCAGTTCTTTTACATACAAATTTTTGACCGTATCGTATCCAAACTGACTTGTGCACATAACTCCATCGGCGTTTTCAATAAGCTCGTGTTCATTTTCATTAATTGGGGCAGAATAGTTCATCAATAGGAACAGCCATTTGAATGGCTTGTTATAAAACATCTTGACTGCTTTCATATAGGCAAAGTCACCATAATCTCCTACAGTGATGACCAGATCAGGATGAAGTTGCTCCATAATCTCATATATCTCGACAGATTCTTTGTCTCCACGGCTAAATGTCTTCAACGGAATGTTGTGAGTTCCATGATCCTTAATGTCGAATTCATATGTCAGATGGCCTTCCTCATCAGGTATGAAGAAGGATGTATCGTGTGCCCACGCTGCACCAGCAACTTCAACACCTTTTACATATAGATACCTCATTACCAGAGCTGCTACCTTACTACGTGATGTTGTCAGATACGGCGACAAACCAATTACAAGTACTTTCATTTCAATCTCCTAATCAAACTCATCAAAACGTTAATGGATCGAGGAATGGGGTATATCTCCAGACTTCCTCGTCTGCTCTCAGAGAAATTACCGCAGCCTTCAGCATGGTCTCTTTCATCACCGTACCATACTGAGTTTGATGTGCCAAGGTATTAAAGATGTGGCGAGCAGGTCTAATAACCACATCTCCTACATCGAATAGTTGCCCAATCGGGAAAAGAGTCTCATACACACCGTTGCCTTGATACTGTTTTATACGGTTATAAGCAAGATAATCTAGGCTCTCAAACCATATCCAGCTTCCTCCACATAAAAACCCATCAGTCTCGTTTTCTATCCGAAATATCGTATCGTTCTCAACCACAGTCTGGGTTAGATCAGAAGAGTTGTATGGATCAACCAAAGGATAGAACGACCTAAACAGGGCAGTCTCGATTGCGTGGACATAAGCATGCATCAACTCGAATTGTGCTTCGTATTGTGACGCCTCTATGTAAATCGAGATGTCAATGTTGTAGCTTTCTTTAGTAGATTCTAGAGTCATCCATTCTGATGATCTGTTCTTCATATCTATCGTGATTGCAGGATAGTGGGATATAACCGTAGGATCACCAAGATAAATAGCCTGAATAAAAGCATCGGTCCCCATTCCGTCACCAATTGCTTTGCGGACAACACTAGTGGTTGATGAATCACCTGTTACTGGATATACAGCAGATATGTCGTGCGTTGTGGTGATGGTTATGCTATCTGGTATGTCAGCGATCAAATGGAATTCCACATCCCAAGTCGATTGATTCAGCAGTGCAATCTTATCACCCAGCTGAAAGCGGCGCGTACTTTCCACTTCGATAGTACGGCTGCCAGTCACGGTAGGTGAAATCAACTCTCTGTTGTTGATAATAAACCGCCCGATAATCTTGCGGTAGGCTTTCAGTATTGAAAGGGCGTCCATTGTTGATCCTATAGTATATCATCTAACCTGAGTTTCAGGTGTTGCAGAAAAGCCACGACCTTTGGATTGTCTTTTTCAAATAGTGCACTTTCCTCTTCGCTCATTGTTTCCCCATCCTGATGCAGCACCGGTCCTGGTGCTAATCCGATCTCATCGAGATTAACTTTACTACCATTCAGTGATGCAATATACTGATACCGTTGTTCGACTTTACTTTGCAGTCGGCTAAGTTCGTCTATACCAGAGATGCCATTTTTTTTCTTACTCATTGCGGTGTACTCATATCTCGGTCACTTGCAGAGTAACCTCGATCTCTGTGTTGATAAGTATCATCTGGAAATTTATAGTTGTAACACTTAACTGGCGACTTCCATCCAATATAATCGAAAAATACTTTCCGCCCGGAAGATGTAACAGCAATTTCAGGTAATCCAGCGTGAAAACGCTTGTTACTTGTTATCCCGATTTGTTTGAGTTTTGCAATTAGAAAATCTACATCACTTTCGCTGAAATTATCAGTACATAAGACCAAGCCATAATCGGTCAAAGTTCCATCTCCTAAATACCAAATCATCAAAGATTTGGGTGATATAACAACATCTTTAGGAACTATTTTCTTATCTTTATACCACCTCTGTCTTTGAAGTGCAAAGTCAGGGTGGCATTTAGTATTACCTCTTGTTGTGTGGTAACCGCCTTGTTTGCATCTCACGTCTTTTTGGAATCGTCGGCTATCTTTGGGATTGTACAATTTAAGGTTTGCTTTGATGTAATCCGAAAATTCCTGATATTTCAGCGACCAGGAAATATGACAATTTTTTGCGGAGATATGCCCATCCCCTAACAAAAAACCATCTATAAAATCAGTTGTTTTGCCAAGAAACGATGTTTTGTAATCAAGGACAGCATATGATTCTCCCATACACTTCTGGCTACAAAACTGAGCGTTCTTTCTATTAGCACGTTTTTCTGGATAAAACACTTTGCCGCAAACCTTGCATTCTGTCCGTCTATGCTTTCTGACTGATTGCATTCTACAAGATACAGAACAAAACGTGCATCTCTTCATTTCGGAGGGTTTACGAGAAAATTCCACACCACAATTAGGACAAATCTTGGTTTCCATACTAAGGGTATTCAATCTTATCACGTCAAAGTCCTTTATTGAGGTTGAGACATATCACGACTACTCGTATCAAACCCTCTATCTCTTAAACTGTAATTGTCACATAGCCAGGGATTGCCAAATCGGTCACCGACTCGTAGCTGATTCTTCAGGATGACTTTGCCGTTCAGAATATCATTCAGTTGGCCCATCGCCTTTCGGCGCATCTCTTGGCCATAGTCGGATACGTTAGGTGCATTTTGCGCTGCAAAGTATTTGTCGTAGATAAATGAAGCCGCATACCGGGCTGAAATCTGGTTGATTGGAGGTGGGTACTGAACCCGTTTGACTACAATATTGTCGCCCTCAAAAGATGTCTCAATTGGGTCCAAGACTGTGAAGGAATACTGATCCACTATCGAGGCCACAATATGATTTTCTTTTTCCCCAGTATTTAGGTTGACAATCTGAATTGTATCACCAATAACCAAGTTGCGGGAATCTGGCATTTCAACAATTTGGTTGTACTCATTGATATCAGCATCCAAATCCCACTGTCCGTTGACACATTTCTTCAAAGGAGTATAGTATTGTTGAGATAGGATGCCGTCGATTTGGTTGTCAGCAAAGGAGATATACAGGTACACCACGTCATCGGGAATTCTATTTTTGTCCCTGACGTGACCTATTTCCCATAAATTCTGCTGTACACCGAACTCTGCATTCTCGGCTCGGGCATTCGTGAGAGACTGCCCAAGCACATAATCTACCTCGACTACATTGCAATATCCCATTTAGACACCTCACTCGGTTTTGATCTCTTTAACTTTCGGTGCCTTAGCCTCTTTCTCCTTGTTGATTTTTTTCTCTACTGAGATAGCCTTCATAAGACAACCACTGGAGACAGCGTACAATGGTTCTTCTGCATGACGCACCCCCTTAACTCTGAAAGTCAAATCCTTGCCTTTCAAGATGGTTTTGAATCTGTTCAAAAATCCAGGTACAATCGACGTACCACCGGCAACAACGATCTCCAGTGGAGCGTTGATCTGATCTTCAACATCCAACTGACTGAATTTCTCGGAAAACTTGTCGAGAGCGTGCTCAATCATATTGTTGTAGAAGATGTCTAGAGCAGCATCTTTCATATTGCTGTGATCTACGTCATCTAGATCAAACTTGGCTTCTTTGTATCGAGTCATAGCAGATACATCAATGCCTGCAACCTTGGCAGACTCAATATCAATCCAGTCACCACTATTATGAACTACGCAACCTGGAAGGCAAAAACTATTAAATTCATCACCAATTGATATATCATACACATAACCATTGTAATGTTCTTTGGTTATAGATGAAATTTTAGAGACATTGCATCCATGAGTTTCACTCTTGTCAAAAAACACTTCTAAATGATTAGACCTAAGCCATCCTATAAACTCTCGACATCGAGAACCAGACGCTGTCACTTCAAAAACTTCTCTAACATGTCGAATTATTTTCCCATCATATTCATGTGATCCGTCTCTAGTTCTCCAGCTTATTGTGGGTTTCAACCCAATTTTCATAAGTGCAAGATAAAAGTTTTGGGCCAAGTTATGACTGGTAATTCCTAAATATATTTGGTTTTTAGATTCATCAACGTAGCCATCACTGTCTAACAACCCTGCTATAAAAAATCTTAAATAATTTTCTTTCAAGTGGGATAAATCCCAGGGGAATACCTTATCTTTCCAATCGCCATGTAGATTTTGGCTGTAGCAGTTTTTTCTAAACCATTTCGCCAGTCCCGAATCATGAAGTTTCAACAAAACAACACTTCCATCATTACATATTTCAACTTTTCTTTGGAAAGTTGATTCCATTACCGATTTCAAAAAATCCTGTCGAATCGGACTATTAGCGTTTAGGGCTATTTTTATGCCCCTATCAGATTTTTTGTCCTTAAACACATTTCCATCACCCAGAAATCTTCCCATAAAATAATACTGGTTAGAAAACATTTCAGCATTCATATATTTTTTTGTATTTTCTCGTGTCCATCCGATAGTGTGCTTTGTTTCATAAGTATCTAACCACGGTTGCATAACTTTGTCACCAACGCATACTTCGCTTGCTTTGGTCCATTGCCAAGCAGTTTGATCTTTGGGTTTTATCCATAATCTGTGGTCCCCTGTTGTTGACCATCGCCCTTGTCCAATTGCTTCAAAATTATAAATATCTCCTCGGAATTCTTTAGATTGTGTATCATCAACTGCAACCCAATTACCAACTCGATTAAGTACTAGCGATTTTGTAGTAACATCTTCTATATTTAATAGACCGCTTTGAGTGATAACCTTATTACCAGGGGGTATGCACCGAGCTACTGAGAATGCAATCAGGGGCAGCTTCTTGTAGGCAAAACAAATATTACACATGCCTGCCCCAAACGAGAAGGATATGCCACTGAAGGGCTCTTCGCCATCCTCGCTATCAACAGTCGGCACCTCGCTAAAGATGATTGCCAAGGCTTCTGGGATATGCTCAACTGTATAACCAAGACTCTTCAAAAAAGAATTGAGCATTGACTGGTGAAACAGTACTGACAGATTACTGTCTACTGGGTCACCGGGTACGCAGAAGCATAAGACTTCACCAGGATAGGACGGCGGCCCCACTAGGTTTTGAATGAGCTTCTGGATAATAGCAATACTAAGCTTCTCTTCGGAGGTATTCAGAATACCCTTACGCATTGGACGGCGCAACTCACCCACCTTAGTCATCACGATATCATCAGCCCCCTTCTTAACATTAACAGTCAGAAGGTTCTTAAGTTTCAGGGCATCTTCTCCTAAGATGTAAAAGTTATCATCGTGCTTGACATACGCCCAGTTATTTTCTTTGAGGGTGTCCTCTGTATCCTCGGTGGTAGATGCTTTTAGAAATACGTTTCTTTCCACAGTGAAGTTAATGTTATCAACTAACTCGTCTTCCTGTCCTTTTACCAAAAACATTGTTCCTATATCCAATGATTTTGCCATAACTAAACCTCCAATTCAAGATCAAAAATAAAAGTCCATCGGATTAATATCAACTTTGTCAACAAGAACATCTTGTTTACAAAATTCTATCGCAGATATCTTCAGATGCTTATCACCTAATGCTTAAACGTTCTGAATGTTCTTTTCATTACATTCTCCTTGTTACAAATCATCAGCTAAATCTCGCAGATTCCTGTTGATCTTGTACTTTTTTCCCAACTTGGTTCTGCCTGTTTCAATTTCCTGGGAAATTTTCTCTACGGCATTCTGAGAAATCTCCGCAAATTTCTCTGGATCAATCGCCAAGTCATCACTTCGATCTTGAGGTTGAGATTGGATGACGGGTTGAATTGAGTTGAGTTGATCTCGGATCGATGATAATAAACCATCGACTCCTTCTTTGACGGCTTCCTTTACTTGAGATTGTACATCCACTTCAGAAACAGGTGTTTCATTTTCTTTTAGTGCCGTTCGTATCATTTGAGCGAGCTTATCTTCGTCCAAGTCCCTCTCTTTCTCCACCACTTTGACTGTAGACTCAGTGTGTATAGTTGTGGCATCCTGTTTTGATCGTATAATACTATGCCTGCCTAGATGTAATATCTTGGCCCGCAAAGCTGCTTGCAGGTCTTTGCTGCCTTCGATAGATATACGATTCGCCACCCGCTCCAAATCCAAGAGACCCCTTGGTTTGATTTCGGCTCGCAGATCAGACAGCATCACCGTTCTGTTTGTGACGTTGTGTACTACGTACACAGTTGTACCCCCGGAAATTTATATCCAGCATACATTATCTGCCAAATCTCGCTCTAGGGTAAGGAATCGGCTCCGCATTCATGCTTATCTCGTTCATTTTCTTACACTTAGGTGTACTGCATAGATAAATGATTTTCTTCTGCTTGAAATCGAACACTATTGTAGAGTTTTCGTCACTCGGTTCGCCACATTTTTCACAAATACAACTTATCGAGGGAGCCGAGAACTGGGCTGTTCCTTCGATTTTAATCTTTCCAACGCTCATGGTTCTATTATACCATTTACGTAGGCAATTTGATGTTCAAAGCTTCAAACACTCTAGAAATCGGGCTACAAATGGTTGTCTGGTCTGAACCAGCAAATAGCAGTGCAACCAGATTTCCATCCATATCGTAGACCGTCGATCCAGAGTCTCCACCGGCACTCATTGGACCCATGACCAACTGATCCTCGAAACGAGCAATCTTGGAACCACCGTAGCTTACGTTGACGGTTACACTGATTTGGTTGATTACACCTGTCGTATACAGGGTCGTGCGCCCAAATTTCTGCACATCCATACCCAGCGTTGGCGTCCCTACAGCAGATGGGACTCCGATGTGTGGGATATCTCTTTTATACTCTACGTTCATAGTGGCCAAAGCAGCATCAAAGTAGTTGGGCGATGCCTGAGAATTGTAGGCCATTAGCCTGTGCTTCCTGCCTAAGCCTTTAGCAACCAAGTTGGCTGCCCCGGCAGCTTTCTTGGCAATACCACAAGTCGGCGGGGCTGGCGGGGCTGGCGGATCACCTCCACCTCCGCCTGCGCCTGACATAGTGATGGGTACAAAATCGTACAACGTGCCGATTTGGTCCGCCGAGCTACCGCCATCATATGTTCCAGGCTGGTAGATTGCATCTCCGACTGACGCATCATTAGAGTTACCACTCCAAATTAAATATCCATTTCTTCGTGTTAACAAAGTGCCATTAGGAACTGTCGCACAGTATACGTATCCCGAATATGGTATTGTCTCGGGAGATGACTGGAGTCTAAGGCTACTGCGTTTACGAGAATCCACTCGATAATAGATACCATCTGGATTATATGGACTGCCATAAATAGTGCTTTGACGAACACTCATTCCCAATTTGAACATTATCTCCTGCATGTCATCAGATAGTTGTTTGGATTTAGACACAGCTCCAATTTGGTTAGCCTGAGTAGAAAAACCATCTCCCCTAATATATCCATCAAGCAGTTTTTGTAAGTTGTCTGGGTGAAGTTGCTTGACATCACTAGGAATATGTTTTGTACCTGATCTGCCTATTTGTTTCAGATATAAAAAGAGTTGTTTTGAGTTAACCTGCACTGCACCACATTTCAAAATTTGAGGGGTCAGACCCAAATCAGATAAGAGAGAAGATAAGTAGTTGATATTCTCCGTTTTAGTTGAACGAATACTTATGATATAGGCACCATTTGACTTATTTCGAGTATATGATCCATCAGCTAAATACCACCCTAAAAACTCGAACCACTTGTTCGCATCAAAAGAACCTATATTTCTATCTCGTCCTTTATCATATGCAACCTTTGGTATTGTCACTGCATCTAATGTGAGACAATTCCATTTTGCTTTGTCAGTAAATTCAAACGAAAGTGATTTTTTTAACTTCATTGCAGCCGATATTTCTCCTGCTGTTATAAAATCAAAACTTCTTTCAGTACAATGATCGGGCAATCCAGATTTATATGTCCTTTTGGCCCACATCCTATGATTTGGAGTGACCACACAATCTATGCTCTTACCTTTGAAGTGGATTAAGTCGCCGTTGTAATAATACTTATGAATTTTTTCTGCAATTTGATATTCCAGTTTCCCATTTGTAGTGTTTAGGGTGGCAAATTTATCATCCATAGAAATATCAGACCATTTCTTAAACCCGTTTTCTACAAGAACCTCAGTCTCGTCATCAAAACACGCAGCCAGAACGTGATTATTACTTAGGACCATCTCTTGACCGTCCTTCACAACAACACATCCAAATGTTCCGGCAGTAATCTGGTAATGCCCTATGGATATGCCAGGAAAAATTGGTCGATGCTTGGCCGTGGTATCGACTTCATGTGCCCTAATCACCCCCATTTCTTGGACTGATATTGGTACATCATCCACATCTTGAGGAACTAGATCGGCTGACATAATACCCACTTCAGGTAGTTTCTTAGAAACACCTACAACCACGCATGGGGTTTGTCTCTTGACCTTTCCTTTTTTGTTGAGCATGTTCTTAAGCCCAACCCCTACCGAGACTACATTAGTTTTATCCAGTAAGGAATCTTGGTTCTTCTTAGCTGCTTGTATTGCTACTTTGATTGACATTATGTCTCCTGTCTAATTGCTTTCTCACGGTTTTCATATTTCTCATCAATATGCCTTATTATAGGGTGTCGTACTACAGCAGCCCTGGAGAGCGTTACAAAGCCGACTCCCTTCACATCTGATAATAATCCGAAAGCATCCTCCAATCCGTTATGCATACTGATATCCGACTGCTTAATATCGCCACAGACAATCATCTTTGATCCTTCACCAAATCGTGTTAGAACCATTCTCATCTGTGCAGGAGTGGAATTCTGCATTTCGTCACATATGATTACGGAATTATTGCATGTCACTCCTCTCATATAAGCCAACGGAAGGACACGAACCCTAGGCTGTTCTCCGTTTTTGAGGGTCAATTTCTTCAAAAGCCCCTTGTGATCCCCAAGTAATTGCTCCATAGAGTAGAAAATCGGGGTCATATATGGGTTGATTTTGTCCTCTAGATCGCCCGGCAAAAATCCCAGTTTCTCCCCGGCTTCTACGACAGGGCGGCTCAAAATCATATGCTCATAGTTGTCTTTCAGTAGTTCTTGAAGTGCATATCCAACCGAGACATAAGTCTTTCCTGTCCCTGCGACCCCCTTAACGAATGTAATATTATTGCTCGCTATTGTCCTTAGCATGTCCTTTTGCTCAGGATTTTTAGCGGTAACCGATATAATCGCCTTTGGCATTCATTACCTCCATTTATTATGGCGTGCTCTAATCTTGTAATACTGCTTTTTGCGACCCCAAGATTCAACGAGCAAGCCTCCAAAATATACATCTAAGTTACAATGGTTTACGTACTTATGCAGTTCTGATTCAATTTCATCCCAGACGGGTTTCTCAATCAGAAATATTCTTTTATACTTGACTGCTTTGATACGTAGATCAATGAGATCAATTTTGTATTTCCGCTTGATGCGGTCTACGATGTGGTCAAGAAGATTTTGCATGAAGATTTCGATCCACCCCTCCTCAAAGAAAGATTGGATTAACTCTTTTCTAGCAAGAGGAGACAAGGCGTCGAAATACTCACGCCGTTCCTCGATGGTTTTGGCTGAGTACTCTTCCCAATATATTTTGAACAAACTTATCATCAATATTTGCCCACGTATTTCTTTGGCAAAAATAATGACAAGTCCTTCGTCAAAGTAGTATCCGGCTGTAGGGGTTAAGAAACTCTTGAACCCATTTCATAGAACGAAATGCCCTAATGTCGTCGCGCATTGCTTTTGCATCGTCGTTCAAGGCTGCGAAACATTCTGACCATTTTTCTTCAGTGTGGGATACTGGTTTGATGCCCGCTTTTCGCAGTATGAATGCGATTTTAGCAGGATCAATAGGTAACAAATCGTTTTTCATATACGTATAAATATTCTCTATACGTAGTAGGTCTGCCGCCTCATAGCTGCGCCCTGTTTTCTTTGAAGCTAATTCATTAAGAGCCTGACGCATCTCATTGGACTGCTTAGTAATATCTTTGAGAGAACCAAAACACTCTAGATTTGCCGAGCCATTAAAAGATTCCGTGATCCGATAAAGCTTTGGCTCATCGTTACGAGAGACTATGTACTGTTGAGATAGACTGGTATCTTTGAATGATTTCATATTTCTCTTCAGAGTATCATCTAGTCTAGCATATCTTTGGTATAGTTCATGTGGTGATCGTAAACTGCCTATCTTAAGTACGATCACAGACTTAACATCCCTCTCAAGTCGTCCATCAACAACAAGTGATGAAGGCAATGTGGCTGAGGCTAAAACGATATCGTTAGTAAAAGTGTCACTCGGAGGCAGAGTTTGTGATAATCTTGTGCCTTCAGGAATAATCTTGGTATGTCGCATCTCATAAAATCCGACCGGGTCAAGCAGGAGTAGATATTCTCCATCTTTCATTTGACAAGTCGTAAATGCTTTGACTAACCAACTCATGACAGTCTCTTAAAGAATCGTTTGTAATGCCCTAGCTCAGCTAGGACTTCGGTAATCTTGCGATCCATCTCATCTAAATCTTCTTTGGTCAATGGTTTCTCAAGACGCTGTTCAATAGTCTGAGCCACCTTCTTAACTTCTTCCATTTGCTGTGCGCTTACTTTCATCGTGCAGTTACTCCGGGTGATGCATCCCAAGTGGGCATTGCCTGTGATGGATACCCTGATGGAGCAGGCGGTATATGCGGTGTATGCGGAACTACTCCACTGGGAGTCCTATATATATCAGGATCAGTCTCTATTCCGTCGTCCTGAACATTGGCAGGAAAAGTCTGTTTTGCCTGCTCTGCTACCCACGGCTTGAAGAATGCTGCAACATTAATATACTGTGATCCATCCCACCCCATGCCAACATTAGAAGCGGTTTCTGGGTTGTCCTGCATTCCATACAGACCCAAAATATCGTCTGGCAGAATGGCTCCCTTGACATCTTGGAGATATGAAGGGTTAATACCTGATTCGCTCTTTGCTCTCTGGAATACTTCGTCTACGGACACAGAGATTACATTGGAAACTTTAGGTGGTTCCAAAGCTTCACAATCCTCCGTCTCAGCCCCTTCAGCAATTGGTTCAACACGCCCTTCGCTTGACCATTCCTCAAAACTCATCCCCTCCGGTCTTCCTTGCTCCTCATCTTCTCTATGCCTCGCTTCATGCCTGATGGTATTTCTCATCTTGCATTCGATAATCGGCAATGCTTCTTCGTAAATACTGACTTGCTCCGTAATCATCTGCTGCGGAATGGTTAGGGCAGTCTTGACCCTCGGCTGATTCATGTGAGAAGATGGTATGTTGTGAGGGTAGAGATTCATTTCTTTTCCTTGATCTGTAACTTGTCGATCTCCTTCTTAATGATATATTGTGCTATGCCGATAACGTAAAAATTGCTGCTAAAGACGTGCACATCAACATCATTAAGTAACTTCAGAATATCCATCATCATATGATAATTCGGAGAATCCGACCACAGGTCATCTATATTTTCGGCTCCCACCTGAAACAAAACATCCGCTCGAAACACTAGACGGATGTACCCTCTATCTACAGCCATGTTCATGCATTGCAAGTGATCGTCACAATCCTTGCATATTTTTTGATGAACAGACTCACCCCAATATCGTAATAATGTTTCCCAGTGATGGCTTTGGTAATCATGACCCAGGATTAGTATGCCATCTGGGGTTATCCAATTACCAACCGAAACAGCAAACCCGGCCCTGCGAGCAATCTCCTCGCAAATAAGGCTATCTGTCACTTTTAGTACCCCTGATTATTTTATCTGTGCGACCATCGTTTGTACTGGAGTCTCTACCGGAACCTCCGGGGTTTCCGTCATCTCAGTATTTTCTATGGAAGGGGATGCCATAGGCTTAGATTACGGATTTCTGGACACAATATTTGGTATGAGGTTTCTTGGATGAACCAGCACCTCATCCTCATTTTGAAAATCACGAACTTTATATCGTCTGAGCACGTTATCGTAATCAACCACCTTCCCAGGCCGGAAAGAAGGGGTCATGACAATTCCTCGCCCTTTGCCCTTACGTGGCTGGGTAAAATAGCGCACTTCATCTTCAGGACGGAATCGCCTTGCTTCCTTTTCCATCAAATTAATTAACCACTTAATCATATGGATTATACCTCCTATCGTCGTCTACATCCGTATACTATATTACTATAGTGTATTCCTATACGGAAATCAAAATAGCAACAGTTGCCCACGAGGAACAGATGTGTCTTCCCAGGATAATCTGCTTCTGGGGATTGAAAAGTCACCATCAGGAAATCTCATTAACCAATTTCTCGATCTGTCTGTAGCATCGCAGGACGGAGACCGTCTGCATGGCGTTTTAGTCCCATCTGTCGAAGTATAAATCCAGACAGCTATTTTCGTCAACCAGTTATTAGATATGGCATTCTTTTCATACATAAACGGCATAAGCAATTGCTGCGGGTTTATCTTTGTTCCAAATTGATGTAAATCCTCATAACTTCTCATACTGGTCGGAGAATCTTCCCATGTAACACCGTCATCCAATTGTCTTTCTATATTCCAAGGAATGATATAAATTTCCGATGCTTGAACCTGGCCCTCATGAGCAAGACTTTGGAAGTTCGTAATCGCCTCTTTTTGGTGTATAGTATTCAAAGTGCGAGCTATATCCTTAGCAGCATGCATTGAAGGATCATATTCAAACAAGCCTCCCGAATCAGGTATAATCCCCTCTTCCTGTAAAAACTCATCATCGATATCTTCCCCACTCCCATATTCTTGTTGATACCGCAAATGCTCCAGAACTTGTTTTTTGATGCTTTGTTCAGTATCAAAATCACTGATTCCAAAGTAGTCAGCAGCGAGATCGAAAATTTCCCTTTCCAGTAGCGGAGAGGGATACCAATCCGAAGTCTCAAAGAAACTATGACCGTTTAGTAACATGTGAACCATATCTTCATCTATATGTACCATTCCAAGACTTTCTGGGCGTATAACAAGAATAACAGGTTGAGTTTTTTGCTGCTCTGCTCTTTCTATCGCATGTTTTGCTGCTTTGCCAGGATTGAGGGTAAGATAAACGTTGGTAGGAATAGACGATAGACTACCCATGTAAGAAGATTCACCAGTGTCACTTCTGGGTTTTACCAGCATATTTTCCATTAGCCGATAGGCAGTTATTGAATCTGTGCCATGATACCACAATTGAAAAGGTAGACTGGCAGCAGGTATTTGAGATATCTTCTGTAACCAACTCACGGCAAGACGATCCTTCCAGTCTCGTAATACTCCTTTGCAAAGCGCTCAGCCGTGTCCTCATCCATCGGCTTGCCCGTTGCTTCCTGAATAGCGTGACCCAACTCATGCAAGATTGTCGTCTGAACACCTAATGGGCAGTCGAGATTATATTCGCGACAAGCTGCGACAATACGCGCCAGATTCAACATAATTACGGGTTGAGTATAAGTCCCGTCTACGTACCTGCCAAGTTCATCAAAAGATGCCGTAAAATGGATGGCGATCTTTTTGAAGAGACCCAACTGCGGTAATAGTTCAGATTCTAATTTAGAAATATATTGGTCAATATCGTTACGAATACCAGCATCTACATCCTCGTCTGGTTCATAATCCCAAATAGGATCGTAGTCATGGGATGGCTCATCAAATTGAGAACTAACAACTCTAAGCATCACGATCATCTTCTCATCTTCTGGTATCTGTCTGTAATCCTGAAGTGAATTTTCGTCTAAATCGGGGATAAATCCTCCGAATTTCTGTCTAACCAATTGGTATCTTAATTTTATGCCGTCATAAACCTCTAAAAATCGTAACGAAACCAGATAAAACTTGGACTCTCGTAAGTTTTTGTTAGTAAATGGTTTATCCCCCGTGAACGACTTGTCTGGATCGGAATGTATTTTAGGACATCCACCACACTAGCAATTCTGGGCGTCTTATTTTCAAATTGCTCTAAATTCCATTCATCTCCTTGTTTGCATTATTGATGCCTTGATTGTCAAAAAGCTTAAAGTATTAAGAACTCCATGTTTGTTTTCATCGCATTCTCCTTTCAATATACCAGTTTGTACATCATGCTCGGCACAATATGTGACCGAATAAGGTCGAAAAGCTTAGGAGCATCTTTCACGAAGATGTATTGGAAATAATCGCCACGCTCTGGGCGAGGACGGATATGTGACACAACCCCAAATTTTTACAATAACAAATCCTTAACAAGCAACTGTTCTAATACTGTATATCCGTAGGTACAAAGTCGTGTTTTGTTAGAAGAATTTGTTCCATCATCCATATACCAATATGCAAGTGCTTCGGCAGTAATATTGTTCATCAAATAAACATAGGGGAAAATCTTCTCACCATTCGGATAGTATACTTTTCGCAATTCAGCACAAAATGAGTTGCATCCTGTTGTAAAATGCAAGGACTCATGGTGTACCCCATTCACTCCCTGGTCTTTATGAACGGAATGTTGAAATTTACCCGAATGAATGGATGACAGGGCTATGCGTTTATGCTCGTGATACTCTTTCTGTTTGATAGAATGAGAACAAGAATATGCCCCCTGCTTGGCTATAGTCCCATCTCCCAAAAGACTGCCAATAATCATCTGCTTCTGTGAGTTAGTCAACTCTACACCCCAGTACTTGTATTTCTCAGAATGCTCTTGCAAATTGGTAAGCCCCATCTCTTTGAAACGACGCTTCGCAACCATTATGCTACAACCCATATACTGGGCTATTTCCTCGAAGGTTGCACCATCAGAAAGCAGACTCACAGCTTTATCTTGGGTGATATTGAATTTACGGTTTGTAGCAGCGTGGCGGTTCGATTTTGCTGCATACCTATTCGCTATGCCAAACTTCTTGCGCTTACGCCACACGACTGCTTTGGAGGGCATGCCAAATTTCTTGGCTATTTTCCCGTCAGACAGACCATTGGTGACATATTCTTCCTCAAGAAGCTCTTTCGTGAGGAAGTCATAACGATGAATGTTTTCGTAATGCCGGTTCATAGAGTGTATCCTTTCACTCTATTATACCATTTGATATGACGTAACCTCGAAAAATAATATCGAAACCACATAAAACTTATGTTGCCATAAGTTTTTGTTAATAAAGGACTTACGAGCCCTTAAATAGATACCTAAACCAGCGTGACCTGCCCCCAGGCAGGGTAAATTCTGGTATGGTGACCGTATGGGTTAATCCCAGATACGGGAAGTTCTTCTTGTGATCAAGCATTTTGTCCAGCCTATCTTCGTAATTCTTCTTCAACTCGTTCATATGGTTGAATATCTCATTTGCTCTCTCAAGACCGCCAAATATCTTGGCAGGCTCTTGAAAAAGAATATCCAACATCCATCTTTGTAACACGAATACAGCGGCAGCCAGCTCGGCAGTCAGTATCCAAGGGTCGGGGATATTGGTAATGTTCCAGCCTTGCTGCGGGGGCCAGATATTGGTATAGTTGATGCCTTGCTCTATGAAATCATATAATTCTAGATCACTAAACCACCAAAAGTTGTAGTTACATATCAACTCATCTTCGTCAGAGATGTCGTGCTCGAAGGTTACCCTGCCATTTATATAATCTATTGTATATCCACTTTCCATCATTTCGCCATTGAGCCATATTCTTGTACCAGCACTTTGATTCCATCTCGGAAATGAAAGGTAGCCTTGTGTTTTGGCTCTATCATTAAACCGGATGATCTCATGCCACACAGGTATACGCTGAATATAACCAATCATACTCTCCAGAAAAGCCCGGTAGGTAAGTCTCATGAAAGTTAGGTTGTTACTACTCGTACCACGCTCTACAACGACAAAAGATTCGGAATGAATTTCATCAGTTGGTCCACTCTCTGTCTCTACAGTATATGTGAGCGTTAGGGTATACGTACCTGAAGCATAGGTAGAAGGTATGGTCCAAACGTATGCAAACTCTCCAGTGATAATCTTATCTAAGTAATCATCAGTACCTATGCTTACACCATCAGGGTCGAAAATCTCTATAGTAAACGCTGATGGATCATAATGCATTCCCCTAAGATTAACAAATGTAAAGTAGAAGACCGCGCTCGTTCCAACAATGAACGATCCACTACCTGTAACGTTAGGAGTTGCGCTCCCTTCTACTGGTCTTGTCATTCCGCCTGGTATTGCCATTTCTAATCTCCATTAATACGGTATATAGTCGTCTTCTTCTTCTTCAAATTCACCTCTCTCTATAGGATGTGTTCCTAAATCAAATAAGACCAGACGACCTCCGACCCATCCAATATTATCAGCACGGACTTCAAATGTGCTGAAGTTGTTTTTCTGCAAACATTCAACCATGTCCTGAAAAGCAGCAAACAAGTATGGAAAATTTTCATACTGATTCCGCCACCGCACCTGCATCCAGCCTGCCAAATCCTCGGACATCACATTTACCAAGTTGGCTTCTTCACGATCCAGTGGCCTTGCTTTTTCTGCCAAAATCGACCAGATGAACGGTTCTTTGTTCTGCACCAGCTTGATGTTTAATACCCTTATAGTACAAGGCAACGGTTCTTGTTGCAGTCGTATTGCTCTGTCTACTTCTTCTGAGTCATAAGTATACTTAAGTACTTTGTCTCCAAGGTCATAGGCTAGCCCCTGCCAACCGTGACCTAGATATTTCATGTCGTTATTTTGTTCTTCCTGTCTTCGAGCCGTTTCCTCGGTCATTCGATTATCAATGCGTATCGCTCCTGGCCCACCCATTTCCATTGGAACTTCCTCTTGACGTGGGAGTGGCATAGGTTTGGATTGACAAGTTTTCACGAGCCACTTAATCATCGTCTACGAATTCTCATTTTACGTCTACGCATTCTCATTCTACGTCTATACTCTATCCACCATCTTGTACTCGGTCGTCGCACCCGCTTCACTGAAGTAAACGGAGAAGATCGGGTTGTTGGTTTTTTTACGACTGGCATCGGCAAGTCTGGCTCACCTAATGCAAACATTGACTTGGTATCGATAGTACCAAACCCAGCGGCTTTTCTTCCATTGTCAAGCTTAACTGCATACTTTATCAAATGTTCAAGCATTTGTTTCGGAGTGTCACATGGTGTCTTGCTGTTTGATCCGAGTTGTCTGTGCTTGGAAAGAATAAGAGCACATATGCCAGACAACATCGGAGCCGAAAATGAAGTCCCACTATGCTTGGCAAATTGCTGGTTCAACCAAGTTGAATATATATCTACGCCCGGCATTGCAAACGATACGTTGATACCACGAGATGAAAATGGAGCTATGCTATGTTTTTTGTCATAAGCTGCCACTCCAATTACTTCGGGATATCTGGCAGGAAAGGCAACGTCATAATGTCTCGTCCCTGAATTGCCAGTAGCAGACACAATTATAATATCTTTTGCATACGCTCTCTTTACTGCCTCATGTAAGGGCTTAAAATCGACAAACATTCCAGCCGAGATGGATATAATATCTACGTCCAGATGAGTTGCCCACAAAATAGACTCCACAAGCTGTGCGGGGCCTCCACGACCAGAATCGTCCATCGCTTTGCCGAAATAAATTCTACTTTTTGGCGCTACACCTATTATTCCTTCATTATTCTTCTCAGCTGCGATAATACCAGATACAAAAGTTGAATGCCCCTGCTTGTCATCGACATTTGAAGTATCTGAGAAGTTCTTGGCTCCAATAGTATTATTCTCTACTTCAAAGTGGTTGCTTTTGCCAGTGTCAAGAATGGCAACAGTAACGCCCTCACCCATTGTCTGAACATGAATATCGGGGATATTCATGTCTCTGAGTCCCCAATCGTACATCTCTGACATTGTCTGGAGCACAAACTCAGGCTTCAGAGTCGGTACTTCGAGTTGAAATTTGTTCCTGTTTTCCATACCTAAACTTTAGGCGAAAACACCTGTTAGTCCTTGATGGAAAACAAATCAGTTAGACTTCTGGCCACCAAAATTTAGACTATAAGGAAGTGATCCGTAAAAAGTTGCTTTTTTTCGGAGTGCTAGGGATGCGTGCAGGGCAAACATATCATCTGTAACAACATGTTGGTACTCGTTCAGAATATCGAATTTAGCAAAGAGATTCGATGGCATCTTGATGTGATCACCTTCAATATCGGGGTGATTTTGCATGTAAATGCCTACATCTTTAGACTGCTTATGACGAGGGTAATAACTCAATCCGTAGCCTTCGCCTCTCCACTTCATATCAACTAAACCATAGTACAAATCCAGCACGGTCTTGTTGGTTGTCAGATCGCCATAGATAACGTTTTTGAACAACTCTGCATTATGATCTATGGCTCCATCTTTAGTGAAGCCGTAGTATTTTTCTGCGGCACAAATTTCGGTGAATTTGATGGCTATCTTGTCGGGATATGGGTTGATACAAACATCGCTCTTGTAGAAATGAGTCAAGCTAGCTAGATCATAGACGTTGTTAATGTTGAGGCACTTCTTGACTCTCTTATTGAATTTAACCAGAGGGAAGTATTCAGGGCGACCAGCCCAAAGAATTTTTGCGTTCGCGTACTTCTTCTTCAGCCCAATCGCCAGACTTGTCAACAAGAGAGCTTCATAATCAGTCCCATTATGAATCAGCACTATCTTCATTCTTTACGAACGGCTATTTCCCTTTTCAACCAACCATTGAATCGGTCGCCATTTAAGTATCCTGAACCGCCACTATCTGTGTCCTGATAACCGTCTTTCACATCTTCGTCATAATCGGTGGCTTGGATAACGCCCATATCTTGCATTATTTGGAAGAGTTCTCTGAGGCTATCGTATGTGTTAGCCATTAGTTGCTTCTTGAAAAACTTGTATCTAGGATCGTTACGTCCCTTATCCTTATATGAGAACTCCTCAAGATCAAGGGTAAATTTCATGCTGGACATCCACTTGTGATATATAAGTCGAGCCAACTGCTTATCACGATCAATATCAGTCATCTTAAATCTCCTAATCTACATAAATTGGTATTGCAGCACCATCATCACTTTCACCACTACCAAATGCACCTATCCCGCCTGCTGCTGCCACATTCTCAGCAGTTCCGGGTGGTCCAGCGGGAATTAAAATTTTGTCCAAAGCAGCCTCGGCTGGAGACTTCTTGTGTTGAAACTTATGAGCGTGCTGTTTGACATACGATTCATCTACTACTTCTACCTTCCCTCGCTTCACCAGAAGTTCAAAAAACTTGCTGTTTGCTAACTCTGCCTCGCCTATATCATCCACTGAAATGAAATGATATTTGCCTTGCAAAGCAACTCCTGCGGGATATTTTGAAGTCTGTATGTCTTCAATCAGTACAGTACCGTTTCTAACGGGATGAATATACTTTTTGTTACTGTATACCGGTGCAGGCCCAAGTTGACGATGTGCTTGATCCCGCATAGGTTGCTTTCCGTCCAGATTTTCTTCTAAGAAACCTTCGTATCGGTTCTCTGTAGACATTACTGAGTCTAGTGTCCCACTCTGTGTAGGAACCATTTTTCCCGACAGATAGTCAGCAAACTGTTGCTTAGTGAAATAGTGTCCATTGGTTACATATAGAATATCATCACTGTGGATATACTCCATTAAACTTGGATCATCCACACTTACAACACGAGTTTTCTCGTTGGGAATACATATGTAAATGCGATCAGCATTTTGGTCGTATAGAATAATAACCATGATTCATCCCTTCAACTTCTTGTTAATCTCTTTCAGTCTTTCAATTGCAGCATTCGCAGTATGGGTCCACGTAAAATCTTGATGGATGAGTTGCTGCATTTTGCGATTCCTCTTTTTGGCTTCATCATAGTTCTCATATACATGTCTCATATGCTGTTTCACCTGATCGTGAACACCTTGCGAAGTCAGTTGAGGAAATTCATGCCCATCCCAATAATGCAGATGCATCTGACCCGGTTGAACGGGTGCAATACGATCAACATCAATCAAATACGAATTATCTGGCCTCAAATAACCCTGTTGGCCTGAACAGTTGGTCATTATGAGAGGTAGCCCGCATAAGGATGCTTCTAGTGCTGGAAGATTCCCTCCCTCGCCACGAGTAGTCAAAATAAACGCATCGGCTGCGCGATATAGCTTAGGCATGTCATTCTCTGGCAGCATCTGGTTGAACCGAACTATGTGGGGCATATCCTTGTTGGGAAAGCCTTCCATATATTTGTCGATGTCGAGTCGAATCTTCTCTCTATGATGACGAGTGCGACCTGATTGATATCTACTCATAATCAATAGTGATACATCATCGTCTTGAGAGAATTCATCGAAGTATGCTTTACAGAGCACATCAGGCCCTTTGCGATAATTCCAAGCAAAGACAGACAAAAATACGAAGCTCTTGATGTTTGGCTTGAAATCAAACCGATCACCTTCCTCAGTATAAATATTTGGATCAGCACCAGTGCAAATAGCATAGATAGGTCGATCAGGTAAATACTTCCGTAAGATAGACGCAGACCATTCACTGGTAAGCCAAATCTCCTCGTAATTCTGACAAGCAGCCAGGAATTGATCTTGCACGGTGTAAGATTCTATAGTTGTATATAGAATCTTGTACTTGGCGCTGCTGAATTCACTGAAGGAGGGAATAATACTGTCGATGACAATATGATTTCGCTTAGAGATAGGAGTACGCTCCAGAACCACTAAATTACGAAGTTCATCTTCGTTGAGTTGATTCTGACCCTTCTTGGGATCAACCTTCACTTTGATGCCACTTTTATGCAAGCAAAGAGCCAGGTTGCGATTGACTTTGGCATAACCACTGGCATCATAGAAGAGACCATGTATGCGTACCTCAATATCGTCGGAAACTTCTTTTAGAGTGGCCTCTACAACATCTGGTTCAGTTTCAGATTCTGGTTCAGTTGTAACAACAGTTTCACTTTTGGCAGAAGCCATCTTATTCAATAGATACATCAAAGAACTTTCAATGCGCTCTTTGGGATCAAACTCTACCACCTTGATGGTGCCGTTTAGAATACAGTTTCTTAACGAGCGAGATTTCTTCAGTCGGTCGGGACTGATTTCTTCAGGCTGGTCGCTAGGAGAGATATACTCATCGACATCCTCAAGATGGATTGTATTTTTGCTATCGTTTAGTATTATCATCGTATCAAATTCAAGATCAAGCCATTCACGGGTTCATTATACTCATTTGGTCAACAATCTAAGTGTATAATCTAATATGGAGACAACACTGAACAATGCAAGAATGATTCGCCAAGCAGAATATATGTTCTATACAGAAATGGAACCACTATACTGGACGGTGGAAGATGCGGCATTCAAAGGCAACCAAGAGAAAGCGCGCAACCTATTCTCCATCCTTTTGTACGCCGCAAAGTACAATCCCAAACTTGTGTCCTTGGGTTTGAAGCCTGTGCACAGAAAAAGGTTACAAGAGTTATCTTACGAGCTGTTTGCAGATTTCGTCCCTAAAAACAGCAAATCCATTGAAATACGACGTTCCATCGACCCTGTAAGGCTTCCTTTTGTCAAAGAAGCAGAATTACAAGGATATTTGCAGACTCATCCTGAAATTTTATCTAGAGCACTTGGAGAAAATGTCCGAGTGACCGGCATAGAAGTAGATGTGGGACATAGTTATAGATGTGACATCGTCGCAGAAGGCAAGAAATTCTACCCAATCGAATTGAAGATAGGTCAGACAAACCACGCCGTAGTTTCTCAATGCATCAAATACTGCTACTATTTCTACCGCAAGCTGCGATACAGTCTGTATAAAGAAATTCAGGGCGTGGTTATCGGTAATGGATTCGATCCGTGGAGCATTAATGAACTAAGAAGAGAAGGGATATGGTGTTTCACGATTAGGACAATGGGAGACGGCGTGGAGTTGTCGAAAATTGACTAGCCCCAGATAATCTCCTTATCAGTAATGCCAATATCTTCAAAACAACTAGCAATACGATCAAGGTCATCGGCATTGTGAATGCCATACATCTTCATACTTATTCCTGGCAGGCGGTAAGTCCAGCAATATTTTCGATGAGTACCGTCACAAAGATGATGAGCAATAGCAGTGCACGAATGATGCCAACCACGATGCTGAATCATTTGGACGGAATCTTCGAGCAGCCTGTCGTAAGGCCCGATGTTGTTCCCTGTGAGCAAGAATGCAGCATCATACTTGTCCACTGAATCCACGACTTCTTGAAATTCTTCCTCCTCAAGTTGTTCTAGAACCTTAGATCGTATGACAATGATTTCCTTGGACTCTGTAGGTGGCTCAGAAGCGGTTTTGATGATCCTGCCATTCACAATGGAATCATCGAGTGATAATACATCTTTGAAAGGCAACACTACAGGAAATTGCTTGAATCGAAAGCAGTTGGCAGACCTGCGGATCAGGTCTTGTTTGTGAGCAGTAAATCGAATGTGATGCTCTGTTTTGTCGGCAGTCTCATAGTAAAGGTTGTCAAAGCATAGATGAACACCGTCTGCTAGGATGACATACGGGACATCCGATGATTGCTCTAGGATCGCAGGTTCTATCTTTCGTAGCCAATTCATGGTGTATAATCTTCGAGATAATTATACGGGGTTCCCATGCAAATACGAAAAACATTGCCGTTGCCAACCGCTCCACTCGATTATTTCGATGATGGAGCCACTTTCTATCTATTGATGCCTGCAAGGGCGGCCACTCAGATTGTAGCCTTCGATTCAGAGAAGTTTGAGACTCTAGGCACTTTTCACTCAGAGGAGCAGGTTTTTCAAACCTCACAATATGTTGAAGATGACTGTATGTACCTGATTACGCATAGCGGAGTCATCGGCTATGATTCCTTCACCGGAGAAAAACTAATCACCTTCGATACCGGATCGTTAGTCCCTCTTAAAATGTGTTCCCACGGGGAAAAGCTGTTCCTAATGTGTGGCATTCCGCTCGTCTCAGGTCGATCCATAGACACCGATAGCGTCTGCATTACCGTGCACGACAAAGAAACAGGCAAAAAGTTACTCCAGTCTCAAAATATGTCCGGCTCACCATTCGCCCCTATTGTAAATGATGGGATTTGGTTAATAGTCGGAAATATACTATACAAGTACTCGTATGACTGCGAGCTAGAGATTGAGATACACCTACAATCGGACGCAGGCTTTGACCCCGTCTTCATCAATGATTGGGTAGGGGTGGCATCTGATCTGGGGACTATAGAATTTTTTGACAGGAATTCCGGCAAGCCAATTTCCAAGATACTCGTGGAAAAGAATTATTCCCCACCAATGGTTCACGAAGGTCGTCTGTATTGGCTGACCGGTAAAGAATTGCAGAAGGTTGACGTTCAACTCTCGAAGTATGATACCATATGCCAGCTTGAAAACGATGTTGTTTCGACTCCCCTTTTGCATGACGACTCCCTTTACTTTGGTGATATCAAAGGCAACTTCATTAAATTCGATATACCGACCCATAAGTACGAGTTGCTTCCAGTTGAAGACGATATATCACTTTGGAAGCCAGTTATGACATCCAGCGGTAATATATTCGTTGCCTCGCATGGTTCGCTGCATCAGATTGAGGATTAGATATGGATTGCGTGCTCGACCTTAAAAATATTCAGTTTGAGACCAGAGATAAGCAGGTATTCTTTGCCACTCATGGCTTTATCATTTATAAAGATATGTCAACGATTATTATGGCTGACTGCCAGGGTGATGTGATGGCTACTGCACCTTGTCCCAGAGATCATAGGCATTTTGAATTCATTGATTTAGGAGACGCAGTGTTACTCATATTATCTGGTAAGGTGATCATAGTATTCGATAAGATGGGCAATGCACCAATAACCCATCGAGTGGATACGGAAAAAATGGGTCGCATCATAACTCGTCCATACCACACAACAGACGAAAACTGCCTATTGTTTGGCACGAGACGTAACAACAATATTCAGTTAGTTAACTACGATTTCTTAAGCCACAAAAGAGTATCACAGTCTTCGTCATGGAAAGTCAGGCAACTATCCGACATCATCGTCAAGGATGGAACAGCATATGTGCTACTTGATTCATCATTCCTGGTGGCATGTGATACAGACACCTGTGAAACCAAATGGAGTCGGTTTGAACCAGGACAAATCAACCCCTACCTTGTGCCTTACAACAACAGCATTCTATATTCTTGTCAAGGCTTGATTCGTAAACTGGAATCATCTGTAGAGAATATTAACGTTCCTTTGTCACGCATTTCAAGCATTCTGGCATGTATCAACGACAATATCATCTTTACAAGTGAAGATTTCACTAATGTTGGTTCATACTCATTAACTGAGAAGAAGTTGTTGTGGGAGATAGTTGGTTCTAATAAGATACTCGAAAGCATCATCGTGAAAGGTGTCTCAGGCGAAGAAGTTTTCAATGTTCTTGCAATGCAGGTTGGCGACCATTTTGCCCTTGTCAACTTAGACTTAGGACAATCTGCTCATTACAGCAAGGCAAGTGGGGTGTACAAGATGCGTCAAACAGGCGATCACTTAATTTTGAACCAGAAAAATTACAAGACCGATATGATTGCAGGAAAGGTTGATGATGGAAAATCTGATTGACTCAATTCTATTCAATCTAGAATCGTTCTGGCATTACGTACATGACTTCTGGATGTACTCACCCGACGACTTCGATGCATGTTGCAGGAGATGATATGGGAATTATAGAACTTACTCTCATCGTATTAGCTATTACTCTACTGGTCACCAAGAGCAAAGTTGTTGGTGGCAAGAGAGAGTTCGTTGAGATGCGATATAAAATCTCAAAACTGGATGGACAAAAACCTTCTCTAGTACATTCAGTTTGGTATGCGTGGTGGACGTGCCCAATGTGTCTTGGAGCCTGGGTGGCAGTCCCACTTTGTTACTTTGAAGCAGTCGGCTATGCGTGGTATTGGGCAGCGCTGATGGTATTTGGTCTGAATTGGCTGATACATTGTGCAGAAAACACTCTTTTCCAATTCGGATACTTTCTGGAAAAGCTGTCCAGCAAAGAGTTTATAGAAGTTTTGAAAAAATTCCTAGAAGCAAATCGAAAAGCTGTATAATGGGTCTGCAATGGGCAGCGTTGCCCTTCGCCTCCTGCGGCGATTTAGAAGTGGCAGAGTGAAGTGAGTTGCGTGATTTAGGAGAGTAGAAATGAATAACCAAACCACACCTAACGTTCCCACATGGCAATCCGAGTTCGACAATCGTATCAAGGCTTTCGCTATAACTATAGGTGTAGACGAAGTTAAGGTGCGAGAAATCCTTAGCAATCTCGGGGTCGATGGCAAGTCTGAGCAAAGTCTCACCATTATAGAGAGCGCCGAATTCCTGCCGATGGCAGATTTGTTCGAGGCTTTCGTAGACAGCAAGATTACTGCCAAATCCAAGCTGCGGGTCGGCATGCCACACCTGCGAGGCAGCACCCATCTCGGTCAAGCAGAGGAAGCAACCAACGGCTCAGTAATGACTGACCTGAAGGATATGATTGCTTCGCAGCGTCCGTTGACTTCGCTTACTGACGGCGAGTTGATCGAGAGGTACGATGACACATCCACTGAAGTCTGGAAGATTCTCCGTGAGAGAACTCATGGTAGATTCTGCATTGTCTACAACAAGGATCAATCGGTCAACAAAGAAGTTTCCCTCAAGTTGATTCGCTCGGCTCGCAAACAGGTCACCCCTGACAAGTTTGAAGTGACGGGCTCTCTTGTGAAGGTCCGTCGCGCTGGTGACTTTCCCGCAATCCCTCTGGAAGAAAGCCCATTCTTCCCTGGAAAGGCTTTGCTCGAAGGTTTCTGCGCGGAGAGTAACACCAACTGGGACGGAATCACTCATGATCTTAGAGTGCTTGCCCGCCTGGTTGCTGAAACTGATGGACCACTCAGCAAGAAGTCGATGAGAGACGTTTGCAAAGATGCCAAGGTGATGTCGGCGGCTGACTTCCGACTCAACTACACTGAGGCAGCGCTTCTGTACGATGAGAAGGATGCTCAAGGCACGTTGCCAGACCTGAAGGTTCGTCAAGGCAATTCTAATACATCCCGTGACACGGGATTCTAATAACAAAACAGTGGCGGGGGCCATTGCGCCCCCGCTGTGTTTATTGGGAGATAATGATGAAAGTAAATGACTTCTATGTGTCACTGCGACACACCAAGAAGGTAGAGATCGATCCTGAAGCTCACCAACTACCGCCCGACTGGGGGCCGTTTGATGAATTCAAAGTAGCTGATTTCAACTGCCCTGCCGAATGGTCAAAGGATGGCTACTTCGTATCCGCTGAAGAGGGAATGCCGCTCTGGATTGACCTAAGATTCAATACTGAATGTGCTGTCGTCCTTTCTGTACAGCGGTTCAACCCAGTATCCAACGAGTCAGCCAACCTCAATGATGGCTTGAAGAAAGACCCAGTACAAAACTATATGATCCTGCCAGCCCAGCAATGGATTGACGGATATACCAAAGAAGGCAAGGTGTACCAGTTTGTTGTCACTAAGGCTGGCGAAGGCTTGGCAGTCAATGAGTTTGTCTTGCCCAAAGAGATGCAAGACTCCCACGCTATCGGATTAGCTTTCTATCTGCCTAAGTATCCGAAGGTGGTCGAGCAGCCCTATCGAAGACCCAGAGATGTTTTCGGCAATCCTCACCTCAATCCAATTTGGTTCAGCCCCACTCATACTCCGCAAAATTGGAAAATCGCTCGTATGCGGAAGTATGTCTCTGCCGGAAGTATGACTCGCGGTGTAGTTGATACCACCACAAGTGACGGACTGGTTGACAACTCTGGGGGTCAATTTTACTCGAATGTAGTAACAAAGGGCCTTACCAACGGTGAAGTCAAATGCAGTAGTGTTGCTGGTGCAGCAATGGGTGGTGGCGAAGCAGCTTGCGAAGAATCCTCGGTTAACCTGCTGGACCCAACCTTAACAGAAGATATACACAGTATTGACACTGCTTCTATTGACATGTTGGAACAAGATCAACGACAGCACTTTGACAAGGCATCAATGGCAGCCGGTGGTCGTATAGATCAAGAGATCGAGACAGACCCGAATACTGTGGAATACTACCAAGAGAAGCCAGCTTTGGTACTTCCAATATACTTGTCGCTACCGGGACAGTTTAAGCACATTATTAGTCAAGGCAAGCGCCAGGATGCAAACAAGAAGGATAAGTTTATCCATTCAGGACAAATAGGCGGCGTACAAGTACCGCTCGCCAAATAATACATCTAACTCCACACCATGTGAGGCCCTGCTGGACTTGTCTGGCGGGCCTTATGTATTGCCGGGCAATGTCTCTGCTTTATTGTAAAGGTATGCTAACTTTTCTTCTAGAACTTTGATGCGTGTGATGTTCTGTTTGACAGCCACATAGTATAACGTGCCATCTTGAGTCACTGGCGAAATGCGAGCAAACTCCCAAAAGTGCTCACCATATTTGTCTTTATTGTAGAATTCACCATTCCATTCATTACCTGCTGCTAAAGTCTCCCACATGTCTTTGTAGTCGATCATATCATCAGCATTGTCACCCTTGAGGATACTAGGATTCTTTCCTAAAACCTCGTTGGGAGTGTATCCGGTATTTTCAGTGAAAGCCCCGTTAACGTATATAATGTTTGCATCAGCGTTAGTTACCACAACAGATGCCAGGTTAATCTCGGCGACTTTTTCAAAAATAGCGTTCATTACAAGTTTCCCATCCCTCCCTCATGTAGCCAGAGGGCAATCTTAATAATGAATCCCATTACGGTACCGAATCCTATTATGAATAATCCTGAGTGCTTAATCCAAAACCACCAACTATGTTGAGAAGTTTTGATGTCTTCTACATCTTCTTTAATGTTGTTAATTGTCGAAAGTAATGTATCTTCACCGATTGTTTTGAACATCTTCTGGAAGTGATCCTTCACATCTTTATCCAGTGCATTGAACTTATTAGCAAGCAGAACGTCGAAGTGTTCCTGAAGTACAGGGAGATGTTTATCTAAAGACTGGTCTACATACTGCTTTAGTTCTGATTTGAAACCATTAGAGAAATGTCGATTGATATTGTCTAGTCCTCGAACAGATTCTTCTACAGTTTTCTTTAAGGCTGCGTTGGTCTCAGCATTAGACTGCTGGCTATCAATTAACTTACCCAAAATATCTGAGATTAAGTGCAATGCGTTAGCGTCTTCGTCTTTTGGCATAGGGTCTACTCCACCGTTATGAGTTTGTTCTAGTATCTCTTGGACAAAATGAGGGGATATTCCTTGACATTTCCGTATAATAGGGTATGCTTCATGTGATGAGTACGAAATTTGATCAAAACAGAGCCGTCTTAGCAGGTGTGACACTGCAACTCAACACGCTTGAGCGCAAAATCTTTGGGTTCATACAGGATGCCATAGATGAGATGCCGCAGCGGCCCACTGCCCGAGTGGCTGGTGGCTGGGTCAGGGATAAGTTGCTAGGAATCGAGTCGGATGATATTGATATCACCATCGACCAGATGAGTGGCGCAGATTTCGTCCAGTTTTTGGATGTGATCGCTAAGCACCGATTCGGGAACAACTCACCTGTACGCATCTTAAACGCTGATTTTGAGACAAGCGATGAGCAGGTGAAAAGGATTGCAGCCGGACAGATTTCAATATACGGCCAGCAAATAGACGTAGTGAGCCTACGCAAAGAGTCTTGGACGAACCCAACTACTGGAGAGAAGTTGGTGAGAAATCCCATAATAGTAGAAGGCACACCCGCAGAGGATGCGTTCCGCAGAGACTTGACTATTAACAGTATGTTTTATAGGATTAATGATGAAGTGATCGAAGATTTTGCCGGTGGTTATTCGGACCTTGTGTCGATGACTCTTCGCACTCCTGCCATACCGGAAGGATATGAAGGTGGCAAACCAGAGAACGTCGATCCGATGGAATGGCAATACACTGAGGCTATGCGTGTATTTACCGAAGACCCTGTGCGGCTTTTGCGAGTTTTGCGGTTCTACAGTCGATACCCTCAGTCGCACCTATTTGGGTACAAGCCCGAAAAAGGTAAAGATGGGCCTATCGTTCACGCCATGAGAAATCCGATGGTCCAGCAGTTGCTCACAGACAAATTGCGCGATCCCTCAGCCAAAGGAATCGTTGCAGAGAAGAACTCAAAAGAGTTCCTGAAAATACTTGGCGGTAGTAGACCTGCCGAAGCAGTCCGTGTAATGTGGAGAACTGGACTTCTAGGAAGCCTACTAAACTTGCCAGAAGATTTTTCTCCGCTTGATATGGATCAGCGCAACAAGTGGCACGATCAGACTGTGATCGAGCATACACTGGCAGTCTTAGGTAATATGAATGACCTGAGCCTCAAGTATAAACTGGCAGAGCCCGAAAGGATGATGCTGAATCTGTCGTCATTGTTCCACGACCTCGGTAAGCTAGACCCTCGTGCTCAGAAGGTGAAGCCTGATGGAACGCTGGGATACTACGGCAATCCCAATCGCAAAGACAAATTAACGCACCAGCAATCAAGTATGGCTCTGTGGCTTGATTTTGCAAAGCGGATGAAACTCCCGAATCAAGTGAGGGATTTTGTACGCGATGTAGTTATACAGCATATGAAGCCACACGATCACGTTGAAAAAATGAAGCCCTCCACTCTGGCGGAATTCAAAGATTTGAATCCTCGGTGGAAGTTTATTTACATGCACGCAATGGCAGACTCAATGTCGAAAGGCCCCAAGCCTGAGCCGGACAAAGGTGTGCCGTATGCGGACATGATCGACAGGGTCGAGCAAATTGAATTGCCGATATTATTAACGGGCAACGAGATCATGGAGATCACCGGATTACAACCCGGCCCAGTGATTGGAGAGATTCTAAAGGCAATTCGGAAGAAGCAGTACACGAATATGATACTGCCTGAGATGACTTCACCTGAGCAGCAAAAAGAAGAGGCAAAGCAGATAGCCCTCTCATTTGTTCCTGATCCTCTCGATAGGCGCAGGATTCAGGATATCGTCTATCAACGTATTGGTCTGCGTCCAGGCCAGCCGCCTGCTGGTAGACAATCATGGCCTCAGATGATTCGTGACAGGCTAAAAGCATTACGTGTTGCTAATCCTGCTCTCACTGAAGATCAGGCCAAGCAGATCGTTCATCAAATGATAGAAGATGGAGAACTTGAAGACTACAGAATGTAATATCATTTCCTTGTATAATGCACAACAAGGAGATATGATATGCTGTTTTTGAAAAGTTTGAAGTTGGTCAACTACTGCAACTTTGAATCACACACATTTGAATTCCTCAAGCCAACTGGTGAGCCATACAAGTTTGTATGCTTCTTTGGTCCAAACGGTATCGGCAAATCGACTTTGCTCGAAGCCATTTCTATGCTTACTGCCAACTGGTCAGGACGTGGCGAAGCCTTCATTAAGCAATCTCTACAGAAGTACGTCCGCAACGCAGACTACGATCCGACGTGGCAACGCATTCTAGATGAGAAGAAGGCAGCAGAAACAGCAGCCAAAGGCATGATGATTGAAGGTGTCTACGTCATGGGTGGTGATGAATATACCGTTCAACTGACCGAAGACGGTTATGTCCGAAATGACTTTGCCCCGATTCCTCCAGATGACTTAGATAAAGAAGACTTCAGTGCTATCATCCAAAGTGGACCTTGGGGGAAAGATCATCTGAAATACAGACAGCGTATCGCCCACTTCTTGAAGTCCGACTCAGACCTATCAATGCACAAATTCCAATTGCATTTTGCTCAGAAAGAAAAATTTGAGAGAATCATCTCGACCATTATGCGTTACCCCGCCGTGGTGACCAAGCCATCTGGATTTACAGGAGATGAACGAACCTATTGTACTGATGTAACTATTGAAAAGAGGGCTCACAAGATACACTTCAAACGAATGTCAGCAGGTGAGCGCAAGATATGCAAATCATTCAGCGAAGTCTTCAACAATATGCAAGCATTATCGTACCCTTCTACGGGCGAGACATCAATGGTCGGATGGCCTCGGTTATTACTGCTGGATAATATAGTAATGCACGTCTATTACGACAGGCATATACAAATGATTGAATGTCTGAAGGATGTTTTCGAGCAACAGCAAATCTTTGCCACCACTCATAGTGGAGTGCTTATCCAAAGGTATTTAAGAGGAGAAAACAACGCAGAGGACGAAATCATGATTAATCTAGAAAAAATGAATGGCTAATCTTCTTCCTCTGTCTCGCCATCTATCTGTTGGAATAAATTCGATGAAACAACTTCCTTAGCAATGTCAAGTTGTTTTAGACAATGAATTCGCAGTGTTTCTCCATCAGGTTCATCGTTGTATTTGGCTCGTCGGCCTTCGATGGTGGACTCTAGAAACAGAGTCCGATTCTTAGCGTCCGAGTCGATGTTACGCTTGACAACCTTCTCCCATAGGGCGATGGTTTTATTAACAGCGGTCTTAGGCATGGAGTTTACAGCGATGGTGTATAACAACATGCGATCAAATTGCTTCATGTACTGACCCACTTGCTGTATGTCCGAATCTTTGAGTAGTTCATTTAACTCTTTGCTATTCATTCGAGAGCCTTCTTATATCCGAGCCAGAATGCTTCGGCTACTTCCTGGGTCATCTGTTCAACACTAGCAAGGATCACAGCTTCGCCATCTGAGCAATCCACTAATCGTATGTCCTTCAAGGGTTGCCCTTGTATTCCCTTGTTGAGCAGTTGACGAACTTCCTCAACAATTGACTGGGCATCGTTCTTGGTAATAATTGCGTCTATCTTAGCCATTGTCTTTTATCCTAAATTGAAGCGAATGATGTTTGGAATAGTATGGAATGATTCGGAGACCCGCCACGCTCTCTAGGTATTCTAGCTATCAGTACAATATGGAACAACATCTCTTTTGGTCCACCTCGGTATAGAATCCCATCCCTTCTGAAGATAATCCAATGCATGTCATCAAAGTTGTAAATGCTCCTTATGTCAAGGTCTTCAGGCTCAACATCCCCTGATGCGATAATCTGATTTTCCTTGCGATCCCGTGTGAACTTTGATTCGTGTACAATCATTTTAGAGTGAGACCATTTACGAACCCTTGCGTCATCGTTCGCAGAAACCTCTTTGGGATCAATAAAAAATTGGGGCTTGCGTCGTTCTTCAATCTCTTCTGGTGTGGGTCCATCCGGTTGCCCAATAGCCCCAAGCTTTCGTCTCTTCTTTTCATGTGGTAACATTGACATCTCCTCAGAGCAATTATACTCAATTCCAGTTCGATTTTCTGGTATAATGCAACATTCATGGAGACTCAAAATGCCAACGTATAACTACTTGTGTGAAAACTGCGGACACATAGACGAAATAATGCATATGATGAGTGATGAAACACCTCGCCCTTGTCCTGAATGTGATTGCCCAATGGTAAAGCAAATAGGTGTCGGCTACCTTGCCACCAAGGGATTCAAACCAACTCGTGCCGATTTTCGCGAATCCGAACATCATAAGCAAGTAAAGGACAAGGAAAGGGCCGTTAGATCACGCAAACGAGAGTTCGGACACGATGCTGTAGGTGACCCAGTAGACCAGCCCGATCCGATGCATATCGTTAAAAGGGGACGCACCCTAGCTGGACAAGAAAAGGAAGTTGATAAAAAAGAATTTATACAAGCCGCTGCTAAAGACCCCGTGATGATTAAGGTGGCCCAGGATGCAATACAGAAATCTAAGGAGAAAAAGTAATGACTTTGAAATTACACTACGTGATGTTTTTCAACGAAAACATTCGTGATATACTTACTGATAAGTTAACCATCCTATTTAATCAGACGATGAATAGCTGTAAATCACATGTCACTCTTTGCTTGCCACAAATATACAGCGTTGACAGGACTCGCAATTATCGCGAAGCCTACGATGAAGTATCTATACAGAGGTACTTGCCGGAAAGCCGAACATTCTGGAACAGCCGTAACCTCATCAGATATGCCCACTACACGACCAGCATGGACTTGGATCAGAGTAGAAGCGTTTTGATCTCACAAGGATTGGTATTCCCATTCTTGAATGACAGAGGTATTGATTGGGAAGCTGTTGACGTTATGTACTGCAAAGAAGCAGAGCTAGAAAACATCAGTGCAACTCAATACTCCATTATGGAGTTCCTAAACAATATCGGTTATGAGATAGATGTTGATGAGCCCGATTGTTATGATTTCTCCTGTTGTTACTTAAGTTCAAGATGCAAGAAGAGTCTGTATATGAAGCTATCAGACATCTTAGAGAAAATGCAACTGGCCGACCAGATAAATAAGACAGAAGTCATCAGATACCTCAATCAAGCCGAAACCAATATTCTGTTGACTCTGCTTGTATCTCAGATCAAAGAAGAGTTCACTGATCTGCGAGTGGAATCTATGGACAAGCAGCCGCTAATCATAGATCAAAGTAATGTGGAACACTTTTACTCGATAATCTAATGATCGAATCGGGAATGCCATATAAGATACCAGTACACCCAGATATAGTGTACTTGCTGTATCAGCCGTCGGATTCTGATGAAGATGAGGCTCGTAAAAAATCTGCTGGCTATGAATACAAGAATTATATGAAGCATTCCGCTGCATCATACATTAATGCTCATCTCAGACGGTATTTGCTAGAGATCAAAAGACCACGAGGTTTTGATTACACCGCCAGTTGTGGCACGAGTTTCTGGGGTGGTGAGATAGAGAGTCTTCCTGATATTCATATATACTCTTCTATACCTTTGAATGATATCGGGAACGCAAAAGTTATTGTCCATGACCTACAACCTATTATTGATCTATGTCCCGTGAATGTCTTTAGAGAAAACGGTATATACATTCCAGGGCTCAAAGCGGCTGCCATCCTGTATCATTCTGTTAACTCAGATCAGAGTCGTAGCTTTGTTTTGTCAGATGTTGATATCATCTACTACAAAGTGCGATATGGAATAGACCCTAAATCTATTTATATGTGTGGTCTAGAATTCAACCCCTTGCTATCATTTTTGAACTTCAGCAAAGGTATCGAGGTATTCTCTCATCTGGGACAACGTAAGCTAGATGATATTGAAGAATATAAGAAACATGAGAAGAATCTAAAAATACCAATGGAATGCCAACTCTTCAACAATGGAGTAATGCATATACCACACATCCAGACAAAAGCATTTTTTGACATGTACTACACTTACTTGCAGGATTTGGAAAAATGTGATGAGAATTTATTACAGTGGCCATGGCCCTTCTGGACGGCAGAGATGTTTGCTACCAATTATGCAATCTCTAGGTTAGCTGTGATGGAGAATACCATACTCAGACGATTTGACCCCGATGTGGTTGATCTTGTCCACGATATCCACAGTCAGTTCCAGATATACATTGAAGGGATACTTGATCTATGATACCATTACAGCCTCTTAATGTTTACGTGAGATACATACACGAAGGCGATGAAGTAGAGTGGTCGTTTGTTAAATTTTCGATTCACAACCTGTTTTTGATGTCTTACCAAGCATGGCGGGTCTACTTTAACCTCGTCTATCCTGCCAAGGCAATTAATGCAGTAAATATGAGTGCGTATTACGATCAAGTGTTTGAATGTGTGTTCGACTTCGACTTCAAGTTAGAGGATGAAGTTAAATATCACGGCAGTCGATTGGCATACTTGAGTAAGGTTATGTCATCAACTAATATCCCGATGATGTTTTTATCCACAGACGTTGCAGTGCATCGATATTTCAACGTGGATAACGACTCGGTTTACTTCTTGCAGAAATCTGAATCTCAAGAGAGTAAGTTTGCTAAGGCATATTTTAATCTTGGTATTTATGATGCAGTATACGATGACAGAGTTATGATTATACCTAAGAGCATAGTTTCTGGAGTTCTTAAAGACTTGGATCGTATTAGGAATTCGTTTCAATACAACGAAACTTTCATCAACAATATCTGCCAGTACGTGATTCAAACTCATGCCATCGTGCATGGAATACCTATCAAAACCCTGGACCCGAATGACTTCATAGAATGCAGTGATTCAATTGGACAGTATTTGTCTGGCAAGGTCTCTTCGATAGCAGGAGTATGATATGATCTACCAATTCGTGTATATGGATTTTGGCGCAACTAACTTTTTGAATCTCATGAAGTATTCTGCACTCAATATGCGAGCCGCCATTCAGAAAGATCAGACCAATGATCAAATATGGTTGCACTACATCAGGTCCATAGGTCGCAACCCCGCCTATGATCTGGCTGCCCTCAGAAATGAAGAGATATTTGATAAACTGGAAATTGTCTGCTTCGGTAATAAGCTAGAAGATGTTACCATATATCCTGGCTGGTATCATAAACGACATGCGCCTTATCTGCAAATAGCCAGCAAAATAGACGAACCAATATGCCATGTGAATCATAACATCCACTTCCATCGGATGCCTGTCATTAATCCCGACGAAATCTACTTCTGGTGCAAAGACAATATATGGTATAATGTTAGCTGGGGATTCTTAGACAAAGATGAGGCCACGCAGTTTGTGGAATACTGCCAATCATCTGGTTTGTTAAATGGTAATGTTGATGATATCCTAAATAAACCATTAAGGAATGCCGATTTTCTATACATACCCAAGCAGCACGTCGAGGAAGTCCAGCCAAGATATCTCTTGATGCTGCAATGGATTCTTGATTTCTATGGCGACCATTTTGCGAACTTATACTGCGCTTGTTCTATCGCAGGACAGTTATGCTTATCTCTAATCATACAAGATATGTTTCCAGACAAAGAACCATTGTATCTGAAATCTGAAGAGGGATTTCCTAAATGCAGCCGGTTTAGTACCGAGGCCGAGGAAGATATATCCGGGTCTCTGAGGTTATTGTTTGAATGAACAACGTATTATTCAGGTGGGCTACAGGTGACAGCGATAGTTCGGTATACAGAACCAACCTCGCAGTAGCATCATTACAGCGGTTCTTTCCTGAAGCATCTTACTGTGTTTCATACAACGGGGCTGACTTCCCGAAATTCTGTAGGGCAATTCAATCGTATGACAACATCATCGACTTCAACAACTTGATCTTGCGTAAACAGACTGATAAAGATTGGGCTTTTGCTTTCGACGTGATCGGCGGAGCTTGGTGGAAGTGGGCACCATTCAATTTGAACATCAAACCTATTGAGGTTTTCATTGATACAGATGTTTTCTTTATACGCAAGCCGCAAACTCTGGTAGATTGGCTCAACTCTCCATCCAATATGATTGCTGGTAGAGACTTTATGGGCAATTGGATAGCCCAAAATGTCGGAGACTTCAAAAGTCGGTTGCGGGGCTATGACGGCATCGTCAATGTAGGTATTGTCGGTTTGAAGGATAACATCTGGAGAAACTTGTTCAAAAAGCACGCTGACCAACTTTCTCTGGATTCTGAGCGATCTTACCATATCAACGAGCAGGGCACATCCAATCTGGCTCTATATGACCTAGAAAGGGCCACCGACTTTTGTATCACCCGCATTCCGATTGAAATCTACAGCTGGTGGAAGCCTTTTACCTACGAAACAGCCGAAACCATCCACTTCATTGGTACGCAGAAAGACTCTATCGAGAAGTACTATTCGTTCTTTAGAGAAATATGCGTCTGCGATGACCTGTCGATCTATGAGGCAGGTTTCGAGTTTTTGCAAGAGGTGGACGAAATGAACATACCTATGAACTTAGGGTGGTATATCGACCTCTGCAAATTGCCGATGCCAAAAAATCTCCCTGACAAAGATTTTCGCTTGATTTCTGCGATTAAACAGGGTATACCATCGAGGGAAGAAAAATCTGTTTTTTAGAAGGATTTCCCTTGACCTTTGGCGTATAAGCGGGTATAATGATGGCAGTGACGGGAATTGTCCCGTTTTCACTGGGAAACAGACCAATGCTCTTTTGTCTAGTTAGTTTATCGCACGACCTTGATTATCTGTGGGAGGCCACGGCTACCTAGACTTCGCGTTGAAATGATCTTCAGCAAGTCCCGGTAGCCTGACAAGGTTACTGGGATTTTTTTTGGAGATCAATGTGAGGGTATCCGAGTATTCTAAGAGCATGAGAAAACAGATTATACTGACTCTGAATATACGCACTATGGGAGCGTTACCTAAGATACTGTTCCTATGTAATAGACTAGGTGCGAGAGTTGAATATATATCAGCAGCAGGCGGTTATGTGACAATGCATCTGTCGGCAGACAAAAGCAGAAGTCACAGATTTGTTCCGCAATTGAGACGACTAATTGATGTTAGGTCTTTGGATCAGTTGCAGGATTGCTCTTTGACAAGTTCAGACTCACTTAAGCGGTCGTGTCGGAATTGGTAGACGAGCGGCGTTGAGAGTGCCGTGGGCAATAAGCCCGTGAGGGTTCGAATCCCTCCGACCGCATTTAGGAAATCGGATGCGACCTACTCGTTATTGCATACAAACAACGATTGAAGGTTCGAATCCTTCTCCCGAAGAACAGGTGGGAAAATATTGGAAAGAATTATATTATGGTTAAAATAAGGGGGTGCGCCAAAGTTGGAGAGTTGGGACGGGCTGTAAACCCGTTGGCGAAAGCCTGAATAGGTTCGATTCCTATCGCCCCCATTGGACTGCGACCTAAATTCTGTCGCATACAAACACAAAGGTAGACGGCCGCGTGGCGAAATTGGCATACGCGCCAGATTCAAAATCTGGTCCCTCAACCGGGTTGTGGGTTCGAGTCCCACCGAGGCCATTGAGAGCAACCTACTGTCGTTGCATACAAACTGGATACATGACTGAGTCCAAATTGGTCATTGTAGGTTCGATTCCTACGTCCCCCGCCACTTTGAAAACGGGGGAGAAAATGTACAGCAATGAAAACTTTTGCTCTCAACTTTAGGGGTGCCAGCGGCCTGGCCCTGAGTCTCCAAAACTCGGTGGAAAGAGATCGACACTCTTCGCCCCTGTTATTTTCGAGGAATTGGAACCATATTGTGGGAGTAGATTAACTGGATAGAGCAGTCGAGTTGTTTGCTCGATGACATGGGTTCGATTCCATCTCCTGAGTTAGAGCGGGAGTATCCCAATCGGCAGAGGACGCTGGTTCAGAGCTAGTGAGTTGTGGGTTCGATTCCCACCTTCCGCAGTTTTCTCTTATAATTACTAGGGTATCTGTACGCCCGCATTTTATAGGAAAAAGACATGATAATCGAACAATCGGATGAATGCCCACATTTTGAATTGGAAATCGAAGAAACGATCACGCAAAATTGTGATGAAAATGGTCGGCATGGTGGTAGATATGGTGGTAGAGTAAATCTTGACAGACGAAGTGGATTGCCGCATGTGGTACTTCAGGCATTTGGATATGTAGACCCTAAAGAATATGATCCAATGACTAAAACACAGAAGTTTCTTTTGTCGATGCAGTCATGTACACATACGGTTGATCTAACACCAGAAGAAGCAGAAAAAATCGGAGAGATGTTAATACAATTAGCAAAAGATTGTCGTAGGTATCCAGACAGATACATACGGTAAAAACAATAGAGGCGTAGCATAATGGCGAATGCACCGCACTGTCGATGCGGGTTATGCGAGTCGATTAACCCTTGTAGATTTACGTTTGCGAGTGTAATAGGCCCCAAGGTGTTTCGGTAGCACGTGAGACTGTCGATCTTGAGGGGCGGGTTCAACTCCCGCTGGGGTCGTAAATGACTGAGTAGCCAAGAGGATAGGCGCGAGGCTGCAAAAATATGAGTGCGTGGCCGAGTGGCGAAGGCGCGTGCCTGCAAAGCACGATACCGTGGGTTCGAGTCCCACCGCACTCTTCAACGTGTAAACTCTCAAAAAATGAAGGAAATCGCTTAGGTATTCTAGTATAATACAACTACACATCATACAAAAGGAGATGAATCCAATGGCATTAAAAGTATACAAGAAAGCATTACCCGGAGACCCAGACCCTAATTTTCTCGATTATGATGGAGAAAAGTGGCACGAAGTCTTCTCCGACAGCAACGATGAGTTGGATTGGTGGGTAATCTTTAACAACGATGAATTTGTTGTTGAAAAGACAGATACCGGCGACAAGCGCAGAGTTCGGGTTTCGTAACCCGCAAGGCCCGGCCAGGTCGGGCCAACGGGCTCGTGGCGGAATTGGCAGACGCGCAAGAATAAAGAAGGAAGTATGCCAGAAAAGTCGAATGTGTAATACAGGAGACTATTATGGCATCAAAACGATATTCCGTAGACGATTTACGAACTGCTATCAAAACGTCAGAGTCGTGGAGACAAGTGACAAAGAAAATCGGGCTTAAATATGCCGGTGGCAACATCTCCAATCTCAAAAAAATAGCCACAAATAATGGTATTGAATGGGATCATTTTCTTGGTCAAGGATGGAATTTGAATGGAACTGCTCTTAATGCCATACCACTTGAGAAAATATTGAAAAAAGGGACTTACTTCAAGTCTGTCAATCTAAAGCAAAAATTGTTCAAAGCCGGTCTATTAGATGAAATATGTTCCGAGTGTGGGTTGGGGAATGAATGGAATGGAAAATCAATTGTTTTGGAACTTGACCACATAGATGGAGATAACTGTAATAACAAAATCGGCAATTTGAGGATTCTCTGCCCAAATTGTCATTCCCAGACTCCTACATTTAGGGGTCGGCAATTAAAAGCCTCCGTGGTGAAACGGCAGACACGCGGCGTTTAGGACGCCGTGCCTGAAAGGGCGTACAGGTTCGAATCCTGTCGGGGGCATTGCGTGTGCAGGTTCGACTCCTGTCAGGGGTAGTATGAGTGTTGACCAACAGCTAGACAAGATTTTCGATGTTATCGACGATCTTTTCTGGGAAGGCAAGTTTGAACAAGCAGACAAAATACTCTCCGAAGTATCGGTGGAAGGCGGCCATGATAATCTACTCAACGAACAATATACCACGTCACACTGTTAGCGACATCTGTAAAAATTTGCCGGTGTATCCCAATTGGCAGAGGAGCTTGACTTAAAATCAAGTAGTTGTGGGTTCGACTCCCACCATCGGTATTGGACAAAAGAACAGAAATCTAGGTATTCTTAAATCCTGCCTGGGGCATTCACATTTTTTTATTTTATGCGCCAAGAAAACCCCTTGGTCTTTAGCCAAGGGGATGAATTGACGCACTCTCCATCACCCCTGCTCTTCAATATATTTCCTAATCGTTTCCATACACGCATCACCAGTTGAACAAACAAAATACCCATCACTCCAAAATGTCTGTTCTTTCCAGAAATCCTTCTTCAACTCATTCTTGCGTAATTCCCATATTCTGTGTGTAGACATGGATTTCAAACGATTAACAATAGAAACTGCACTTACCGTAGGCTCAATATCAAGCAACATATGTAAGTGGTCTTTGTCCACTTCCATCGTGTCTACAGAAAAATTGCTGTCCTCTTTCTTGCTTATATCGAACATTATCTGCTTAATATCTTCGCCTAAGTCTCCTGCCAACAAAGGTTTACGATACTTCACCACGAATATCATGTGTAACTTAATCATATACTTGCAGTGGTTCTTTCTGTGATACTTCTGAGCCATACACTAATATTCAAAATATTCTCAGAACTTCCTTTACCAAAAAGAAGGAACTTCGTAAATATTCTTGTATAATAGTGCATGACTGTCACAAAGACATTCCGTTACAGAATGTATCCCACCAAAGAACAACAAGTTCTATTGGCTAAACACTTCGGTTCTAAACGGTTCGTCTACAATTATTTCCTTAACAAACGCAAATCATTATACCTCAAAAACCAAGAAACTCTCAATTACTATGATAACGCCAAATCTCTCACTGCTCTCAAGAAAGACGAACAATATGAGTGGTTAAATGAAATCAATTCTCAATCTCTTCAAGCAGCACTCAGAGATTTAGATACTGCGTACAACAGGTTCTTTAGAAAACAAGCATGTTTCCCTCGTTTCAAAGCAAAACGAAATCAGCAGTCTTTTCGTGTTCCACAGTTTGTAAAATATACAGATGGTGAACTCAAACTTCCTAAGTTTAAACAACCTATCAAAGTAAACGAAGATAGACCACTAACAGGGAAAATTCTGTTTGCTACTCTGAGTAGGAAACCATCTGGTAAATATTTTGTATCTATCACTGTAGAAACAGAACACATTCCTTATGCTCCAACAGACAAAAAAGTTGGTGTTGACTTAGGTATCAAAGACTTAGCAATTTGTTCTGATGGAACGAAGCACTCAAATATCAAAACAACATACAAACACAAGAAGAAACTAACATACGAACAACGTCAGTTAAGCAAGAAAACCAAAGGCTCTAATAACAGGTGGAAGCAACGTGTCAGGGTTGCAAGAGTTCATGAAAGAATTTCTAACATTCGTCATAACCATTTGCACCAAATCTCTTCAAACATAGTTCGTGAAAATCAAACGATATGTATGGAGAGTTTAGGCGTAGCAAATATGATGAAGAACCACTGTTTAGCAAAATCTATTGCAGATGCTTCTTGGGGAGAACTCATACGTCAGATACAATATAAAAGTGAATGGAACGAAAGAACATTCATTCAGGTTGACAGATTTTTTCCTTCAAGTAAGACCTGCAATAAGTGCAAATATATCAAAGATGATTTAACTCTGGAGGACAGGAAGTGGATTTGTCCTTCTTGTTCTGTCGAGTTAGACAGGGATGTTAATGCTGCTGAAAACATATTAGAGCAAGGTTTGAAGATATACTCTGGTTTAGGAACTAAGTCGGAGTCTAAACAAAAACGTGAGGAGGCGTTCTCATTGGAGAAGTCTGTGATACACGAAACCCAAGGGTCTTTAGCCCTTGGGTAGTTCATTTGACTTTCGACCGGAAATGCTGTAGACTATAGTTGACGGCAGAGTTATGCTTGGCGCGGGCGCGTTCCCGGCTGTGGGGTCCAAACCTACGGCGTCACGTACCGAGGCCGCGGAAGTTGCCCGAGAGACAGTATCGGATATGGGACGCCTGCCGACCTATTTTTGTCCGTTGGAGGCTGCAAAATGAAGGCTGCACTTAGTCAGTTTGCGATAGATAGGCATTTCGATTCAACTCGCGCTGGAACCACGATTCCGCTTGATCCCGATAAATTTGAGGCCACAGTTAATAGATTGTTTGTCCTTGGTCGAGGCCACTGTCTGATAAGAGACGGCTACGCTCCCTTCTGTAAACTACTGTTCGTTGAGAACTGGATGGACGATGTTCACACCGGTACTCTAGAAATCACTCCTGAGAACGAGCAGTTTCTTCACTCTGATTTCAAGGCTCGCACCGATGACGAACTTCCCGTCCTTGGCAGGTGGTTTGAGGGAATCAATGCGCCTACTGCCAAATACCTCTGCATCGTTTTGTACAACAAAGAGCAAATGAAGAAAGAAGGTACTGACATTGGGGATGCGGACTACGGCATTGTTGCCATCCTGGGTCAGATGCATAACGAAGAGGAACCAATGCCACCGATCACCATGATGCGGAATGCTCTTGGCGTTGATGAAGGTGGTTCAGGAGTACCACTGGATCGTGAAGTATATCATCGATCTGTCGAGTTTTGGTCACAAAATGCAGTCTGGAGGCGGCCCAATGAACCTGAATAAAGTCTGCTACATCTTAGGTCGCCTTGAGGGTGATCTGCATCGGCTGATTGCAAACTCGTGCGCCGGTACGTTAAACGAAGACGATACTCACAAGGAAATTAGGCGCATTGCTGATAGGTTGGGAGAAGCAGGAGAACTGATTTTTGGTGACGATCCCGATACCGCGAAGTCGGGTGTAGATAGGGGTTGAGGCTACTCGAAGGGGCCGCCTGTAAACCTAACTGCAAGGCGTCACCATAGCGGGTGTGGCGGAATGGCAGACGCTAGGGACTTCGAGAATAGATTCTCTCGCTAAAATCCCTTGCCCGAAAGGGTGTGTGGGTTCGACTCCCACCACCCGCATTTGAAGAATAATACGGACACTGTTCAGTGGTACTATTTCCATTACACTGTGAGGCGGTTATGAAAGTTATTGACGTATACGAAGTGCGGGGCGATTACGGTAATGTGGGTGATGGCCGCACTTTAGGTATATTCGAGAGTGAATCTAAAGCCCTCCAAAATGCAATTGGTTGTGGCTCCTTAGATTGTGGGGGTGATGCAGAAGTTCGCCCGCGAAAAGCAGTGGAAGTAGAGCCAGACAAATATTTTCTGGTTGACAAAGATGGTCCGTTTGAATTGAATGAGATGGAATGGTCTGCTGCCAGAGACAACCACCCGTTAGATCACTGTTTGGTTTTGGAGACAATTCCGAAAAAGATTGCAACCATCAAAGTGATCCGAGAACACTTACATCTTGGACTAAAAGAATCAAAAGCAATCACAGACGAAGTTCCTTATACATTCTTTTTGACTAGTGAAGGCGCGCAACGATTTGCCGCAGCTTTGGTGGAAGTCGGTTGTACAGTGAGTTGGAAGAATGCAAAAGACGAAAGTTTGTAAAGACAAACATGGATTCTACTTCCGTGCTGGTGGTTATATATTTCGTCCTATCGAGACGAAACATACAAAGTCATTAGGTACAACCATTGATACCAAGTTCACAGAAGATGAGAAGGTCAAAGCCAACCATATTGAAGGAACCCCAACTGGCAAGATCAAACAGGTGGATGGTGATTATAGTGAAATATGGTCTTGTCACGGTAAATATCTGCACTGGGATGAGTTAAGTGGCAAAACTGTTTTCCTTGATACTGAAACGCTTTTTGTAGGATAATGCAAACATTTCTCCCATACTCATCTTTTGAACAGTCTGTCGCCTGCCTTGATTGGCGGCGATTAGGAAAACAACGCGTTGAAGCTAGCCAGCTTCTGAACGTGATCTCACCTGATTACAACAAGAAAGGATGGATTAATCATCCCGCCGCTAAAATGTGGAAAGGATATAGTAACGCATTAACCCGGTATATGAACCTGTGTATATTGGAATGGATCAGGCGTGGGTACAATAATACAATGGAAGTTATTCCAATCAAATGTGTTCGTATGCCACCGTGGTTCGGTGATGAAGATTTTCATGCTTCTCATCGGTCTAACTTGCTACGCAAACTCCCTTCTTGGTACGGCCAATTTGGTTGGTCAGAAACACCAAATCTTCCTTATGTTTGGCCCAAGTTGTGACGGGAACTTGAATGCTTTTTTCCGTATATAACCCTGTCCTTTCTATGGGAGGGTTATCATGTCAAGGAAAAGCAATCGACAAATTATTGAAGAAATCGAATGCAGCACCCGGCTGAGAAAGCAAAAACGATATGCCAATAGCAAGATTAGCGGCACTTCCCCTGTCCGTAAAATTCACCGAGAAGACTGGAGAACAATCTTTGAGAGTTTGTTCGACGGCATTGATTTTGCGCTTTGCAAAGATGGTATCAGCCAACAAGAGATGCATTTTATTCGCAAGCGTATAAGATTGTGCGAGAAGGTACTACCAAAATTTCTAGACAGGAGGACATCCAAATACAGAAAGATCGTGTCCGAATTCCAAACGATCCTCAAGACATTCGATTAGAAAGACGATCCTTTTAGGGTAGAGGGGGATTGTGACTTGACGGTCGCAGTCCTCTCTTGTATAATGTAGTGGATGTCTATGTACGATCTATACGCCGATGGAGCCTGTCAACCCAACCCTGGTGTTGGTGGGTGGGCGTTTTTACTGCGCGAAAGCGATAAGTCAGAGCCCACTGCACTTGAATCAGGCTGCGATCCTAATTCTACTAACAACCGCATGGAACTGATGGGAGTCCTCAAGGGGTTGGAATACTTCAACCGTGAAGTAGGTGACCAACCCTTGAAGATCGTATTAGACAGCTTCTATGTCTTAGAAGGAATGAGGCTCTGGAGTCTTAATTGGCGCAAGTATGGTTGGCAGAAGAAAAACGGCGATGCCATTATGAATCTCGACCTCTGGAAACACATCAGGATCGAGTTAGATAAGCTAGAAACGGTCGAATACCAATTGGTTAAGGGGCACTCGGGCCACCCTGAAAATACCATTTGTGATAAGATAGCCACACAAGAGATTAAGGAATATAATGCCAACGACTAATTACTACGAACTGCTAGGCGTTGAGAAAACTGCAACGGCAGATGAAATCAAGAAAGCGTATCGCAAGTTAGCACTCAAATATCATCCCGACTGCAACCCCGATGATCCTGACGCGGAACAAAAGTTCAAAGATGTTGCCAAGGCGAATAAGGTGTTGAGCGATCCCGAAAAGCGTGAAATGTATGATCGCTTCGGACCTGATATTCCTCAAGGGTTTGCAGGTGGGGGAGGATTCAGTCCCGAGGACATTCATCAGCATATGTGGGGAGGAATGAGAGTCGAACGACATAATTCCAGTATCAAGCTGGGAGTACGTATCTCACTAAAAGAAGCCGCGCTAGGCTGCAAGAAAGAAATATCATTTGAACGGTATACTTACTGCTCGGATTGTAAAGGACAAGGCGGCACAGGATTATCTTGTGCAACCTGTGGTGGGTATGGGCAGGTAGAACGACAAATAGGTGGTGGTTTTATGATGAGAGCTATTACCACTTGTCCCACTTGCAAAGGTTCAGGCATCCACATTACTCATCCATGTACCATCTGCGAGGGCGAGGGTCTAATCGTAGACCGTCCTACTTTTACAATTGAGATACCACCGGGGGCAGATACAGGTGACAGATCACATATTGGAGCCCAAGGGCATCAAGAGGATTTGAAATTACCAAGGGGCAATGTATTCGTCTTTATTCAAGTTTTACGTGATCCTGTGTTCAATAGACGTGGACAGAACATCCTGGTCAACAAGGCTATTTCAGTTACTCAAGCTTGTCTTGGAGCCAAGATTGAAGTCCCAACTTTGTACGATGAGACTGTTGAATTACGCATTCCAGCAGGTACTCAGTATGGTCAAACGTTTAGAGTCTGTGGTAAAGGAATGCCTTCCATTCAGAGCAAACCACAAGGCGATCAGTTGGTCGAAGTGAAAGTCAATATACCTACCAATATACCGGAAGATGCTCAAAAACTGCTCCAAGAATTCGATCAGAAAATGAAGGAAAGCAGTGAGAAATAGGCGCATAATTGATCGTGCGTGTGGTTTGTTGAGGAAAGGAAAAATGAACGACACATCTGACAGCGACGATGAAGGTGGCTACCTTTTCTTAAGGCGATTACTTAGAACATCACTTATCGACGATTTATGGGGTATAGATAATGGAATGGTGGGGAGCATTACAGGTAGCCGGGTTAATTGTCCTTTGGGACATCACGCGCCTGATAGGCCAGACCTTGTGGTTCAAAAAGATCGTGGAAAAATCCAACCACCCATCAAAGTGTCCTGATTGCGGAAAGGAAATTGAAGATGGAAAAAACGCTCGTAATGGTCAAGCCTGATGGTGTTGAACTTAAGTTAATCGGGTTGGTTATTAGTGAGATTGAATACACAGACCTGAAGATTTCACGAATGACCTGCAAAACACTAAGCAAGACTGAGGCGGAAGCACTTTATGCTGAACATAAAGGCAAAGACTTCTTCGCACGCAATATCGAACATATCATAAGTGGTCCAGCAGTACTTATCGAAGTTGAGGGCGACGACGCAGTACCCAAATGCAGGGAAATTGTCGAGGCATTCAGACGTAGATTCGTGAATTTTATCGAATTGCCCAAAAACATCGCCCACGCAACTTCTGATCCCACCAAGGCTTCTGAAGAGTTGGACGCCGTTTCCAAGTTTTTTTCTTGACTTCGGAGCAGGATGCCTTATAATGTACTTTGTAATGTCAGGATTCAGCCTCGTAGGCTGTACCTGTGCAAGTGGTCACAACGACCAAGAGTAGAGTTCTTTAGAGGAGAAATCAGATGGACTTTTTCAAGTTTTTTGGTGAAGGCTTTGCAGTATTCGCCACCGGCCTATGGGCTTTGACCTTTGGCGGTATTTTCAACGCCATCTCATCGCTATTCGTCGGCTAAAGGGGTAATGTCATGATGAAATGGTTCTGGTTCGTAGCAAGGGGAGGATTGTTATGCTTTAGGTAACTTACAAAGGAGACCTGAAATGCGTGACAGCAACAACGACGGGAAACGTCGTGACTTGCGTAAGGCTACTCGGAAGTGTCAAAGCTTCACAGCCTACGACTTGTACGACAAAACCCACCCTGAACCACCTTACTCCGTGCCGGGCACGGTATGGTGGAACAAAAATCCCGAATGGGATCACTGGCACAACAAGCGTGATCGTTGGGTCCGTGAGAACTACGGGGTTTGCTACGAGCAATGCGGTATGGGGCCGGTCCCAGCAGAATTTCGCCGGGATCAAAATCGCCAACAGCGGAGTCGTGAAAAGGCAGCCATACGTAAAGCGTTTCTGACGGGCGAATGGGAGGACTTGATCCTCCCTGGCTATCGAAACAACATTCGATGGCTCTATTGGTAAAATTGAGAGGGACGGTAGATTTCTCTGCCGTCCCTCTTGACATTTCTCCAGAATGTTGTATCCTATAAGTACAAAAGGATACACCCAATTCGGAGGCTTCCGCATGGCTATTTCTACAACCTGCAATCAATACAACAAACAACATGTAAAAGAGCTAGAACAAAAGGGAGCCGCAAAGAAATACCTGAACCCTATCGATCTGTACGACAAGCCGATCACAACTGCTTTCAGTAAGGATACCTCACCCATCCCAGATGAGCAGGCATACTTCAAGGCTTTCCACTTTGTAAAGTTCCGTCTTTACAAGGCACAGAATGAAGGTAGTAAGCGGATCAAGTTCTGGTATCAGATGTTTATGCTCTTGCGAAACCGTCTGGTCTCAGGGAATATGGGTCTAGTTTATGAATGTCTGCGTAAGTCAACTTGTGCCGCAGTATATCGAGACAAAACTGAATTCATCAGCGCTGGCAGCATGACCCTAATCAGGTCAGTTGAATGCTTTGATCCGTGGCGTGGCCATCGATTCTCGACTTATGCTTACAGGGCATTGTTGCATCAGTACAACCACGTTGCATCCTTGCTGAGTCGTTCGCCTATACTGGATGTTTCGGATATCGATGTGCCAGATAAATCTCTGGAGAATGATGGTAAAATCGACTTCCTGGTTGACCGTATAAAAGTTGCCGTGAACTACAGTGGATTAACAGATCAAGAACAGGAAGTAGTCCATATGCGTTTTTCTGAAGGCATGAAGCTGGTTGAGATTGGCAACTGCTATGAGGTAACTAAAGAGCGAGCGCGGCAGATTCAAAACATCGCTCTTGCCAAGATCAGGTCTGCTCTCAAGCAAGATAAGACCTTAGTTCAAGAACCCCTCCCATAAAGGGAGGGGATTGCTCAATCTCTTAATCTCAAAGCAAGGATTAAGTAGAGAGCGTAAGGCTTTACAATGATTCTTAACAGAACCATAGACTTGAATCAGCCCTCTCAAAAAACATATAGCCTTTTGAGAATGTTTAAGTTCATAACTCCCGTGAAACCGTTTTCTTCCAAAGGAAGTGCCTTAAGGAGAATTAACTGAGAACTTAAACGGCGACCTTACTAGGTTTTACGTCCTGAAGGAACTGTTTTTCAGAACAACCAGATACCTATTGACTTTTGAAAGAGCAAAGCAAAGAGCAAAGCAGTGGTGCATTATACTCCTCCCCCTTCCATAAAGGAAGGGGTTTCTTTCTCTCAAAACCTATGAACGTAATCTCGTAGCATTAGACTGTTTGTAATCCTTCAATACCTCGCCTGACCTGTTCAATAGCAATGGAGGGGTATTTCTCTAGTATCTTGGCTTGGAACCGAAGTACCTGCCATCCCAGTGTGCGTATTTTAACGTCACGGTTGCGATCCCTCAACTTCTTCTGGGCGGCTCGATGCCACCAATCTCCGTCTGCTTCTAAACAAATATGTGCAGACGGCAGAGCAAAATCCACAGCATATCTGTGCACAGGCATCTGCATATAGACAATATTTGCAGGATCAACGTTTGTCCTGTGATTAAATGGGACTACAAGGTATCCCAGAGCCTCTAGGATTGATTTTAACGCATCTTCTGCGGAAGTAAGGGGTTAAAGAACTGTTCTGAAAAATCTACGGAAATCTGAGAATATGTTGGAGAAATTTGTTTTCTCTGGCAGTTGAATGGTATAATGAGAGCGTGGTGTGTGAAGAGAATGACTCTGGAGACGAAACATGATTGTTCAATTAACGCATCCGTTTCTGCATCGATGCATTGACCCAGTTGGTCTGCTTCAAGATTGTACCCTTTTTAACACTTTTGCCAACAGACTTGAAAAACAAGCAGAACGTTATGCTACAGGTCCAGATGACGGATGGATTAGACCTGCCGATGAAGAACTTCTCAATCAATACAAAGGGGATGGATTCGAGCTATTTGGCGAATGCTTCATAAGAGTATTTGGCACCGACAAAAAAGTTGGTATCGAACCTACATCCTATAACGTAATAGAAGAGGGAGAAGACCGAGGTGTAGATGGTAGCGGTCTTGGTCTAAACGGCAAAATCCACACCGTGCAATTCAAATATCGACAAGCGAATCATGAACTAAGCACTAATAACGACCATCTGGGGAATTTTGCCAAAAATTCTTATTCCCATCCAGATATTGGTGGCTTTGGAGTTGACTCGATACCTGATGAAAATGGAAAATGTAATATGACAGTCATCCATTCTGGGAAATGTTTAGGTGTGAACGCGGCAGGTTTTATGTTGCCAGAAGTTCACGAAATTACCAGACGAGATTTGCGACGAAAAGTTGACAATAATCTTCATTTTTGGAACACATTCAGAGACTCTTGGTTGAAGGCATTAGAATCGAATGAGTAGAGATATCAGAGACGACATCAAGCAACTGTGGGATTATGAGGAGGAAGCAGTTTTCTCCTTTCTTCCCGATGAAATTGTCAAAGGTAGACTGGATTTACCCACAGCAGGCGGCAAGGGGGTTATAGGTCGTGAAATAGCGTTTCGGCTTGCTCAAATAAAGAGCACTCCATTCGTCTCTGTTTTCTTCACGCCACGTCTTATTTTGAACAAACAGTGGGCGAAGGCTTGCAATGCTCATCTAAATAAGAACAGAAAAGGTAAAAGAAAGTGGCATCTGATTTTTGTAGGTTCTGATCCTGTTGGAAAGACAGGAATTGAATACGAAAAAGCCCATAAGAAGGCTGGTACTAAAGGCACAATTCCTGCTTATAGTACAACAAATCCCAAGAAACTACGGGATCGAGTAGACTTCTTGGTTCGCTCTAATTACAACGTTCTTGTGATATCGACTTATCATTCTAACAAGTCTGTACGTCAAGCAGGCTTTCACGTTGATTTTTCTTTTTATGACGAAGCACACTTTCTTCCAACTGGAAAGTCGGAGCTTTTAGTTTGTGAAGATGATTTCTTCGCAGCGACTGAGTTGGATGCAGACAAAAAAGTCTTCGCAACTGCTACCCCCAGAATAACAGCATCCTCTAAAGGCAAAGGAATGAACAATGAGGATGTTTACGGACCTGTTGTATTTAGACGTTCCCCAAGAGAACTAATCGAAGCAGGAGCCATTGTTGGTCCAGTTCTGCACATAGTAGGAACAAATCCAGAAATTGACGGCATACTCGACATTGATGATGAATTTGAGTTCTCTAATATCACACCAGATGTCGATTCAAGAGCATTCAATGCTCAGGCAGATATGATTTATCAGGCTTTTACAAAACACCGAGAAGTCGTGAAGCGACGGTCAGATTACCCAGATATGATTGGTGCTAAAATGCTCGTCGTATGTAATGGACAAGGCAATATGAGGGGGTTGTTTGAATCTCGACAGTTCAAAAAACTTAGAAAGTCCAACCCTAATATCAAGATTTACGGGTTATGTGTTGATTGGGGAATTGAGTTTGATGGTCATCACTACAAGTTGGTTTCCAATCGACGCAAAGAAGAATTTTTACACTCTGTTTGGGACATGAAGGACACTGATGAAGCAATTATCTTTCACGTTGATATGATTGGTGTGGGATTAGATATTCCTATGCTGACTGGCGTTGTGTTTCTACGAGCATGTAATCTCACTAAGTTTCAGCAGAACATTGGAAGAGGGGCGAGATTACACCCATTTGACAGAGAGCGTATAGAATCTGGAGAACTACAAGTTGGTGATTATGTCAACTACGTGAAGCCCAAATATGATGTTATTGTTCCTTATTGTTTTGAGGATAAGGAAGATTTTTACAAGCGATATCGTGACTGGCTCGTAAATCTTCGCAGTGACTATGCGTTTGACCCATCAGAATTAGTAAATCCAGCAAATTTGCAACCTGCTCCTACCGATGATCCAGATGATTCTTTACCGCCGAGCATGAGAGGGATCACCCAGCAAGATGTTTTACAGTTCTATCATCGCATAGAAATTGATGAAATATCAGACGAACAACATTGTTACTCTGACGAATTTGTGAAACAACTGAAAACTGGGAACAAAGACGTTATCAAAAGCCTTTTTAGGAGGGCAAAATGACACTTGCATTTGCTGACAAAATTCATAATTCCAAGTCTTTTCAGCAGAATGGGCTTCGACCGTACATTGAGAAACTTGCCACTTATAAAGATGATGGGCAGTTGCAGGTTGTGCATACACCGTTCTGGTTGTGTGAAGATATTTTGAGGAAGGTTTCTGAGTTCAGAAATCTCAAAAATAGTAATATACTTGTGCTGTTCAACTTGGAATTTGTAGATGTTTTGTTAGACACTTTCCGAGTCAAGCCCACCAAAATCACCTTTGCTGCCGATGCCGAAAAAAAACTTGACGCAGCCAAAGCAATGGGCTGCAAGACGCTGACAGTGACCTACTCGAAGAAAAGAGGAGTGGAAATAATGCCTGAACCGAAGAAGAAATTTGATGTTGTCGTAATGAACCCCCCATATCAGCCACCTGTTAAAACTAACAAAAAGAATGGTGGTAGTGGATCGAGAAATACGTTATGGGATAAGTTTGTTGACTTGTCATTGAAAATATCTAACACAGATGGTCATCTTTGTCATGTACACCCATCTATTTGGCGAAAGCCAGATAATGAACTCTGGCCCATTATTACGTCTCACAATGTGCAATACCTTGAGCTTCACAATGAATCGGATGGCATGAAAACATTCAAGGCTTCCACACCTTATGATTGGTACATTTTACACAAGGGAACTTCGACTTGCCCAACTACTGTTAAAGATATTACAGGGAAAAAGAGGGAAATAGATTTGCAGAATCTTCCTTTTCTCCCCAATAGTAAGTTCGAGTTTTTATGTGGATTATTGGCTAAAGATGGAGAAGACAAGTGCGAAGTTTTATTCAGTTATAAGGAATATGAGACTCGGAAATCTTGGATGAAAGAAGAAAAAAGCGGAAGATTCAAACATCCATGTGTCCATGCTACAAGCAAAGAGGAAATTAGATATTGGCATTCATCCCGTAAGGGGCGGTTTTTTGGAACTCCGAAGGTAATTTTTGGCGAAGCCAGAAGACCTTGGCAAGTTATTGTTGATATGGATGGAGATTTTGGCATCACCCAACAGGCGATGGGGCTCGTTGTGAAAAGCAAAAATGAAGCCCAAAACTTAAAGAAAGCACTTGAATCCGATGCTTTCTATGAATTTCTGGAGACTGTGCGGTGGAGTGGATTTCGTATTGACTGGAGAATGTTCAAATACTTCAGAGCCGACTTTTGGAAAGAGTTCGTATAATGGAAACAGCACAGTTAGAGCATGAAATACACGGTGAAAGAAGGGAAGACAGGCTAAAACAAACAGCCGAAGTCTTCACTCCAAACGCTCTCGTAAATAAGATGCTCGCCAAATTACCACGAGAAGTGTGGAAAAAAGGAAAAACATTCTGTGACCCTGCCTGTGGTAACGGTAACTTTTTGGTCTGGGTGCTGATTCGTAAGATTAAACGAAATCACAAACCTTTGGAAGCTCTCAGATGCATATATGGTGTCGATATCATGCGAGACAATATCCGAGAATGTCGGATGAGACTACTGAAGATTATCAGCATCTTTGAGCCGATTACTGAGGATCATATCAAGGCTGTTTTTCAGAATATTGTATTCTTGAACTCCAAGAAATACCCCAAAGGTTCCTTGCAATATGACTTCTCTTTCAAGAACAAGGTAAATAACCGCAATGTGCAGGAATGGATGGATTTGGTTAAACGTGGCACTCTGGATGAAGTGAAATTGCCTGTGGATGAGGAAGTTTTCGGCAAGAACATGTATATTTTTGAATAAGTGGAGAAATCTTGAAAAATGTCCAGAAAGAAGAAGGAATCTACGGGTCGCACGGAGAATAAGACTCAAAGGACATCACGAAAGTCCAGAGTCAAGAAGGAGCGACCAATGGTTGTCAGAGTTACTAAAACCGAATTTGAACTCGATGACGGAAGAGTCTTCCCCATGTTGTTCGATTTCGCTGATGACGAAATTCCTACTCCAGAGGAATTTCAAAAGCAATACGACCGCTGGCTCGCCCTGTTTGAAGATATGGAGTTAACAGGGAATGAGCAAGCAACTGATTAGTATAGGAAAAGCAGCAGACCGTTTAGGTGTCTGCATTGATACACTCCGAGAATGGGATAAATCAGGCATCCTCACTCCCATCAAGACTGGTGGAAACCACCGTCGTTATCGAGTCTGTGATATAGATAAATTCGTGGGTGAGACTTCCGACTCGAAAGAGAAAGATGGTCGCACTCGTGTTGCAGTATATGCACGGGTCTCTTCTCACGAACAAAAACAGAAGGGAGACCTTGAACGTCAGACAGGTCGCATTCTCAAATACTGCGTAGATAAGAAATACAACGTCATTCAGACCTTTGAAGAAGTCGGTTCAGGAATGAAGGACGATAGACCTAAACTCCGTCGTCTTTTCAAACTGATTGAACAGAAGAAGATTGACAAGGTTATCGTGGAGCACAAGGACAGACTCTCACGCTTTATGGTTGGCTTTCTGAAAGACTACTTTTCCAGTCACGATGTAGAGATTGAGTGGATGAGTGAGATAATCGGCACTTCCTATGAGCAGGAATTGGTAGAAGATATTCTGTCTTTGATGTCATCGTTCTCGAATAGAATATATGGGAGGCGTTCAGCCGAAAATAGAAAAGCACGCAAACTCATGGAAGAACAACTCAAGGCAGAAAAATAATGGTAGTTAAAAATAATCATACGGTGCCTCAATTTTATCTTCGTAATTGGAGTAATGACAGACGTTCTGTTTGGTGTTATGACAAAGTATCAAACAAAGTGTATAAGGCTCCTATAAGTAAAGTTGCGGCAGAAAGCTATTTCTATCTCGCCTCAGATGGAGATTATTTAGAGAAAAAGATTTCTATCCTTGAAGCACATATCTGTCCTGTTATTAACAAAATATGTGAACAAAAAACATATGCAAACCTTACAAGAGATGAAGAGGAATGTTTGGCTTTTGCTATATCTTTGCAATTAGTAAGAACTTGGTCTCATAGAAAAGGTTGGTCGCAAATAGGCACGATAATGCATAGATTCCTGAAAGATGAGGGAGACCATAATTCGCCACATCTACAAGAGTTTATGTTAAATAGCGATGAATGTGAATATCAAGAACAACTCAAAGATCACTCAATTAAAAACCTCTTATCATTATCAGAGAGTCTATGTCCTTACATTCTCAACAAAACATGGCTAATTGGTTTATCATCAGACAACAGGTTGGTAACATCCGACAATCCAGTTGTTAAGCAAAATGACACTGAGCCTAAAAGAATCCCATTGGAAGATGGTGGCTATATGGAAGACCCAACTACTGGTAGTCTTGGAGTGGCATCTTTAGGCATCGTTATAAATTATCCCATTTCACCAAGTTGCGTTTTATCATTCGGCTGCCCAACAACCTATGGGTGTCTATCTATGTCTAATGGTTTTCAGATGACACTAACAGCAGACAATATTGTTCGTGAAAACTCTATGCAATTATGTTATGCAGAACGATTCGTGTTTGCACAAAATAAGGAAACCGCTCAATGGATTTATGATTTTGCTCAGTCTCATCCAGAACTAACCGAGAAGCACATTCCATCTATACGTCTCGGAGATAGATGTTTAGAGAAAGAATATGGAGACAATCTTTGACAATACAGCGTGCCTACAAAACTGAACTCAAACCTAACAACAAGCAACGAACCGCTTTGTTGAAGCACGCTGGGTCTGCACGTTTCGCTTATAACTGGGGACTCAATCAAGTACAAGAGAAAACATCTAAACCCAATGCTATGCAACTCCATAGAGAATTGAACGCCCGAAAGAAGGAAGAATTTCCTTGGATGTATGAAGTTTCTAAATGTGCCATGCAAGAATCATTGAGAGACTTGGAAAAGGCATTCAAGAACTTTTTTCGTGGTTGCAAAGAGAGCAAGAAAGTTGGCTTTCCTCAGTTCAAATCAAAGAGCAAAGGCATTGGTAGTTTCAGACTGACAGGCACAATCAAAGTTGAGAGTCGTAGAATGCGTCTACCGAGACTTGGTTGGATTAGACTGAAAGAAGCAGATTATTTACCAACTGATAAACATATTCTATCTGCTACTGTTTCTGAAAGGGCAGGTAGATGGTTTGTGTCAGTTCTGGTCAACGAAGAAGTAGAACCGCAACAAACCAGTGGAGAAGTTTTGGGAATCGACTTGGGTGTGAAATCACTGGCTACATGCAGTGATGGGATGAGTTATGATAATCCGAAGGCACTCCATAAATATGAGAAGAAAATCAAACGACTGCAAAGGCACATGATGAAACGTCAACAGAAAGGCAGTCGCAGAAGAAAACTTACACAACAGAAGATAGCTAAACTGTGGATGAAGATTTCTAACATTCGCACAGACTCAATACAGAAAGCAACGACTGATATCGTAAAAACCAAGCGACCATCAGTTGTGGTTCTGGAGGATTTGAATGTTAAGGGAATGGTAAGAATCATTGTTTGGCTAAATCTGTCCATGATGCTTGCATGAGACAGTTTAGAACCACTTTGGAGTATAAGCAGTTATGGTCTGGTGGTTCTGTTGAGTATGCGGATAGATTTTATCCGTCTAGCAAGACATGTTCTAAGTGTGGACATGTTAAGTCTGAATTAGGACTGGACAAAAGAGTTTATGAATGCTATAATTGTGGTGAGTCTCTGGATAGAGACTTGAATGCTGCAATCAATTTGATGAGATATGATACGGTGAGTTCCATCGGAATAAACGGGCAGGGAGATGCTAAGGTTCATGACAGTAGTCAGGTGGGCGTCGTAGAAATGTCAATTAAACAGGAAGTGGGAGATTTTTATTTGTCTCCCAGATTTCCGTAGGTTTTAATGAACGGTTTCATAGGTCTTCAGCGGATATTGTAGCAATTCCATTTGAATTCACGCTTTCTAACAGATCAGACAGCCATTCACCGGCATCCTGGCCCAATAGAGCCTCGTCATTATCCAACAGAAATTCAAGGCAAACGTCAAAACCATCGCCAACGCAAGCACTGTAATCTAGCCCTAAAACGTCAACAACCGGAGGGCTCTCGACTATGTTTTCAAACACTCCACAACCCGCAAGTACGGCAGTAATAAAAATCACTGCACCAATAAAAAAGTTTATCTTTTTCATAATTTCTCCTGAAGTCTGACAATTTATGTAACGATAATTCCAAACTGATTAACCAAATCTAAAACCATGTTTTTAGTGACAATAACTCTGCGATCTGCATCTCCAATTCCAGCAGTAGCAGCATATGCTTTGGCAATCAATTTCTGCAAGACAATCTTCAGAAGGTTAGTCACTTCTCGTTTTTCCACCCCATTAATCCAATAGTTGATCGTTCCATCTTCTCTAACTTCCAGTCCAGCGCCAGGAGGCAGGTCTATGTGCAAACTACAGACTACTTGATTATTTTCCTGAGAGAATACCACCATGTTAACTTTAGTCAGCCACGCCTGACAAAGAACATCTATAATCTCATCCCTGTATGTTTTTTGTACAGCAGCAAGCTCTGTGTCAACTGCATCAACAATAAGACTGTATACAGTGCCTTTTGCTCCAAAGTACAAATCCTCCTCCCTACCTGCATCCTCTACTCTGACAGACTCGAACTCAAATCGGTCTTGCCCTTGATTGTAAATCAAAGGCGGGTGGCCCCTGTACCAAGGACCATATGTATGTAGTGTGTATTCAATTGCCATTATTCATACCCTCATATACTTTATTTAGCCCATCTACTGCAATATCCCAAGTGTGGTTTTGAATAGTTTTCAGACCGCCATCAATCAAACGATGGGCAAGCTCGTGATCATCTCTAATGCGATAAATAGCATCCTTGAGACCCTGCGAATCTTTTGTATCAACCATCAAGGAGTTAACTTCATGTTGTCCATATTCTAAGAAAGCTCCTGTTTTTGTCAAAATGACTGGAACTTTACTTGCCATTGCTTCCAACCCAACTAATTCAAAAGGACAATGCCAGGAGGGGCATAGCCATACATCCATATCCTTAACATATTGTGCCAACTCTGTTTGTGGAATGTGTCCCGTTAATATAACTCGATCAGGATACTGTTTGGCCAAGTCATATAAAACATTGGTGGTGGGATAAGCATCTCGTTGCTTATCTGTACCATTGAATTGTCCGATGAAGTGGAATCGGCAATCATCCATCTCTTCTATAATTTCACAGATAGTTTCAATGCCCTTGCCTTTACAAAACCTACCAACAAAGCAGACATTGAAGTGGATGTCGTTCCTATTCATTGAAATCCTCCGCATTGACTCCATTGGGAACAATTGACACTGGGACACTGGTGTAATACCAGTAGTTAAGTGGATTGCCTTCTCCTTTGTAAAATTTGCTGGCATAGTACTCTGAGCATACATGAATATGGTCTGCCTCTTTGGTGGCGACTTGTTCCCATTGGCATAAATACTGTTGATACCTTGACGTAGAAATACCACTCATAAAGCATGCTATCGAAGATAAGTGTATCGTATACAACAAAGGAATTTTGAAGCTCTTTGCTATGAAGAGAGCCATTTCTGCAACATCGGCATCCTGTAAATGAATTATGTCTGGCTTCCAATTATGGAATAAGTCAATACATCTCTGTAAGAATTTGAAGTTATCTTCCTTGAATTCTCCTATAACTTCACAAGGAGTAGGCTTCAATCTATCTGAATCAACTCCTACAATTTGGTAATTGCCCATATCTTCGGAATTGCCCCAAGTTAGCAATTTGACATCATGGGTTCTTCCGATTAAAGGCAATATATTTTTAAGCCATATACCTCTGCCGCCAAGTATTTCGTAATCTCTTGATCCTTCTGGACTGATAAATAATAGTTTCATGTTTGCCACACCTGCCAAGTGGCCCAGTATCTTAATGTTCTAGTTGACACACTAGTATTGAAGAATGTTAGTTTTATCTGAGAATTTGCGTTATCTATATATGCATCTTGCAGTACTACGTCAGAGTTTAATGTAGAGAATATAGGATTAGACAAAAAGTATGATCCCGCATTCTTTGAATAATTACCCCCGCCATACTGTGCTTGTGTGCTCTCTGCTTCAGAAGATGTCTCTGTAATGAATACCACAATTCCCGACCCTCCGAATGATGGTGTGGCTATACCGTCCATAACTAGCCTTCCTGCGTTCCACCCTCCTTTGGATATCGAAATAGTTGACTCAATGGTAGATAAAGTAGATACCGATCCAGTAGATACTGTGGCAGTGCCCTGTTCACTATATCCATTGACGCCTTCATCGAACTGGGAATCTCCAACAATTGTAGTTAATCCAATATCTCGGGTCATGACTGAAATACCACCCAATGAAATTTTCCCTGCATAGTTGTTGATGTTCCATTAATATTATAGAATTGTAGAACTATTTCAGGAACAGTATTGTCTATATATGCCTGGTTTAATCTTACACCTGAATATATTGCCCCACTTAAAAGTGATGCTCCAGCATGCTTACTATACAGCCTACCATAATTATTCACAAGCTCTAATCCATCGCCTTCAGCACTATCCGTTATAAATTGAACATATACTCCATCGTTCCCACCGGCTGTCCCAGACGTTCCTACAATTAAAATACCACATCCGGTCTCAAAGTTATCTTTGGATAGAGATATGCCTACATCCGTAGAACCGAGTCCTGGTACACTTACACTAATGGTCTCAACACCTGTCTCAATAACTCCTGTAACAGACCCATCAACTGTTAGAGTATCGTTAAAATTTGTGGCTCCATATTGTCTCATTGTCTCATTGTCTCATTGTGCCACTGCCCATACCCCAACCGCAGCTAAAGTCTGTGCAGTAAATACAGTGTTTGTAAAAGTAAGTTCTATGGTGTCACCCGCAGTATTAAGTCGAGCATCTGCCAAATAAACCCGCGCTGTACCTGTATTAAATTGAAGTCGGGAAAGTCGGGAATGCCCCATGCTTTTGCTATAGGTTGTTATATCATAACCGTAGGCACTGCTGGCTGCGTTTGTAAAGAAAACTCTCACTCCTGTCTTTGCATTGGGGCCAGAAGTGGTATCATTAGTAAGCCAAATCGTCCCCCAAGTATGCCCTTCTTTGCTCAAGCTGATATCCACTTGTAATGAACCAGAAGAAGGAACAGATTCACCAGCATCGGAAAATGTACCGTTTTCACTGAATCCAGCACATTCACCAACTATTGTTGAATCACCTAAAAATTGAGCATCACCACTTTTAATAATTCATTATACCTTATCCTCTAACCCTGTATGAACATTCAGAACCATAAATGCCTTGAAGAAATTCATCTTGAAATAGGTACGCCGCCTCAACCGCACCACCGGATGGATAATCTCCAACACCAGATAAAACTGTGTTGTTGCTAACCTCTATTCTAAATCCCAGATTATCGTTGTTCGACCTGCCGTTGATTACCATTTTTTCAGTCTGCGTCCAAGTAGAATCAAATTCAAATAAATATACCGCTCCGGCGTTAGATACGAAATTTAGATCATTTTCATCATAGTCTTGATTGTGAGAACTAGCAGACAGATATACGTTGTTATCTATGTCTACCGACCATCCGAAATTATCACCACTGTTTCCATTGGTGGGAGATATTTTCTGTTCAAATGACCACGTTGATCCTGATCGAGTGAAAGTATATACTGTTCCTCTTCCCACACTTCCATCATTACGATAAGGTGCCCCCACAGCAATACGGTCATTAGTTAAGCTCACACTAACTCCAAACCAATCACCTGCAACTGCCGAGTCACCCGCATCTGTGACATCTATGATCTGTTCTTCTGACCACGTACTTCCACTGCGAGTAAAAACGTATACCCCTCCAGCGCTAGTTTGAGAATTAACTGTTTTATTATAAGAACCTAATATCATAGTATTATTTGATTCTTGAACAGATATTGCCAGACCAAAACCATCAGGAATTGCGTTATCACTGGAAAGGAAGTTGTCTTCAGCAGTCCATGTGCTACCACTGCGAGTCCATGTGAAAACTTGTTGCCGAGTACCATTTCCACCATCTCGTGCAATAGCAACCAAATCTCCATCTAAATCTAATTCCGCTCCAAATTTGTCATCCGTTGCCCCACCAGTATCAATGATCTTTTGCTGGATTGACCACGCATTTGAAGAAATGTCACCAGGAGATCGAGTATAAATATAGACTGCACCTAAATTTGATCCGCTCCTAGTTGCTCCTAATAAATCAGTGCTATTTTGCCACGCTCCTACAGCAATGGTATCAGTCGCATCACTTACACTGCAAGGGAAGCCAAATTGTCCATTTAAGACTCTATCATCAGTCCCGTCAGACAATTGGGGAATGAGTTTTTGTTGAAAACTCCAACTCCCACCAGTTTTTACGTAGACATATACGGCACCTGCATCTGGTACTTGAGTACCTCCGTCGTTTTCGTCCTCATATTCAAGATATGCTCCGACCACTGCTATATTGTTTTGGATAGAGACATCAGAACCAAACCATGATCCAGTATGTACTTCTGATGCAGTTATCTCAGTTTCGGTTCTATCTGCGTTAGACGATGGCATTTGTCATCCTTTATAAGTCACAGGCAAAGTTCGTGGAGCTGTGGTTGGAATTAAAGTGGCTGTAATTGTTTGTGCAGAAGTAAAGGTCACTCGTCGCTGCCATACTTGATAGCCTTCCTGTGCAACTATAATTGTGTGATATCTACCTGAAGCAATTGAGTCAGACCATTGACTATAAACGCCTGTGGAAGTTTCTTCTTTTTCTACAAACACTGGATCATCACCATGTACATCATAAATATTCCCTGATGCATCTGTCTTAAAAAACCAATGTTCATTGCCTGAAACCTGATAAACTATGACTTCGGCATCTTGAATAGCATTGCCATTAGGATCATTTACGGTTAATGCAAGTGGCCACACGTGATAATGCGATCCGTTGGTGGACCAAATTCTATTTGTCGTTACATCTGTAAAAGTGGTTGTACCTTCATAAAGCATTCGAGAATTGTATCTCGAATAGACGCCATATGACATTGGGTCAATCGCATCCGTGCCCGCAAATGTACAATCTTTGAATTTGATGATCGCTCCATATGATATATAAAATCCCATCTCCGTCGCACTCGAATTGCGGTTGTTTTGAAAAGTACAAGTGTCAAATGTTATCTTTGGTTGAAATTGTGCAGTATCATACATATCACTTGAATCAGTGGTACTTTTATATAATCCACCCCCGCTTTGTGATCGGATCAGACTGTAATAATACACATTCTTGAAGGTCGAATTAGAAAATTTGACTGTTGTACCATAAGTGTTGAATAGATACCTTGTCCCGTCTACAGTCCAATTATCGAAAGTACACCCACTCCAATCATGACAATAAAAAGTTGCTGCATAAGAACGATTTGATGTGCTAGTGATTGAGATATTTTGTAGCGTATGCGTGGGCTTTATAGAGGGATCGTTAGCAAAGTATAATCCAGTCCCGTTGCTGGATACAGAATTATTCCATTCTGTCGTGACATGATTCCAGTTGTGCGGTGAGTTTCCTTCATATGAGTAAAAACTAATCTCATAGTAATTTTTGAATACTACGTCATTAGTTCCGTCGCTCTTACCTTGTATACTACTATATCCGTAATTGTATATTCTGCTGTAATTATTAGCTCCGTTGCTGTCTCCATCAAAAGTTACTCCTTCTGCCGCTGTCCACGTTCCACCGGAAATCACTTGCAATGATGGATTCATTGTTCCGGTCAAAGCCCATTGAATAGTATCATCTGGGTTACTGCAATTTAGCGTTGATCCACTACTAACTTCAAGTAAAATGTTGCCGTTGAATGTGTATGTGTATGGGCCAGGGTCAGTCCCAGTCTTACTCATGACGCCTGGAAATGGACTCGCTGCGACAGCAGTATAGACACTATCTATCGTTTCAGTTCCAGACGTAATATCAACCTTAGATGCTGTTACTGTGACTGCCATTATACTGCCTGAACACCAAGGATAATTATATCCGCTGTATTAGAACCAGAGTTATCATCATAACGTAGATGTACCTCATTTGTTGCATCCTCATCTTCATAATACACATCCAGTAACAAATGCTGATCCCCATTAGCATTTGCAACTAACTGGCGTGCTGGTATGACAGCATCATCAGTCGCAAGACTGTTGTCATTTTGTACCAAGTACAAATCCCAGTCAGTCGAATCTGCCACCGGAAAACTAACAATAATTTCTTTTATTATAGATTTACTGGTATTCCAATTGCTACCATCTAATAGATGTAAATCACTATTTGCCGCTTGTCCTGTAGATTTTATGTATATCAAAATAGGCTCCCATGCTGGACCAGTCGCTCCTGTTGCTCCTGTTGCTCCTGTTGGACCTGCATACTCTCCCTCTAACGTAATAGTAAACCACGCCTCTGTTGCACTAGAGACAGCAGATATGTCTAGGACTAACCATTTTTCTGCTGCAACTGCCGTGTTATCTATGCTGGTAGTATAGACATTCTGAGTAGTAGCTGCTTGCATTTCACCACCAGTTTCAATATTGGTCCCTGCAACATCTGGAGTTCCTTTAGCTCGGGTCTCTATATTGAAATTAACTGTACCAACATCAGATAAGGCGGTAACTTCCAGTATGGTTGTAGCCACCCGAGTCATGATTATTGGTATGGATTCAACAGCAGGGTTGGCCACATATACCGATTTAGTGTGCGAAGTAACCCCAGAAACACCTGTTGGGCCTGTAGCACCTGTAGGGCCTGCTACTGTAGAGTCTGCCCCCGTAGCTCCCGTAGGGCCAGTGAGGCCAGAAACACCTGTTGGGCCTGTAGCACCTGTAG